TAACGCCCGTGGGTATGGAGTCGGTTTTTTACGGATTTGAAACACTAAACTTTATTATATGACAACTGAAAGAATAAAAGAGATACAGGCTGAAACTGCTTATCCAAATAGCAGAAGCGTACAACAGGCACTATTGAAGGTGTGGAATGAATGCGAACAGGAGCGAGTAAAAAACTGCTCTATACCTAATGTTGTAGGGCAAAGCGAACAGTTAGCTGATGATAAAAGCTACCAACCTTGTGATGGTTGCAATACTTCCTGTAAAGAATGGGAGATATTCTTTTGCAAAAAGTTAGGCTAATTGCCTACAACGTATGGGTATAAGAGCCGTTTTTTCAATGGATTTTATACAGTGTTACCATTAGTTTTTTCGGTAAATAAACAACAAAATGAAAAACCAGACTTATTTTAAAAAACAAAGAGAGGCCATTTTAAATGACCCTCACAGAAAACAGTTATTCAAAAAACTATTTGAACTATACGCTAATTCTTTACCTATGGTACTTAAAAAAGAAAATGGCGATATAATATGCAGTTACTCTGATGAAGTGGAAGAAACTGCTGAAAAGATTAGAGAACTTATTAGATTAAGAGATAACCAAATTTTTAATGCGCCCAAAGCATAGCGACTGGTGATCTCCTCTCTGGACTCATCAAAAAGACTTCGGGTATAAAAATATCTGCCACTGTCTCCAATAGAACTAAACCACTAAGAATGAAATCCAAAAAGAATTCGGACAACACAAATAATAATTCTGCTAAAGATCTAGACACTAGAATAAAGAAAGCAAAAGTGACAGACAAGCAAATACTACTAGACACTATAACACAACAAGAAGAACACATAAGACAACTACAAGAAAGAAACAAGTATCTTACCGACAGAGTAGACACACTACAACACTATATAGACACAATCAGTATAGAACACTAACAACTCCCAACCTACTCCACTCACTCCACTCAGCACACTCACGCAACTTCATCTGCTCAGCACACTCACTCCACTCACTCCACTTCCTCTGCTCAGCACACTCACGCAACTTCTCCACTCAGCACACTCACTCCACTTCTCCACTTCTCCACTTCTCCACTTCTCCACTTCTCCACTTCTCCACTTCTCCACTTCTCCACTCAGCACACTCACGCAACTTCCTCTGCTCAGCACACTCACGCAACTTCCTCTGCTCACCGCGGAATCGTATACACAATCATAGACACTATCCTATACTCAATCGTACACCGTGTAATACATGGGGGGGACTGGTTTCACGTAAATGTTCGGAAAACTTTTTTCATTTTTCCGTGTCTAACCCTTTCACATATCGGCACCAATTTTTCTGATGAAAAAACCTTTTGATAGACTAACGCAAATAATAATTGACATTGATTCATATAACTGTTATATTATAGTAGTCAATACAAAACAAACCCATACAGAGATGAAAATTTATGATAGTGTCACCGATTACTTAAAAGAACATACACCTGGAGATAGAGTAGTTTTTGAAGGACATGGAATTGGTAGCGGTCTAAAGAGATTACGAAAGGGTGGAACATATAGAGTAACTTGTGGAACAACTCGGATCACTTATCAATACGAGCTTACAATGGATGAACCGAATTAACAATAGGTGAATATTATTGGAATCAAAAAGTTGGAGTCCTCACGGACAAAGAATTTAAACAACTTCCTAAATATTAATACTTGACATTATCCATTAAATTTCGTATCATCTATAACAAGCAGAATAAAAGTTCTTTAACATATTGAAGTCACCTGTTTACAATAGGTAGTTGTTTATACCCGATGTGGTAGAAAACAGTAATCACTCTGTAGTCAATAGCACAATCCAAGTGCGTTACCTGTTGTGAGATGTGGTTTATTTAGAAGCGCATGCGGAGCCATGAGAGCGGAAAATAACAAAGCATCCCAGACTGGAAATTGGACAGGCGGCTTCTTCTTATAACAATTAAAACAATAGAATTTCAAAAACTATACTCTCTTTGTTTAAAGAAAGATTCACTTATATAAAACAATTATGAAAACATTATACCTGAAAACTAAAGATGAATGGACTTCTTTCAAATACAATGACTTATCTGAATTGAAAGAGGAGTTTGAAAAAAGGAATATAAAAATAGATTATGGGGTCGTAATAGGAGCCAACGCCAAAATAGGAAACAGTGTCGCAATAGGAGACGATTCAGAAATAGGAGCCTATAGCGAAATAGGGGATGGTGCCGAAATAGGAGACAGATCCGAAATAGGATACAATTCCAAAATCGGAGACAGTGTCGTAATAGGAGACAGAGCCGAAATAGGCTACGGTTCCACAATAGGATACGGTTCCACAATAGGAGACAGATCCGAAATAGGAGACAATTCAGAAATAGGATACAATTCCAAAATCGGAGACAGTGTCGTAATAGGATACAATTCCAAAATCGGAGACAGAGCCGAAATAGGAGACAGAGCCGAAATAGGAACCAATGCAGAAATAGAACCCAATTCGGTAATAAATCACTCCATCAAAATATCAGGTACAAGGCACCATGTAAATTGGTATAGCACTGGAGTTATTCATATCGGATGTGAAATTCGTAGCATTAAGTTTTGGCAAATGCATTATGAATACATAGCTAAAGAGTATGATTATTCTGATGCACAAATAAAAGAGTATGAAACCTACATTGATATGATATCGGAATTAGAAAATTCACTTAAATCATTATGAAAAAAGCATTAGAATTAATTGAACAGAAAAAAGAAGAGTATAGAGATATTAAACAAAAAAGCTATCACGATATTGAAACAGCGAAAAGGTTGGGTTTTGATGTTCAAGTACAAAGAATACAAACGGATATTAAATGGGCAAAGGACATAATTTATTTACTTGATGATATAGGAAAGGAATTACAAGCAGAAAAGGGTACAACCAAAACTAAATAAAACAATGAAAAATAAAATAGAGTTAATGAGTAATGAGAATATATCAACGTTAGGAACCAAAGAAGAAGCTAACGAGATCGTATTCTCCACAGGCGGAACACCCGAAATAATAAAATTATGTGCTAATGGAGATATATTTGTGAAAGACAAGTTAATTGAAAATGACAAAGAAGTAGTTGATGCGATGCGTGAATTTCTAAGACAGTCTTATTATTTATGAAAACAACCCCTAAATAGTGAATGAGATGGAAGAACAAGAACGCACTAAAATAAGCCGTGCTATTGGCTCTATGATTGCAACCATTGATGTAATAGAATTTGACCTAGAATATCCTAATGAAAAATCATTACCTATTAGGCTAAAAGCATTCCGTTGGATTGCGCAAAAATTATATAATAAGTATAAACCAAAATAAAACCGCACACTGGTTACTTAAAGCTGTATTAAAAGGAATAATAAGAGATAAAGCCTACTTACCTTACCTGCCAGTGTGCGACCTTTTAACCTAAAATGGAGATGAGATGATTATCACAATTACAAACAAAGAAGAATTAAAAAAGTGTCTGAATGAAGCTTTGATTAGGTACGAGAAAAAAGACACCTTAGGTAACTATGAAAATATACTAGAGGATGATCTGAATGAAATTGCAGAAGATATAATTTATTGAAACCCAAATTTTTAACAAGACTGCTGAATGTCACTATTCCAAAAATCGGTACTTAATAAATATGTTTCGGGAATTGAAAAAAAACAGGTGGATAAAGCCTGGGAAGAATTTAAAAAGCTCTTTCATAACAAGGAGCGACAACAAATAATACGGGATGCAAACGAGGAGAAATATCAAAGCAGGTTTCTAAATGATTTGTTTGTGAAGGTTTTAGGATATACCCAGCATCCTGACCCAAATCATAATTTGGTCACAGAAAAAAAAAATGAAACGGACTCAGGGAAAGCAGACGGAACTCTATTAGACGACGGAAAAGTAAAAGCAGTTATAGAATTAAAAGGAACTAATACTGTAAATCTTGACAAAATTGTAAATCAAGCTTTTGGATACCAAAGTAAGCAATCGTTTGCAAGCTATGTGATCGTTTCTAATTACGAAAAGTTGAGATTCTATATTGATAAAGCTGTTGATTATGAAGAGTTTGATTTATTCGAGTTGTCCAAAGATAGATTTAAAGTATTATGGCTCTGTTTGGAGTATTCGAATTTCAAAAAGGATATACCCAAAAGGATCAAAGATTCTTCTCTCGTTGAAGAGGAGCAGGTCACCAAGAAACTTTACAAAAACTATTCAGACTTTAGAATGGAGTTGCATCAAGACCTTATAGAAAGAAATCCAGACCACGATAAGCTCATCCTATTCCAAAAGACACAAAAATTGCTGGATCGCTTTCTATTCATCTTTTTTGCAGAGGATCGTGGATTGATACCCCCCAACTTCAATCGTAAAATCATTAGAGAATGGACAGAGTTAAGAGATGAATACGATGTTGAGGTGTCCTTGTATGAACGATTTAAAAAGAACTTTGATTATTTAAATAAGGGATACAAAGGGAAAGAATATCAGGTATTTGCATATAATGGGGGATTATTTCAACAAGATGAACTCCTGGATGAACTTAGCATCTCGGATGAAGTTCTATACAAATATACAGATAGGCTAAGTGAATATGATTTTGACAGTGAAGTAGATGTAAATATATTGGGGCATATTTTTGAACATTCGCTGAACGAGATTGAAGAGATTAATGCGGAGCTGAAAGGGGAAGAGGTGGACACCTCCAAAACCCGCCGTAAAAAAGATGGTGTGTTTTACACGCCTAAGTATATCACTAAGTATATTGTGGAGCATACCGTCGGGAAATTATGCGAGGAACAGAAAGCCGCACTGGATATTGACGACGAAGACTACCGCTCGAACCGTCAAAAGAAAACCAAAAAAGAACTACTCGCCAAACTAGAGAAATACAGAGAGTGGCTTCTGGGACTTACCATTTGCGATCCTGCTTGCGGGAGCGGGGCTTTTTTAAATCAGGCGCTGGAGTTTTTGATTGCCGAGCACACCTCTGTGGATGAACTGCAGGCCAAGCTGCTGGGAGAGTCGATGGTGCTGCAAGATATAGAAAATCAGATACTGGATCGGAACCTGTTTGGGGTAGATATAAACGAAGAATCAGTGGAGATCGCCAAGCTGAGCCTCTGGCTCAGAACAGCTGAACCCGGAAGAAAACTCACCTCGATGAACCATAACATAAAGTGCGGAAACTCGCTGATCGACGATTACGAGGTGGCCGGTGACAAAGCCTTCGATTGGGAAGCCGAATTTCCATCTGTATTCGAAAACGGCGGCTTTGATGTGGTGATTGGGAATCCTCCTTATGTTGGAGAAAAGGGTCACACGAAAATATTCGATGACCTTAAGCGAATTCCTAAATGGAATGACTTTTATCGTAGACGGTCAAACACCTATTATTTCTTCATCAAGCATGGTCTTGATTTGATGTCCGATGGGGGGTTTCAGAGTTTAATCGTACCACGGGAGTTCATTAACGCAGATTGGTCAAATAATGTGCGAGAATCTGTTTTGTCTAATTCGAAAATTGAAGGAATCGTTGACTTTTTGGAAACGAAAGTTTTTGAAGATGCAGGTACAACAAGTTTAATTTTAACTCAAAGGAAAGTCACGGAAGCCTCCCTTGATTACCAATTTGATTTCTATTCTGTTAGTGAAAATAAGCTTACTGAATTAGACTTTATAATCAATAGAAACCCTCGAAAAATTAATGTAGGGGAGTTAGACTTAAGCGGTGTTAAACCTTGGGATTTTTACCAACTAAAGCTGCAATTGTCGGACACAATTAAACCGTTAGGTGACCTATTTGATGTTTCGCAAGGTCTAGTGACTGGCTCAGATAAAATAACCAAAAAACATATTGTTGCAGGGTTGGCGCAAGAAGATCAACTTGGTCGTGGGATTTTCATCCTAAGAGAAGGGATTGATATTAAACATTCAGGTGCGGATGTTTTGCTCAAAATCAACAACGATTGGCTTCCTATCAATGGCGTAGAACAAAAGTACATCAAAGAATACCTCAAAACAGAAAGTTTGCAAAAATGGGTTGTTGAAGAGACAGATACTTATGTAATCTACGTTGGTTCTGAAAAGCTTCAAGGAATAATAAAAGATTACCTAATGGAATTCGCACCGATTCTTTTGAACCGCTCTACAACAATCGGTGATGATGAGGTAATAACCTTGGAAGACTTCGAGAACTTTACGCTAGATGAGATTAAGGCAAAGTATAGCTCCGCTGGTGCCGTACAAAAGATTATGAGACGGAAAAAATGGTGGTTGCCTTTGTATGAAAGAGAATCTATTCCGTTTGAGGGACCAAAAATTTTGGTCAATACAAAAAATATGGACCGATTTACTCTATCACTGGGTGAGCATTATTCATCAGGTGGCGGTGCAGGAGGACAAAATTATATCTACCCAAAACCAAACGCTGGATACTTCTCCCAACTACCTGAAAGTACTTCAAAGGCCGAGTATGTAATGTTCACAAATGCTGTGCTGAACAGTTCACTGATCCAGAAGTACATTAATGATGGTTTTTATAATCAGCTCAGTACATCAAAAATCAAGGACTTACCAATTGTCAAAGTCCCGTTCGAGAACGACCATAGGAGTGCCACTTATGCATCAATCATCACGAATTGTTACGAATTACCAAGACTATTGATTGAGATACAAGGTTTGACAAATACTACCGCGTTATTTTTTAATTCTAAGTTTCAACTTGAAGAAGGAAATGGTTTTGATAATTGGTTGGGTCTAGACTCTGTTGGCTTTTTGGCGGAGCTCAAAAAGAAGAAGGTCAAACTCAGCTTAGAAGAAGAAGCCGAGTGGCTTACCTACTTCAACAAAAAGAAAACCGAGATTAACGCCCTGAAAGCAGAGATAGATAGAATTGATAAACATATAGACCAGATGGTGTATGAGTTGTATGGGTTGAGTGAACAAGAAAATTAAATAAGGAACTTGACATTAAGTAAATTAATCACTACATTATAAGTGTTGAGTTAATGATAACCTAATCCAAATCAAAATGAAAACAATTTACTTAAAAACCAAAGATGAATGGACTTCTTTCAAATACAATGAGTTATCTGAACTGGAAGATGAGTTCCAAGAAAGGAATATAAAAATAGATTACAGGGTCGTAATTGAAAATCATGTTAAAATAGGAGACAATGCAGAAATAGGAAAATATACCGCAATAGGAGCCAATGTTAAAATAGGAGACAATGCAGAAATAGGAAAATATACTGCAATAGGAGCCAATGTTAAAATAGGAGATAATGCCTTAATAGGGGACTATGTTAAAATAGGATTTAATTCGAAAATAGGAGACGATTCAGAAATAGGAAGATATGTCGTAATAGGAGACGATTCAGAAATAGGAGCCTATAGCGAAATAGGGGATGGTGCCGAAATAGGAGGTCACTCGAAAATAGGAGATAGAGCCAAAATAGGCTACGGTTCCACAATAGGATACGGTTCCACAATAGGAGCCTATAGCGAAATAGGAACCAATGCCTTAATAGGGGCCTATGTTAAAATAGGAGATAATGCCTTAATAGGAAAATATACCGCAATAGGAGCCAATGTTAAAATAGGAGACGATTCAGAAATAGGAGCCTATAGCGAAATAGGCTACGGTTCCACAATAGGATACGGTTCCACAATAGGAGACAGAGCCGAAATAGGAACCAATGCAGAAATAGAACCCAATTCGGAATTAGAAAATTCACTTAAATAAAACAATTATGAAAACATTATACCTGAAAACTAAAGATGAATGGACTTCTTTCAAATACAATGACTTATCTGAATTGAAAGAGGAGTTCCAAGAAAGGAATATAAAAATATATTATGGGGTCGTAATTGAAAATCATGTTAAAATAGGAGACAATGCAGAAATAGGAAAATATACCGCAATAGGAGCCAATGTTAAAATAGGAGCCTATAGCGAAATCGGAGATGGTGTCGTAATAGGAGATAATTCGAAAATAGGATGGCGCTCGAAAATAGGATGCCGCTCGAAAATAGGATGGCGCTCGAAAATAGGAGATAATGCCAAAATAGGCTACGGTTCCACAATAGGATACGGTTCCACAATAGGAGCCTATAGCGAAATAGGAACCAATGCCTTAATAGGAGGTCACTCGAAAATAGGAGACGATTCAGAAATAGGAGCCTATAGCGAAATAGGGGATGGTGTCGTAATAGGAGACGATTCAGAAATAGGAGCCTATAGCGAAATAGGGGATGGTGTCGTAATAGGAGATTATACCGAAATAGGATACAATTCCAAAATCGGAGATGGTGTCGTAATAGGAGACAATGAAGAAATAGGATTCGACAATAGCAAATTATTCTAAAGTAAAAACCAATTTCAAAACAGGATTCACTTAAATAAAACAATTATGAAAACACAATCACATTTTACTGATGATTTAAAAGCAAACTTCCGTTCATGGGAGATGGATCACGACAACGAAGAAGATGCAAATGAACTGTTTGGAATCTTAGTAGGTAGACATCCGAACCAACATCCAGAGTTACTAAGAGAACGGGCGTATGAATGGGTTGGATATGAACAAGAAAATTAAATAAGGAACTTGACATTAAGTAAATTAATCACTACATTATAAGTGTTGAGTTAATGATAACCTAATCCAAGTAGTTATGAATAATAAAAAAGAACAACTCTCCGAAATGAAAATCAGACAAGCCATCGCGGAATCATCTAAAGTAACTGTAAGAGATGTGATGAGATATTTGAAAAATCACTATCCAAATCAATACGATACTTCCGTAGCACGTAAGAACGCAAAAGAGATGATCGCAGAAATCAGTAACTACTAATCAAACGAAAAATGACAAATTCACAACTACAAGTAGAAAGAACATTTGACCTATTAGATTCATGGGGTTGCTTTGGTGACCTAACAGATGGTGAAAAGAAAACCATCAAACAAAATCTTGAACACATCAGAACTGAAACTATTGATGACATGAATAATAGAATAGGTGATATCAGAAGGGAAATGAAAAAACCATATATACGATCATTCAAATAATTCAACAGCATTATGAATAAAGAATTAGAAAAAGCAAATAAACGATTAGATGATCAAGAATTTTATGATTGAATACAATGGTATAGATTCGTACCAACTTCAGACCAAACCGAAACAGTTAAAGCATTTGAAGCGGTTAAAGATTGGATACGAAACAACTACTCACCAGAGATAAAATGAACTATATAGAAGAAGGGCAAGTTGTTGATACATACGGTGGTGACTACACATATAGAGATGTTTGGTATGAAATAGAAAACGGTGAGTATTTCTTTTATGAAGAATATTATGGTGCGAAGCCAAGTCGTACTGAGCGAATTACAGATGAAACTGAAATCAATGAATATATAAAACAAATAAAAAACAGGTAAAAATGAGAGAAATTTTATTTACAACTGATAACGAAAATCACGTTTGGTTCCTTAACAGAATCGGAGCGTTGGAAAGAACATGGGAGCAGATTGAATGGCTCTGTGATAATGGATTTGAAGAATGGGTAATCACCCATATACCTACTGAATTTAAATTGGATGCAAGTGTGGAGCAAGTAGGAGGTGGTTATACTGATCATCCATATGGAGATACTACTGCTAGAGAACACCACCCAGATGAATTTGAGATTGAAGTGTACTATGGTGATAAATGGTATATGGTAGATGTGGATGTTGAGTTATGAAAAAGCCTGAGATAGAAAATTTAAAAGCACAAATGGCTGGTTGGGTCCTTAACTCTTACCAAAAAGGATTAGCATTAGATGAGTATTACAAACTCATTGATTGGGTGAATCACTTAGAATCTAATCAAAAAGAAATCACGGATACATTAATTGAAACGTATGCTTATTTAGACGGCATAGGTGGTTTTGTACGGAGTGAAATTGAAACGATACTTAAAAAACAAGGAGTTGATATATGAAAACAGAAGTAAAGCATGAACATGGAGATTGGGTTGTACTCGTTGATGATAATCCTAAGTTTGGGTTTATATATAAAGAGGAAGCCGAGAATGTTAGGGAATTAATTGATATGTTAGTAATGACAAAACTCCAATTAGAAAACTGTAACACAGTTCTATCTGAAGATTTTAATGAACGTGAGCGATCACAGATAACATATACAATCACGGCATCAGAAAAAACACTCAAAAAACTTACGAATTGAATTTTAATATAATAAAACAAAATAGATTATGGGAATGAGTACATATGTAGTGGGATTTAAACCACCAGACGACAAATGGAATAAGATGAAAGAGATTTGGGAAACTTGTGAGGGAGCAGATGTTTCTATTCCTGATGAAGTTTTTGATTTCTTTGAATATGAAGAACCCGGTGATAAACCAGTAATGGAAGTAAAGTTGGGTGATGCATGTAAAGAGTGGGGTAATGAATCTTCAAAGGGATATGAGGTTGACGTTTCAAAACTTCCAAAGGATGTGAAATTTATAAGATTCGTTAATAGTTGGTAAATATGAAAAAACCGAACATAACGAAAAACTACGAATTTGAAGGTTATATACCTGATGGGCATTTTAACATTGGTGATGTACTAAGTCACCCGCAAGGTAGTGGAACGGAATTTCATGGCAACGAACATGATATAAAAGCCATATCCGCTGTACCAGATATGATTGAGGGTTTAATAAGAATCGCTAGTAATCCTATTGTGTGGAAAAATATGGGAAGTTTAGATCGAACCTTTATCTTAAATACATTGGAGAAAGCAGGCGTAATCATTCATACGGAAGAGCAGTTGGAACCGATTACTGACCTCAATCCCTTACCAATTGAAAACTTATATGTACGAATAAGATTTTCAGGTAGTGGAATTGCAGGATTTTTCCGATCAAGCGCGAAAGATGCAGATGCACTTTATATGGATATCGTTGAATTCGGTGATGAGCCAGAAGCTCCAAACGGAGATGGGAACGGTGGAATGGGAATGAAATTTTTTGGTTCAAATGTTCACGCTATTGCTAAACAGGAATTATACGATCAATACGTAATTGAATTTAATAAACTATCATGAAATATCAACCTAAAGTAACTAATATAGAAACTATTAATGGTAAAAATGTAGTTAAAGGAAAGTTGGTTCTTCAAGAACCATATACTGAACCCATCACTTCAGGCGTTGATTGGTGTAATGATATAGTAAAACCTATGATTGTTTCCGAAACTGAAGAAATAGAAGTCGGTGATAAATATCTAAATTTAGAAGTTGATGGAAATAAAAAGAATCCATTTTATGGGAAAATTTATCACGAATCTACATTACAGTTAAAGGATTCTAAAGTAAGTGAAGATTATAAAAACAAATGGGTTAAAAAAATATTAGCATTACCTGAGCAATTTTCAGATCCAATATTACAGTATATAGCAGATGGTAATTTAACTGATGGGGATGAAGTGTATTTAAAATGCGAAGGGGTTACTCAATCAACGACATGGGAATATGATGATCCTGAATATTATAGAATCCATCTGAACGAACAAAATCATATTACGATATATCCAATTGCGCCATCTTTAGCCAAAGCGGCTGATGATTATGCGATTATCCATCATGAACATGATGTAAGTTCAACATATCAGTATCAATACGAAGCCTTTAAAGCAGGTGCTATATGGGCGAAAAACAATAACAATAAATAATATGAAATTACAATTACTAAAATGGTTATGTGCGTTTTGTTTATTACTTGACGGATTAATAGGCGTATTAACTATTGGGTTCATTCGAACATCGGTAGCACTATGGAGTGCTAAAATTGTTGCAAGATATAGATATAAAAACAATAACAATAAATAATAATTATGGAACTATTAACTAATTCATTTCACAGAAAATTTTATGTATGGTGGTGGGGTAAGGAACCAACTGAAAACTTTTGTGATTACGTTTGGCAACTATTAATCGGATTACTTTTAGTTATTCCTTGTTTTTTAGGAAAAGCTATTTATGAAAAATTCACCGATCAATATGATATCAACACTCATTCTATCCTTTTTAAAATCTTAATATACATAGTAGTATCAGTACTAACATATGCTACACTGATCCTGTTAGGATTTGCTTTTGGATCATTAGCAGTAGAAATTATATTAAATCCTTATGAGGTATTAATTGCGGTTGGTATAACGTTAGGTGTAGCATTAGTATTATTCGTGATCCTATTAATAATTGCGTTAACTACTGTAAATAAAACAGAAGCATATCAAATAGTCCAAACAAGATATGTTTCTTGGAAGGATAACTATTGCCCTAAAATAAAATGGAAACAAAAACAATAACGATGAACAAACTTATCTACTTTCGCGAATTATCAAAAGAAGAACATATAGAACTTATACAATGGACTATAGACTATTTAGAAACCAATGGGTTAGCATCATCAAATACCGAAAAGTGGAAAAAGGGCTATATAGGTTTATGCAATCTATTATATAACGAGAAAGGTGTAGATATATACCAACATTGGCGGATATTTTTAGGCGTGGAAGATCATTACGTTGTTGAATCATTTGACAACAACTCAGAATATTTCGCAGAACTATATGAGGTGGAACCAAGACTAGAAGCGTGTAGGAGACAGTTAGTAAAACTCCAATCCATTGAATGAATATCTTAATAGCAGAAAATGAAGAACTTGTTCAAACCTATATCCAACGGATACTTGAGAAAAAAGGATACACAATATTTACTGCATTATCAGTTGATGAGATAATCGTTATTGTAAATACATACCCTATTCACTTAATTGTATTGGATTTGATTTTAGATGCTTCAGATGGAAGACAGATATTATACTATATGAAAGAAAATGATTTGGACATTCCAATCATTGTAGTATCCAAGAAATTTGATAAAGAGGAGGCAACTCAACTATTTGAGTTGGGGATTATTGATTATCTTGTCAAGCCAATCAACACTGAATTGTTATTAATTAAAATAGATTACCTTTTGAAAAAATTTTAAGTTCATCCTTGACTTTCACTTAAATTTTCCGTACACTACTGTAGTGAGTTAATGATAACCAACCAAAACAAAACGAAATAGATTTAAACTTACTTGAAAAATATGAGGAATAGATGAATCATTTTTATACATATGGAGATCTATCAATACGAGCACAAAAAGAAGATGATGGATACTATCATTTATACTCTGTTCAATTAGGGTATTTGGATGATTACGTAAAGGGTCGATCAGTTGAGATAAAACGCTTTAGATCACTTACCGTTGGTAGGAAGCAAGTAATCCGTTTTCTGAATTGGTATAGAAATAGGATTGAAATTGAATTAGCACAATTAGAAAAATAATAATATATGCATACAAAAGGAAATATCAAAACAGAGGATATAAAAGTAGGGGATATCCACTATGAGTTTGAGTATGGGCTCTATATTAAATGTGAAGTACTTACTACACCAGTAAAAACCGTTGACAAAGAAGAAGGGGATTATTGGACATGGAAACCACCTAAATATGTAAAACTAAATATATCCGCTCTTAGATTAAGAGGTGATGTTTATTATAGAGATGCAGGCCAATGGGAAGTTGGTTATAAATTTATAGATGGGGAATTGGTAAGCTGGTATCCAAACATGGGACATCCAGAATTACACCGCCAACCACTAATAAAAATTACAGAAGAAGAATACAAAAACGATAATAAAGGTTACATATAATGAAAAATTCAGATGCATATAAAACAGATGATATGTACTTACCGATTTCTTACAAAGGTAATAAAGCATCAAAGCCAATATATAGAGGGAAAGGAAATCATTCTATAGAAGAGTTGGAATCTATTTGTAAACAGTTTGAAGAGTATACACACCAACAAACGATCATCAAACAAAATTGTATGAAACATATAGTAGAGTTTATGAGTTCTAGATATGAGTAAATTTAAAGAACTATTAAGAAGAAAAGAACTTAGCCAAAAAGACAAAAAACACATAATATGGAAAGTTCTTGATCGTTTAGATTTAGATCATAAAACCTTTAATGGTGGATTAGAGAAGCTTCTTAAAAAAGTACGAAAGAAAATAGAAAGAAAATTAGATAGTGATGATAAAATCACTTTTGCAATTGATATAAAGGATACCCAAGAAATTGGAGTTCATTATATAAAATATGTGAATAGAGTACAAATAACAGTAGAATTTTTCTTAAATGGAAGACATGAGACTATGGTTCCATTAACTTTTAAGGCTCCATTGAGTGACGAAGATAAAAAATTAATACAAAAATTGAAAAAAATGAATAGGAATAACAATCAAGAAGATTATAAGGAACAGATAAATGAATTGAGTAAAATATTTAATGTTCCAAAACGATTTATGGGTAAGGATGATAACCAACAATGTATGCATTATCAATGCCCTAAGTGCAATGGAACAGGTATTACCAATCGTGGTGAGCCATGTGTTCGTTATATATCTTGCCCTTGTTCAAATTGTAATGCAACATTTTAACTACAACAATTAATTGATAAATATATTTGACATTGATAAATATTATTAATACATTATAGTATTGAGTTAATGATAACCTAATCAACAAACAAATGAGTAAAATAAAATTCAACGAATACGTTCAAAACAAAGATGAATTTGATGTTCAACAATTATCAAATCTCTTTTCTGGGCCAGTAGTATGGTCATGGGGAGCACATAATTTCACTAATTTTTTTAATAAGGCACTTACCTTTAAGGTGCAAGGATTCAAACATAAAGGAATTGTCGATATCACTTATAATAGAGTTCCGGATTTGTTTAATGTTGAAATTCGAAATTCTCACTACAACTTAGTATCTGAAACCAATGAAGTATATGTTGATCAGCTAGTTGAAATTATTGATCGGTTGGTTGAAACTGATAATGATAGTAGTAAAGAATATAAAACAGAAGTTGAAAATCACTATGGGTTTTAAACTCATATAAATCTAATAACACAATCACTATGACAATCTATATTCTTACATCAACTTGGCTCTTTATAGGAGTACTCTGTGGTATAATCGTACACAGAAACACAACAAATATAACACGAATCCAATATATAATGGAGTTAATTTCAGCCGGACTGTCCGGCCCAGTATCACTCATTTTTGTAATAGCTGACCTGATTGAAAATACCCATTGGTTCCACGAAAAATTATAACAATTATGAAAGGATATGCTCGTGTAGTAAGTGAGGATAGAACGGATATGATTTTAAAGAAAATAAAGAAGTATGTTAAGTCATTGGACAAACCTGATAATGAGGTTTTTAAGGATAATGAACTTTTAATTTTATCTTGTTTTCATAAGGCAATGGAGATAGTAGAAAACACAAAACCGAATATTGTATGAAAATATATAAACCAAAAATAGAAATAAACGATCCGTCTAAAAAATCGTATATTGAGATAGATGGTCTGTCGTATCCTGTTGATGTTAAGATAGCAAAGAATTATGAACGAATGTTAGAATCGTTGATTGATATTGAAAGATGGGCATTAAAACCTACTGGTTCGTACCACACGGTGGATACATTACATAATTGGTACTATAAGGATTCAGATGCAATCGAACAGGTACAACGTACATTAATGCAAGTTTGTAAAGACACTAGAATTAAAAACCAATAAGAAAATGAAAAACTGGAAAGAAGTACCACACCTTTTTGCAAATGGGATGTTTAAAGTTCAAGTATCGACTATTCTTGGATTGAAAGATGAAGTGTTTTTTGGTATTCATCCGAGAAATCACACAATAGACTTAGGCACATTTTATGAAAGCAAAGGCGTTGATGACTGCACCCTAATCGCACGTAGGATTGAGGATATGACGGATGAGGAAGTTCGGAATCTATCATTTTATAAATTATACAGTGGTGGTATAGGAAGTTTCAGAAAAACACATCTACCACATACAGCAGGATACACTGAGGATTTGATGTACCTTCTATCAAGAGGAGTATATCCATTTGAGTGGCCAGATGATGGTTCCGTAACTGATCCTAAAACATTAAACAATAACGAATTATGAAATCAAAAGTTAAAAGAACGTATGATATAGTTTTATACTACACCGATTCACCTACGCCTGAGTACATAGATAATGTAGAGCATTTTCAAACAGAAGGTGGATTATTACGACTTATCATAAGTGGAAAAAGTAAATGGATACCATTAATTAATGTAGCCTACTTTACGGAACGGCACAAAACAGAATCATTATAATATGAAAGCTGAATTTTTACAAAAATTAGAAGAAGGTTCTTCTTACTTATGCCATCCTAATATAGAGAATAGTGATACATTTCATAATGAAATTAAATGGTACTGGAATAAAGATCATTTCTTTAAGAAAGGAGATACAATTGCCGTATGTAAAGCCGCAAATAAAACATGGAAAAATGTAAGTGAATGGGTACAACATTCATTAGCTAATAAAGGAGAAACTGGAGTGTGGCAGATAAAATGAAAGATATAACCAAACAAAAAGAAGAGTGGAATAAGATTAGAATCAACCACCCATCTATAGGTGACTATATAGACTTTAATATATTTGCAAACTATAATGAAAAGAAGAATAACGAACTGATAGATCTCGTTGAAAACGTTCATGAAGCAGTTCTACTATGCCAGATTTTCCACACAGAAAAAAATAAAGAAGGAAGAGAGATAAATTTAGAATCTGCAAATAATAATATCAAAGAAATATTAAAGTTATTATATCACACTTAGAATCAATTGTAAGTGGGCAAATTTTACCACAGAGGATTCAACTACAGTAGGTTAGGTAAGTACAGTGTAATTTATTTATAACTTCTTAGAAACGAAATTTGAATGGATTAATTAATTTCCGATAAACGGAATATTATTTATAGTTAAACTTAAAAATATAATATTTATATATACACGTAAAAAGTTTGTTATGAATAATACAACTCCAAAACGGAAAAGATTAATGAGAACATTTATAGATTGGTTAGTTTCTAATGATAGCTGGAAAGGCATTGCCGGAATTTTATACTTCTTTATATGTTTATTTGATTTCGTTATTCTACCAATATTCGTAGGATATTCTCGCCCATCCATTATAGAAATCGTAAACATTACACAGGGAATGGAAACTGAAGTAGCTTTATATACAGTACAAACACTAACCAGAACGCATGAACCGTTAACCTTAATGGGTGGTGGTTTATTTCATTTAGCGTTTGGTAGTATTTTAACTGGCACTGTAATTATGGCTGGCCGTACTGGAACCAAATAATCCCGGAAGTTTATTGACTTTGATATAAATATTATCTATATTACATATGCTTGTATATAGTAAAATATGAAGAGGAAAAAGTGATATGACATTTTATATAATTACTTCACTTGTTTTTATTTTTTTATGTGGTTATTTTTATTATGTATTTAAATATATGAAATCAATTGGGAATATAGATGAAGAGAGTGAAACTGAAGATAGATTTTTGTTCTTCGATGAAGATAGAAAACGTCCTAACTTTTTTCGAAGAATGAATTTACACTGGGAATATAATTGGAGTTTTAAACATAAAGAAATATGGAGAGGTTTGAAAAGTATCAAATCATGGTTCTATATCATTTGGAATGATAGAGATTGGGATCGGCACTATATGTTTATTATGTTAAAACACAAAATTGAAAACATGGCTATCTACCATGAGGATAGGAAATATTATGAAGGGTGGGATAAAAATGTAAAGTGGATGAGAGTATCATGTAAGCTGATTGATAGAATTAATAATGATTATTATGAATTAGAACATATGGATTATATGGATAGAAAAATGTGGGGAATTCCAATTAAAGATTCTGATATGTCACGGATTGAATTTGAAACTATTTGGGAAGATTTAGATTCATATTTTAATTTGTATCCACTTCAGTATGAACTAGTAAGAAGTAGATATCCGAATTTAGATCCAATCAATCCATTAGATAAAGAGAAAATAGCAACGTATATTGCAACCACAAATCAAAAACGTTGTGTAGATTTGTTATATAAGATTATGAGTGAACATTCAATGAGTTGGTGGGATTGATACGATTCTATTCTGTAAACTACTATCATCAAATATAAATTAAACCAATAATACGTATGAATAAAATAGGAAATAACTTATATTATTATCGAATAAATGTGATTAGTGTATATGATGGTGATACATTCCGTGCAGATACGGATTTGGGGATGTCGGTGACTGTGATGAATCGTTCTTATCGTATCGCAGATATTAATACCCCAGAGTTACGAGGTGATGAACGTGAAGATGGTTTAATTGTAGGAGATTATGTCCGATCCATTATAAAAGGTAAAGATGTAATAATCAACACTATGAAGACGGGTAAGTATGGTCGGTGGATTGCTTGGTTATGGATTCCTGATAATATTCATTTTGATGAGGGAGATTCATTAGGGGAACACTTACTAAAAATAGGCTATGCAGTTCCATACGGAGAAACATGGAAGGGGTTCTATTGAAAATTAAAACCAAATAACATCTTAATATAAAAATTATGAGTATACAAAACATTACAGATAAAACATATATCGAATCTGAAAACATTATAAGTGCTATTGATTACTCAATTATTAGAAAGGACTTTACTATTAGTGTAGGTAGTGATGATATAAATTGTGGAGACGATTATATTGATGAGATCGTAGACGAACTTTCACAAATTATAAAAAACAATTAAAACAATTATACAAAGATGGAACAAAATAAGAGAATCGCAATGCGACAATTAGCAACAATACAAAAAATTAAAGATATTAGACCGATTCCCAATGCAGACAACATTGAAGTTGCAACTGTACGTGGTTGGGATGTTGTAATCAAAAAAGGATTATATAATATAGGTGATATTATTATTTACTGTGAGGTAGATTCCTTCTTACCAATTCGTGAGGAGTTTGAGTTTTTACGTAAAACATCGTACAAACAAATGTCCGATGGTACTGAAGGATTCCGGCTGAAAACGATACGGATGCGTGGGCAGACGTCGCAAGGATTGATCTTACCGATTGAGAATATCCCAGAAGAAGTATTGTTTGATATGGTAGATGAATCAAAAGAAACTGATGATTATTTAATCGGTGAGGATGTATCGGATATACTTGGGATCGTAAAATACGAACCACCAATTCCTGCTAATTTATCAGGTGTCGCAAAAGGATACTTCCCGTCATGGATTAGAAAAACTGACCAAGAACGGATACAGAATTTAGTTGATGAATATGAGGATCTACGTAAAAAGACATGGATCGCAACAGAAAAGTTAGATGGTAGTTCAGCAACATTTTATTTACGTGATGGTGAATTTGGTGTATGTTCCAGAAATATTGATTTGTTAGAAACAGACGATAATACATTTTGGAAAGTTGCTCGTGATCTTGAGATTGAGGAAAAGATGAGGGAATGTTGGAACAGTGAATCCCAAATTAATAATTTCGCCATACAGGGTGAATTGATTGGTGAGGGCGTGCAAGGAAATCCGTACAAATTAAAAGGTCAAACTGTTAAATTCTTTTCACTTTTTGATATTGATTTGTACACATACGTAGAGTATTCTGATTTTTATCAAACTATTAAATGGATGAACTTGGAAACGGTTCCACTTGTTTGGAATGATGTAAAACTTCCTTCACGAATGGAAGAGTTAATTCGTATTGCCGATGTTGAATCTACTCTCAATGATACAGTTGATCAAGAGGGGTTTGTATTCGTAAATGTAGAAAATGGTAATGAATCATTCAAAGTTATATCAAATAAATTTCTATTAAATGAAAAGTAAATTAGACTTCATGCATTTTTTCGCCATTAATTGGCCATATAGAATCAAAACCGATGGGGAAACTCTTTGGATATTTGATGCGATTAAGTTTTTTGTTATACGTAGATTTGAAACCTATTAACCAATCACTGGAATCTATTAAGATGTTAAAACCTGCGATGCGATTTTTTGTAGAAGTAGACAATTTCAAAGATGATATTATTCATAAGATTAAGTTAACGGCAGTGGATTTAGTAAGAAAGGAAGATTTAAAATAAAATATGATTGATTTAACTACAGTATGGATTATATTATGGATTATAGTTAACCATTGGATAGCTGATTTTATATTTCAAGACGAACAATGGGCACTTGGGAAATCTAAATCACTTATACCTTTACTAAAACACACAGTAACATATTCATTATATTGGGTATTTGTAATGGGGGTGTTTTGTATTATATATTCAATTGATTCTGATTTGTTATTCAATTTAATAATACTGTTTCCATTAATAACATTTGTGTTTCATACAATAACTGATTATTTTACATCAAAGAAAGTAAGTAGACAATTTGAACAAAACCATTTGGGAAGTTCAATACCAAATTTAGGAGCATTTACTTCCATCGGTTTCGATCAAGTATTACATTACGTACAATTACTTTTAACATTTTACATTTTAACTTAAATAAATAAATAATATGTGGGAAAAAATAAATTTAAAAAATAATGAAGAAGCACTATTCATCCATTCTTGTGGATATGCAATTAGAAGATTAGGTGAAGATTATGTTGTACCACCTGATCACTTAGATATTTCAAAACAATTACTTAGAAATTGGAGAGAGAATAAAGCAAAAGAAGATAGAAAAAGAAACAGATAGTGCTTGACATTAATATAAATTCTAACTACATTATAGAAGTGAGTTAATGATAACCTAATCAATACCGATATGAAAGCTGAATTAACTGTTGATGAAAAATTTGAATACATTGTAGAAGATTCATTCTACTCCACTATCCATAATGGAATCGCAAGAGTTGATGATTTCAGTAATATGTATCTTGATGGGGAACTTCACTTCGAAGGTCTCACTGATGGTATGATAGAGGTATTATATAGAGAATGGGAGAATTATCAGAAATCAAAATTACAACTTAAAAATTGAGGCAATAAAATGACTTATTGTAAAACATGCGGTGCTTATGATTCATACGCATCCAATTCAGATAATGGTGGATGTAGTGAATGTTGGGATACTGAAAATATAATTTGGGCGGATGGTGATTCAGATGAATGGTTGGAACACACTGGTGAAGCCGTAGAAGATTTTAATTAATAACTTCTTTAAATAGGACTTGACATTAAGTAAATTAATCACTACATTATAAGTGTTGAGTTAATGATAACCTAATCCAATCTAAAATGAAAGTTAACGTTTTTTATCCTAAAGAAAACTTTTCCGGTTTTGATTTCCGCTTCAAAGGTAAAATTACTGAAAGGGTGTATGATGAAGATGGTAAGTTTGTAGAGTTTGTTTTTCATTCTCCATCAATTAAACATTATGAAAAAGTTTCCGCAGTTGAATTTCAACCAGAAACTTCCAATAATGAGGTTTTTCGATCAATTATAACTTCTCATAACGTTGGTTCATACCCAACCAAGATTTCAGATAAAATTAGAAGTGGGGAATTAACCACACAACATTCATCATTCTCAATCGGGGATGTGATTCAAATAGAAGGTTGTTTTTATATTTCAAATGGATATGAACTTTCACTTCTTCCATTGGAATTTTCAAACGATAATTAAATATTTGACATTCATTGAATTTATAATTACATTATAAAAGTGATAAAGAAAACTATTAACCTAAATTGAAATATTATGTTTGAAGATATTAAAAAATATAAAACACATTTAATCGTAGGATTTTTAACAGGTATTCCTTTTTGGGTTGGAGTGGGAATATTAATAGCTGGGTTGGGATAATTCTATGGCATATTATAAATTAAAAGAAGAACACCCAGTTACTCAGAAAGTAAGAAAGTTAGAACAACTCATGGATGACATGGGACTTCAAATAACTGTTGGTCACAACGATCAATTAATTATTCGTAGTGATGAAACTAATGAGTACTACGAATATAGAGATATAGAACAATCAGTAACAGATTATCAAACTACTGTCGAGTTCCCTGCAGCATTTGAGACTAAATTGGTAGTAGAACGAGATGATTGAAAAGGATTTAGACATATATGATGTATGGGAAGCTCCAAATGGAAATGTGTTCATTAAAATATCTAATGGGTATTCCATTGCAATCGGACCTAAAGGATACCACAACCCGGACAATGAAATTTGATCGGAGTTGCACACTACTCAATATGTTGAATCAAACGATATTACTGAAGTTAAACAAATTGGAAAATTGGTATTTGATTAAATGAAAATAATTGATATTAAAAATTTATCTGATGATAGTATTACTGATACTGAATTAATACGGAAGATAGCAATTCATAGTATTCAAAAAAATACAAATGAGTTTATATGTAAAATTAAAAGGGGATATGAAGTATTTGGATTATACCCAATGGAAGTTAAAAAACTAAATATTAAACCTAATGATTAAAATTAGATTAGAAAAAGGGCAACAATGTTTTGCTACAGCAGATTCTCATTATTCACATAAGAATATTGTGAAAGGTGAAACTTCATGGAATATGGAACGTGCCTCAAACTCTGTTAGAGATTTTGGTACTCGGTATGAAATGAATACTGAAATTGTTGGTAACATCAATATGATAGTTAATGAAGATGATTGGTTAATTCATCTTGGAGATGTATCATTTGGAGGTATCGAACAAATTTGGGAATTTCGCAAGAGATTAAATGTCAAGAATATTTTGTTAGTTAGGGGAAATCACGATCACCATATTTTTCCAGACTCAAAACCAATTTACATTGATAATTCAGATATTGAAATAGCAGAAAAATTGAACATACCGTGGGAACGTACTGAACATAAGAGTATACCATATGTACTAACTCAAGATTTATTTACGTATGTTACTGTAAACCCCTGGGTTAAAATCATTTATCCAAACATGGCATTTAATTTTGATTTATTTCACAGACCAATGTTAAGTTGGGAGAAAATGTCCGTGGGATGGTTCCATTTATTTGGGCATCTACATTCTTCATCTGAAGAGAAGTTGAAGTTTCCAGGTAAGTGTATGGATGTAGGAATTGACGGAAATGATCTTAAACCATATAACTTAATGGATGTTGTTAAAATATTACAAGCAAAACCATATGGTTCGTTCTTAATGAATGATCACCATTTACAACACATATAATTAAAAGTAAAACTTAAACATTATGTAAATCATCAATTAAAGATAAGATAAAAAAATTTGGAATATTAATTAATAATTCTTATATTTATATATATGAATGATAATAACGAAAGGCATAGTGAGTTATTGAGCATAATGAAGGAACGGGTAAGAACTTTATCTAAGAAACATAACTTCAGGATATCCCCACAAGATAAGTTGGGGATTTTGATGGCAATGAAAATAATTGATAAAGTCGGAATGGATTATAAGAAATCTATTAATGATAGTATTATCGCAGTTGGATTGCAAAAGAAATATCCAAATCTACCAATAACATATCCGTTCGTATATAGAAATTGATAAATATGAAATTAACAAACTTAATACCAGAAACAGTTTTTAGAGCAAAGGGAAAAGTATTCCCTTATCAATGGGATAAAATTAAAAAGAACTTTTTAAATAAAAATCCTAACACCAAATCAGTGATATCTAAATCAGATGGCGCTGAGTATTTAATACAAAAAGACAAGCCAAAAACAGCATTGTTAAAGTACGATAGAGATAATATCACATTGTATCATGATATGAAACATAGTGAACTATCTCAATTGTTAAGATAATGATACTAACCGTTACAAAAACGTTACACAATGAAATCCACAGATAAGAAATGTTTAGTTATTGATACTGCATACATGCCACGTTCAGTTATTACAACCGAAAGGGCATTTGTAATCACATACAAAGGAAATGCCGAAGTTGTTGAAACCCATGATACGTTTTTCCGTACTGTGAATAAAAATTTAGCATTTCCTAAACCATCTATTATTAGAATCTTTAAGTTTATTCGATTAGAGTATACAAAAGTTCCTCTTACACGAACAAACATCTATAAGAGAGATAATTATAGTTGTGTATATTGTGGAGGTGATAGTAGAAAACAACTTACTTTAGATCACGTGATCCCTAGAAGTAAGGGTGGGAAAGATTCATGGGAAAACTTAGTAACATCTTGTCAAATGTGCAATTCCGAAAAAGCAGACTTGGATATTGTAGAATGGGGAAGAGACCACCCGAAGCCGAAACGCCCACACTTCTTGATGTTGATGAAAACTCTTGATCATATCCCAGAAGAATGGAAACCTTATTTATTTATTTAAATGGAAATTGAAGATTATATAGATTTAACGGACGAAACAATGAACGATATAGTAAAATATGGAGCATTTACTCCTTGTTTTGAAAATGAAGATGAAATGAGAGAAGGATATTCTGCTCAGAAAGGGTGGAGAACATCAAATTTTATGGAAGAGTATTTACGTAAATTTAGAGAAGCTAATATGATAGCTGAATCTGCAAAATTCTACATATTAGAAAATTGGGAGAAGGTAGATGATTGGTCAAAATTGGAGATTACGATCCAAGGTGCATTTCAAAAAAAACCAATACAATTTTATAATAAAGAATTACATAAACCAATAAAGTTTGCAAAAGGTTATAAAGGAGGTATGGTAGATCGGTGGAATGCTGTATTTGAAAAACGACAAGAGCAACATAATCCAATTTCTACGTTCACTGATGTAGAATTAGATCCTTTCGATGGTGATTTTTCTATAACTGTAAATGGTATAGGTTTTTTGTGGATATCATCTGATACAATTATTACTATAGCAGATTATGTTGAGAAATCATTAAATGTACAAAAACTATAAAAGACTATATTTATAGATATGTACAAAACATTAGATTCATTTCAAAACGATTATATTTTACAAAATGCTGACCTTACACGGACTGATGATAGTATAAATATATCTACACAATTAGGAAACGTAATATCCATCCAGTCTCCAGAAATTGTCCATGTTACAATCGAAGATTTAATTTCAGTAGAAGATACTACACTTCGTTTTATTGTGAATATAAATAATGAGTATTATACATCTAAATCCTTAGTTGATGATTTAAAAGAAGCAGAGGAAAATAATAACCCATTCTTCACAATAGATTTTATAACTATTATTAATGTAGATATGGAAGAGTTACGGAAGAGTATTGAAGTAAGAAAGTTAGAAGAGCGGTCGCTAGAAATTAGAGGAGTCAAACTAACATATGTAGAAAATCTCAATCTTGATGTACCAGAAGATATTGTAAAACAAATAAATTGGGCACTATCCCCATCAACAGGTAAAAAATCTAAATCGCTTGTAACTGATTTCGCTGAATGGGATATAGAGGTAGATGGGCTTACTATGACTTATAATTTTTCAGATAAACCTTCTGGTGAGTTTGTGAATAATAAGGGTAGACGTGGTAGTCGAAGTGGTAGGCGTGGGAGTAGAAATACTAAACAATATACAGGTACGGATATTAATCCTGCTCCAGGAGAGATTTATCCACCCGCAGATCAACCATTTACATTTCCTAACGGAAGTACTCAAGTATCAGTGGTATTTTTATCAAAGAATTTTGAATTAGGAACACCTGTAGATATATTTTTAAATAACCAACGTTATAAATTTTTTAATGAACCTATCAACTGGGATGTGTTCGTAACAGATAGAGGTAAGCAACAACCTGCTAGAGGTAAACTGATTACACTAGATAAGAAACTTGTTTCAGTACATTTTGACTTGGATCAAGTAAGAAAATCCAATTTAAATAAGTCCGGATTTGGAAATTTTACTTATAAGATATTAAAAAGGAACAGAGATACAGATTTAAATAAACTTAATACTGATTCGAATAGTATAAATTATTGGGCGGGAACTACAGATCAAACAGGAATATTACAAGCATATGCAAACACATATCCAAAAAATGTATTTGGACAAACAAGTTTTACCTTCCCATACTATGAGTTCGGTAAAACGAATATGGATATTGGAGTTAATACAACTGTAGAAAGTTGGAACTCAACAGGTAAATTTGTTATAGTAGTTGGTGCAGTAGGTAAACAAACTTTACAAGAAAATGAATAGAACACCATTATTTAAACCAAAATATAATGATGATGAATTACGTAAAGCAGTAGATACAAACGTAGTTGAATTGATCAAATCCAAAAGGGTATTGAAACCAGATACTACCCCGGGTGAGTTATATAGAGAATTATTAGAGGATGAGAGACTCATCAATGAAGAAATAAAAAAAGTGATTAAAAATATAGAAGTAAAGAATTTGATTATAACTGATCTATCAAATACTATTGAGGAGATTAATAAAAAAGTAGATTATGTTAAAGTAGAAGAAAATATAGAAACCAATAAAGTGGAAACTACTCAAAATAGATTTATAAAACTAAATTTAGATTTTACACAAGCACTTCAACGAGCTATTCAAGAAGAAATAGATATGACTTCATTACAATCACAGAATGATGGGTTGCGTGCAGAATTTAACACACTGAAAGAAATAGAAAATTCACTACAAGGGTTACTACAACAAACAGATCGTAGGGTTGAAGAACAAGAATTATTAGCAGGATCAATCCAACGGGATGCGGAACAAACTCAATCAATAGTTGCACAAATCAATCATCAAATACAAACGTTTCAAAATCAAGTAACTCAAGCTATTCAACAATTGATTAATAGATAAATTGAAATTGATTGGAATTATGATTACATTAATATATAGATTTAATATTAATCGTTCAATTTTGGAACATTTATAATGAGTAAACATTTAATTCTAAATGAATTTAAAAAAGATATTGAATTAGCGGATACTACACTTCCACGTGATAATGTATTAACCAACCGAGATGAAGTTGAATTGATATATTTAGGAATGTATCCAGAGTATAGAGAAGACTTTTTGGGAATTATAAAAGAACGAAAAGAGAAAGATAAAAAAGAACAATCAACTAATAAATGGTTTTAATAAAATAAATAATATGGCTAAACGAAAATTAACTTGGACACAAACGAAACGAAAATTGTTGAAACAAATTGATACAGAATTCGTAACAAATGAATACCAAATTACATATCCTATATTCAAAAATATTCCAGAAGAAGGAAAGTTAAAACCAAAGCACGTTCTATCAAGATGTTGGTTGGTTGATGATACGAGAACAAGTAAAGTATATGTAAAAAAGGTTACTGATGGTTATGTGAAAATTCAAGTAAGAGGTGAGATAATTTGGAGAACAAAATATCCTGAAGAGGTTATGTTACATCCAATTGAATGGGAGCCGTTGAATGGAGAAACTGATCCACCATCTAAAAAAAGAAAAAAGAAAGTTACGAAAAAAAAGTCAACTACAAAGAAAACTACTACTGGTAAAAAGAAGACAGCAAAAAAAGGAACTACTGTTAAAAAGAAGACAACTACTGGTAAGAAACGTGGTAGACCTAAGAAATCTAAATGATACAATATTACATATCATATAAAACCAATGATAAATTATTATACCTTATTGGGATAACGTTTTATAAAGAAATTAAGTGGGATCTGAATATTAGTAAGGTTAAATTATTTAATTCATATCCAAAACCTTTTTTAATTAATGATATTATTGAATACACAAAATTAAATTCGGATATGGATGAACTAAAAAAAGAAAATATTAATATTCATAAAATAGAGATTACAGAATATACAGAAGTAAATAAAACAAATTTGAAAGATAAATGGCTTTAGATTTAATTACAGCAAAAGAAGCATCGGAAATAGCAAAAATATATAATGAACCTGAAGAATTGCCTGAGAGTGATGAGTTAATATTCTCTATACATAAAAGGATTCGAAATATGGCAGATTTGGGATATACATATTGTGTTCATATAATAGATGAAAACAAATATCGAACTATAGATATTGAGTTTGTAATATGGAGTTTACGTAATAGAAACTTTTCAGTAAATTATGTTTCATTCGGATTTATAGGTAGTATTTTCTCTTTTCCAAAGTTAATGATTATTAAATGGGTTCAATAAATAAAATGGGGTTACACTATGGCAAAAATTAAACAACACAAAGAAGTATTAGATAATGGAAAAATTAAAGCAACTTTTATGAAAAAATCCAAAGAATTTGTAAATGAAGATTCTGCAGACCAATGGTTATTACAAATGGAGGGGGAGTATCTTATTAAGAGGCAACCGTATATTAAACATACGTTAGCGTTGGATGATATAGATGACGGGGTATGGACAGATTCATTTCATAAATCATATTAAAATAATTTGACATTAGTTAAATTTATATTTACATTATAATTAATAACATTTTAAACTAACCTATGTTATATGATTAGCACAACTGAAGTAAGGCAAGAAATTGATAAACTGTTAAATTTTATAGAAAAATTAGATACCAAAAATCCAATTACATTAGGAGTTGGAGAAACGTTCTATGCATTACAAGATTTATTAATACATTTAGATAGTACATTAATTAGATTTAATGATAATATTAAAGATAATGAAAATAAGGCTACTATTACTTCTGCACTTACTACTGATCTTTTAGTTAAAAATGAAATTCTGGAAAAAGAAGTAAAATCATTAAGGGAAGATGTTTCAGAAATGCAAGATGGTTATACAAAAGTATTAGTTAATGTAAATGCGGCTATGGAAAAAATGTTACAATGAAACATATACCTGTTAAAAAACGTTATACAATATCTACACCATATACTATACAGTGGTGGATTGAAATACTTACATTGATTGTCGCAAGGTATAACATTCATGTGGAAAGAATGAATTGGGATGCGCTTGATTCCGATAGAGAATTAATGGAGTGGATATGGTTGCGTACTACCACTAAATTGAATGATGTAATCCAAACCCAAAAAGAGATATGTGCAAAAGAATATACTCTACATACACGAGATTCAAATAACTACGAATTTAGAGGTATTGGAATTAGAAATTATGTAATGGATTGTATTTTAAATTCCAATGATGTAAAACTCAAATAAATGAAAGCAAATAAGAATAAAAATGAAAGCAAATAAGAATAAAAATGAAAGCAAATAAGAATAAAAGCGCACGAATAATATCCAGAACTGGTTTAAATATAAGTGATAAAAAATATGTAGTACAACAAAAAAATTGGTTAGGTATTTGGAAGGATTTGGAATGTAATAAAACCGGTAATTACGTTACTATCCAATTTAATACTATTTATTCGGCAAAGGATTATATCAGTAAATTATTTTCAAAAAGGTTGGAAAAAGTAATTGAAATATACCATCCGTAAATTTATTCAACTAAAACAATTGAGATGGCAAAGGAATATATTAGCGCTAAAAAAACAAAAGAGATGTCCTAAAATAGAATGGGAAGATGAATGATCAATTAATAAGTTTTGAAACAGCCAAATTAGCCAAAGAACGGGGATTTGATTATAACATATATGGTGGTTATACCGATTACAATGAAGATGGGGATTTATTAGATGAAGTTGATGAAAGATGGTACAAGCAAATATTATACCCCGCCCCAACTCAATCACTACTTCAAAAATGGTTGAGGGATGAACATAAAATTCATATATCTATATTACCTGTTAACTATTTAAGAACAAATGTTTTTCGGTTTGTGGCTCAAATAGAAACAATGAAATATTTAGATAGAACAAAAGCAAAACACAAAACGTATGAAGAAGCAATGGATAAGGCGTTAGAGGAGGGATTAAAATTGATTGAAAATGAATAATCAACAAGAACTTTTTACATCATTAATAAAAGATTTGGATGAACGTAGAGATAAGATAAAAGAAATTATCAAACAATACGAACCACATTTGGATTATGATGATGAAACACTTCAGATTTTGCACAGTTTCAGATATGGCGTAGTGAAGCACAACTTGATTTATTAAAATCACTTAGGATATCTTATATCAGAACTGGGCATTATAATAAAACTTCACAATGAATATTATGTCTGAAAGAATAACAAAATGCGACGAGTGCGAATCAGTAGATTTTACAGTTACAAACACAGAAAAACGAAAGGGTGTTTCACCATTTATAGTAGTCATGGAAGCTAAATGCAATCTATGTGAGAATATTTTTGAATTCCCTACGTTATCAGAAATAGGAAAACAAGCAAAACGATCAGGTCGGATTTGGTAATCAAATTCTTCACCGATTAAATAATTTAAAACTATACTTAAATGAATAAAGATGTATGTTTAATATGGAAAGGTCATATCACAGAAATTAATGATGATACGAAAACATTTGAAGCTGAAATATTTAATGTTGTAGAAAATACGACCAAAGAATGTGCAGTTTTTGAATTTTCAGATATCAAAGGTTCCCTGAAAATCGGGAAAACTTTTTGGTGGGTCGTAACTTCACACGGGAGTTATTTACAGTTCATGGAAGGTACACCAATGGTGATTAAATGAGTACGAAATCTATACTGATATACATTTCAGAAAGTTGGAAGATAAATTAGATCGTGGTGATCGACTAACACCAAACGAACAGACGTTTTATTCGGTATACGTGGTTAGTGTGGATTGGTCAAAAGTAGATAATGAAAATGAATAAAGGAAAAGTTTTATTTGCAATGTCGGGTGGTGTAGATTCCACAGTAGGGGCAGTTATGCTCAAAAAACAAGGGTATGATATCATAGGTATCACAATGAAAACTTGGGCTCATAACCCAGAAGATGTGAAGTCAGGTAAAGAAGTTGGATGTTGTACTGTTGAATCAATGAATGATGCTAGACAAGTTGCAGTCCGACATGGATTCAAACATTTCATTGTAGACATTAGAGACGAGTTTGGTGCATTTGTTATTGATCGGTTTGTTGATGATTATGTAAGTGGTAGAACACCAAACCCGTGTGTACTTTGTAACACTCATATTAAATGGGCTGCACTTTTACGTAGAGCAGATGATCTTGGATGTGATTTTATTGCAACAGGTCATTATGCGAATTTACGAGAAGAAAATGGACGGTATGTAATTTCTAAAGGTAAGGATCATTCTAAAGATCAGTCTTATGCACTTTGGGGTGTGTCACAAAAACATTTAGCCAGAACTATATTTCCATTGGGGTCTTATCATAAGACAGAAATTAGAGATATGGCAACGGATTGGGGATTGTTGAATGTTGCTGACAAACCTGATTCCTATGAAATCTGCTTTATTCCTGATAATAATTATCATAGGTTTATCAAAGAGAGTGGAAGATTAACAGGTGATCTATCTGGTGGTTCCATAATTAACTCAGATGGAGCCAAAATAGGAGAGCATGAGGGTTACTATAAGTTTACAATTGGGCAACGTAGAGGGATAAATATACCTAATACCGAACCGTTGTATGTTACTCATATAGAGCCAACAACAAACACGATCACAGTAGGTGAAAAATCAGAGTTGGTAAGTTATGATTGTATTGTAGATGAGGTGAATATGGTGAAATATGATTCAATACCAACTGAAAAATATGAAGCTATATCCAAAATCAGATATAATGACGATGGAACGTCTTCTGAAATAACACAAGTATCTGATACAGAATTACACGTTCACTTTCCAGTTGGGAGAGATGCAATAACACCTGGACAGGCTTTAGTTTCCTATGAAGGAGATGACGTTGTGAGTGGTGGATGGATACGTAAAATTAACGTTACAATATGAGGGTTTATATATTATGAAATTAACAGAATTAAAAGAATGGGTCAATAAATTACCTGAAGAAGAATTGGGTAATTATACCGTTGTTTACAGAACAATAGGTGAGCTGGGCGACGAAGAACACTATGCATTTGACGAACCGATTACTGCAAGTGGGGTAGACGTGGATAATAATGAAATATATTTATGTAACGAAGAAAGTCATAAATTGATTCAAAGCTATATAATATGAGAAAATTTAAATCAAACCCGTATTCACTAGAATGGTGGCTATCTGTATATGATAGTATTAATGATCAACTTGAAATGAATTATTTGGATTGTGTTGAAATTCGTGAATCTTTTGGAAGACCTTACAATTCACAAGTGAAAGAAATGCTCCAATAAATCGAAGATCTGGAGCATCGACTAAATAAACTTCGTAAATTTGTAAGAAAACGTATCATAAAAACATTTAGTAGAACTAAAATTTGACATTAATAAATTAATTTACTATTATCATTACATAATGTTAAATAAAACATTAATATAACATAACTAATAATAAATAATACCTACATTATGGATACATACTTCATCTACAAACCGAAAACAAAACAATGGGTAAAAGTAAACGAAGAAGATTATAATAAATGGACAGGTAAAAAACAAAAGATATGAAATCATACGTTCAAACATTCGATGGTAACCGTGTTGATATTGATAAGATGTCACATCAACACGTTAGTAATTGGATTTGGTATAATAAATTTATTTATAAAGAGATTAAAAATGTCAACCAATAATAAGAATCTACACAAAGCAAAAGACGCGAAAAAGGACGAATTTTATACCCAACTTTCAGATATAGAAAAAGAGTTAAAACACTACCGAGAATATTTTAAAAATAAAGTTGTTTACTGCAATTGTGATGACCCAAGAGTAAGTAATTTCTTCCACTATTTCTCCTATAACTTTGAAAAATTAGGTCTTAAAAAACTTATAACAACTTGCTATAAAAAGCAGGATATGAATTTGTTCAGTCAACACGATTCTGAACAAGCAATCTTCCTTGAGTATGATGGTGATAAGAAAGGAAACAAAATTCCAGACCCTGACGATATTGGAATTAAAGAGTTAAAAGAAGACGGAGACTTTCGCTCGAAAGAATCTATTGAACTTCTGAAACAAGCAGATATTGTTGTAACCAATCCACCATTTTCACTTTTCAGAGAATATGTAAGCCAATTAGTCGAATGCGAAAAGAAATTTTTGATAATTGGGAACATCAACGCCATTTCTTATAAAGAGTGTTTTGAACAAATAAAATCAAATAAAATGTGGCTTGGCTACAATACAGTAAGGCATTTTGGAAGACCAGACGGTTCAATGTATGAAACAGCAAGATCCTTTTGGTACACTAACTTAGACATTGCCAAAAGGCATGAAGATATTATACTTTACAAATCTTATAATGAAAATAAAGATGCCTACCCGAAATATGATAACTATGATGCCATCAATGTTAATGTAACAAAACATATACCTAAAGATTTTGAGGGATATATGGGAGTGCCGATAACCTTTTTAAATAGACATAATCCAGATCAATTTGAGATAATTGGATTAGGAATATCCAGTTCAGGATTAGAAATAGGTGTAGAACCATACAAAGATGATCACAAAAAATACCGTAAAGAGGTACAAAAAAGAGGAGCCGTTGATGGTGACTTATATATGATGAAAGATGGCGAAGTTAAAGTACCTTATGCCCGAATAATTATTAGAAACAAAAGACTATGAATATAGAGCCCAAAGAAATTTCTATTCGTGATAACTTAAACAGTGTATATAAATACAAACCAATTTGGGTTACTCGTAACACAAATATAAAAGAAAACTAAAAAAAACAACAATAAGTTATGAAATCGTTATTTTTAATACTAACACTCTTTGTGAGTACATCTCTGTATGGGCAATCAACAGTTAATCCAGATAGTTTATATACTATGGATGATGTGATTATCACATATCGAGCAACACCAACTACACCTATCTCTTTCCGCACTATTTCACAGAGAGAAATACAAAAGGTGAATTATGGACAAGAACCTTCCCTTATCTTACGGAATACGCCAGGATTTACTACGTACTCGGATGCGGGTAGTGGTAATGGTTATTCTTATTTTAGATTACGTGGGATAGATCAAACCAGATTAAATATGACATTAGATGGAATGCCATTAAACGAACCTGAAGATCAGGGTGTTTACTTTTCAAATTATCCTGACATATTTAGTTCTGTAAGTTCAGTACAAATTCAAAGAGGAACCGGAATGACGCAGAATGGTACGGCATCTTATGGTGGATCTGTTCAGTTATCGTCTCCTTCTCTATGGGATGATAAATATACAAACTTTAATATAGGATTGGGTTCTTTCAATTCAAAACGATTTTCTATTGAACATAACACAGGAATTAATTCTGAGGTAGGAACTTATGTACGTATTTCCCATATCGAATCAGATGGTTATAGAGATAATGTATGGAATAATTCTCAATCTGTTTTTTATTCTTCTGGTTATTATAAACCATCATATAACATTAAACTTGTTTCCTTCATTGGAAGGCAACGAAATGGTATGGGTTGGTTAGGAGTTCCATTGGAGCAAATAAATCAAAGACCACAGACTAATGTAAATACTAAAAATGAAGATGATAGTTTTACACAAGGAATGGTATCTGTACAAACTAATGTAACTCTATCTGATAGATTCCAACTACAAAACGCTTTTTATTATAACTTTTTAGAAGGTAATTACGATTTTGATTTAGATGCTTTCTTAGGATTGAGTGGAACTGAATTTGCAACCAATGAATTTTATAATTACGACTTACGATCAGGTTGGATCGGTACTTTTACAAATCTCATTTACGTTAACAATGGTTTAGAATCTGTTACTGGTATTCATTTAAATAATTATGAACGAAGACACGTCGGGTCCGAATTACAATTAGGTGAGTTATATCAAAACACGGGTATTAGAAACGAAGTAAGTGTACATCAACGAATTGAAAATGATATTAACCGATTTACTTTATTTGGGGATTTCCAATTAAGATATACAAACTTTTTGTATGAAGGAGATGTACAGATGGATAAACAAACATGGTTATTTTTTAATCCTAGAATTGGTGCTAGTTATACATTGGGATTATTTAATGTGTATACTAGCGTAGGTAGCACAGGTAGAGAACCAACAAGAAATGATATGTTCGGTGGTGAAGATAATTTAGTTGAAGTATATCAAACTCAACCTGAGTATGTAACCAATTACGAAGTGGGAGTACGATTACGATCTGATAGAAATGTATTTACTTTGAATGGATATTATATGGATTTTCGAAATGAAATTACATTGAACGGCCAATTCGGTCCGAATGGAATAGCTCTTACACAAAATGTAGAAACTTCTGTTCGAAGTGGGGTTGAATTTGATTATATGTTTAATAGTGATAGATTTCAATACGGATTAAACGGAAGTTTTAGTGATAATAGAATTAAAGATCAAGGTAATTCATTTAAACCTATTCTATCACCAGAATTCATTGTAAACAATTTAATTGATGTTAGATTGGGCAAATTTAACGTAGGAACTACGTTAAGGTATCAAGGGGAATCCTATATAGATTTTTCTAATACAGAGGTTATAGATGGATTTTTTGTAACTGATTTGAGATTATCTCTTGATGTAAAAGATATAACAATATCATTATACATTAATAATGTTACTGATGAAAGATACTTTACAAATGGATATGTGGATATGTTTGATGGTGAACCAAGATATCATATTCAGTCACCTAGAAATTACTTTACAACTGTTAAATATAACTTCTGATGTTAATTATTGAAACAGTTGCAGTAATTACTGGCCTATTAGCTGCATGGTATGCTAGATTAAACGATAAAGTAACATGGGTATATAGTTTAATAAGTGTAATACTATTCACTTATTTATTTTATAGTGTAGGTTTAGTTGGTAGTGTATTACTTCAATTATATTTCATTATTGTTTCTATTGTTGGGTTATGGACATGGAGAGATAGTTCATATAACGGCCACCATATTAAATGGTCAAATAAATATGCAATAGCTCTTTCTTTTTATGTATCCATAATGGGAGCGATAGTATTTGGTTATTTATTATCTAACTCTACATATTTAACCGAAATTTTTGGAATAGTACAATATCCATATCTTGATTCTTTTATTTGGTGGGGATCTATGATGGCTGTGGTTTTATTAGCATATCGGAGAATAGAATCGTGGATATTATGGATAGTAGTTGATATTGTAGCTATTTATGTGTATCTAATGGTAGATATGTATATAGTAGTTATTCAATACATAATTTTATTAATAAACGCGATATGGGGTCTATATCAATGGAACAAACAAAAAAATATAGGAAGGCTTTAGTTCTTGGTAAATTTTGTCCATTACATAAAGGGCATGTAGCATTAATTGAATATGCAAGAAGTATTGCAGATGAAACGATTGTCCTAATATGTTCGGAAGAATCTGAATCAATAGATGGCTGGGAACGATTTGAGTGGGTACGAAGCCTAGATTACAAACCAAGTGATTTATGGGTAGATATATTTGAATACAAAGAAGGTGTAGATGGATTGGTTTCTGCTACCGAGAGTTCACGTGAAGTATCAAAAGTGTGGGCAAATAAGTTAAAAGAAATAAGTAGATATAGTATCATATATAATGATTTGGATGTAATAGTTTCATCGGAAAAATACGGTGATTACGTTGCAGAGTATATGAATATATCACATGAAATGTTCGATGAAGAACGGAAAATATTTCCAATTTCATCAACTGATATTCGATTTGACTGGGTAGCTAATTGGGAGTATCTACCAGATACGGTAAAACAATCTCTTCAAAAAACTATTGTAGTAGTAGGTACTGAATCAACAGGAAAAACTACATTAGTAAATAACTTATTACATTCGTACGGAACTGATATAGTAAGTATGGTAAGTGAGGTGGGAAGAGAACTCGTTGATGATTCAGCTGATTTTGAATTTAAAATGTTACATACTATTTTAGAAAAACATTATAAACGGTATCAAAGTGTTAGAAAGAAACTAACACCATTTATAATTATGGATACGGATGTTCATACGACAATGTCATATGGTATATACTGTTTTGATGAAAATCCTATTGATATGAAGGCATATCAGAAAAATTATAGAGTAGGTGATATGTATATCTATTGTTCACCAAACGGAATAAAATGGGAACAAGATGGAACAAGGATGCCTGAGAAAAACAGGAATGAGCTTGATAGAACACTTCGAACAATTTTAAGAATGAAGAATATTGAGTACATAACATTGGAAGGTGGTTATGATACACGTACACCAAAAGCTTTAAAACAAATAGAAAAACTAAAACAAACATTAATTTTTTAATACTAGTATTATGTTATATTAATTCCATTTAGTTATTTAATCTTATTACCATTAGATTGGTATGAGCATGGTACTACTTTATCAGAGTATAACAAAACATTTAAAACTCTGCTCACTAAATAGTACTTGACATTAAGGTAAATAACCACTACATTATAGTAGTGAGTTAATGATAACGTTTAGAAATGGTGAAATAAATGAGTTACTTATATAAAACAATTATAGAAAAGGAAACTGAATACGTTGTATATGGTTGGAGTTATTATCATAAGAGTTCAGTGTTAGCAGGACAATCCAAAAAATCCTTTTTGGGTAGTTATGATTCAATTGAAGAAGCTAAATTGGAACACCCCAAAGCAGAATTATCTCATCCGATTATGGAACCACAGATTTCTTTAAATCATTTAAGAGATTAAATAGAACTTGACATTAATATAAATTCTTACTACATTATAAATGTTGAGTTAATGATAACCTAATCTAAGTAGTTATGAAAACAATGAAAACAAAAAAAGGAAAAGAAGTTGAAGTACCCGAATATTTTACACTCCCTATTGGTTCTGATGCTTTCCCGTATGAAACGGTTGAAGTGATATCAGAACAAACTGTTGTAGTACGTTCAATGAAATCCAAACTTGACCCAACATGGAAGCCTGATTTTCATATTGGTGGGTTTGCCGCCCATTGTTCCAACCAACGATCACAGAGATACTTTTATGAGAGTAACCCAAATGGTAAGACTGTGAGACTAAGGAAAAAGAAAAATCCAAGAAAGATATTTAAAGGATGGGATGATACAACTCAAACCAGAATATACAATGAAGTGTATGATTGGGGAGCAGGATATAATGTATTTCAACCAACTGAGAAACCGTATAAGTTCCACGACTACAATTTCTAAATAATAAATACATCATGCCACAGACACCATCACTATACAACAGATTAAGATACAAGCTAAAACAACTACATATACAAAATAATGTTAGGTGGAAGAAAGATGGGATAACTAATAATATTAATACTCATCTTCCCAAAATTATAGAAGCAAGAAAACAACAATAAAATATTAAAATAATTATGGGATTCTTAACAACAATTACAGTATATAACGATAGGTGGCATGAAATAGAAGATAACCCCGTCGAATTTGTAGAAGATATAGACAAGTACATATCTAAAGGTAAAATGGATCGGTTTGATTATGCACTAGCACAAACCAAAGTTCATAGAACAAGACACGCTGATGACAAAACTGTATATGTTCACATTGGAAATACAGTAATAGATGTTAATCCATTTAATGGAGAAATGGAACGAATAAGAGATGAATTTCCTAAATTCTATAATCAAATTGTAGACCAGTTAGAGTACACATTAAAAAAATTAAAACAGAAAAAGGATAATGACGGATAATTTTAATCTTATCAAACCACTCTTGGATTTTACCGATCCTAGTAAATTCTACTATATTCAGTTACTTGCCAGGAAAAAAGAGAACAAAGATTCAAAATCAGTAAAAACGATTAAGGATTTTTATGTATCTAATATGGATTATTTAGAATCACATGAAGAGCATATCAAAGAACTCTGTACATTTTTTACTGCAAGAGCCTATATTCGAATGAGTAGACGAAGTTGGGAAGATGTATACGTTGAAATGTTAAAGCAAATGGTGGATATTCTAAAGAATAAACAGTTTGAATTTACACGGAAGGCATTCAGTAAAGCATGTGGGAGGACTCAATCTGAATCACGTAAAAGATGGATTATTGATTTAGATAGAGATGATTATGATTCTAATAGATTATTTGAAACTGTATATGATGGTATTTGTTTTATCATTGATACGTTACATACAAATGATCAACATCAAAAATATCAAAGATTAGAAACTATTCCAACACCGAACGGATTACATATTTTAACGGAACCGTTCAACATCAAAAAGTTTTTACAGTTACCTGCAATAAAGGAGTTTGGATTGACTAATGATGATATCCAGAAAAATAATCCAACGATTTTATTTGCACCATTTTAAACTAAATAAATAAACAAAATAATATATGAAACCGATTACGTTATACAAAAAAGATTCAAAAGATAATATAAGATTCTTCACAATATTTACTGAAGGTTCTGAGATAGTTCAACAAAGTGGAATTGATGGAACTGATAATCCTGTTGAACATAGAAAGGTTGCAAAGGCAAAGAACGTTGGTAGATCAAATGAAACAACGCCAGATGAGCAGGCAATTTCAGAAGCCGAATCTACAATTAATAAAAAGATAGATAAGGGATACTTCCAAACAAAGGATGAGGCAGAAAATGAGGAAGTGATATTACCTATGTTAGCAAAATCATTTGATGATCATTATAAGAAAATAGATTGGAATGGTGTTGTTATTGGACAACCAAAATTAGATGGGATGAGATGTACGGCTATTATTCGTAATGGTAAAGTGAAATTTCAATCGAGGGGTGGTGTAGAAATTGAAACAGTAGATCATATTAAAGAAGATTTGAAAGGGTTGCCTGATGTGGTGTTGGATGGAGAATTGTACGCTCACGGGCATTCCTTTCAAGAAAATATGAAGATGATAAAGAAATACAGAAAAGGTAAAACCGAAAAAGTAAAGTTCCATCTATATGACCTTATTTCAGAAGAACCATTTATCCAAAGGTACAATGAATTACTTCGTATCGTAACTACACATCCACGAGAACATATTAGAGTAGTAGAAAATGTGGAATTAAAATCTAAAGAGGAATTGGATAGATTACACACTCAATTACTTTCTGAAGGATATGAGGGAACTATTCTCCGACATGGTAACAAAGGATATAAAGTAAATGGTAGATGTGATAGTTTATTAAAGTTTAAAGATTTTATTGATGAAGCGGTAAGAGTAATTGATATTGAACCTTCAGATGCAAGACCAGAACAAGGTGTTGTAGTATGTGAATTAGAAAATGGAAAAACGTTTAAAGCAAATCCAAAACTATCACATGAAGAGCGTGAAGAACTTTTGAGAAACAAAAAAGAACATATTGGAAAAACAGCAGAGATAAGATTCTTTGAATGGACAGATGATGGTATTCCTAGATTTCCTGTATTCGTAGGGTGGAGGCTTGATAAATAAAAAATATGACGACATTAGAAAATCAAATTAGACATTGGTTACATAAAAAAGATGAAAAGAATGCAACTCATATGTTGGTTGTATGTGATACGTTTGATTATATAGATTATCCTATATATGCAACATCAAAAGAAGAAGCAGAACTTTTATATGAGCAATACAATGATGCGGAATCAATGTCTATAGTGATGGAAGTATATAACTTATCAATGGATATTGAACAACAACTAAATGAAATGGTAGTTTTAAATTTTTAATTTGACATTGATAGAGTATTTTTGTATGTTAACAACACAAACGATAAACTAATGTTAAACTATGAAAACAGAAAAAACAGTAAAAGAATGGGAAGTGAAATCTTCATTTACAACTTACTTTGATGGCGTATATGATTATCCTGGGAAAGAGGGAGTTTCAAATACCTTTACAATGGGCGTTACTGATTTATCATACGATGAAGCAACAAACACTCTTACAGTAGAGTTACGAAAACCAGGACTATTAATTGGTAAAGCTGGTTGGATAGTAAACGATTTTGTTGAACATAGTGGTGTAGAAGTAAATATTAAAGAAAAACTATTACTAAACAGAAGACCAGATGAACCAATAGAAGAGGATAAAAATGGATAAACAAGAAAATAAAGATTACTGCATCCGTTCTCTTAAAGAAATGGGATTGAGAGTAGATGGTGATTTAGTAACACACAGTAATGTATTTGGTTCACAAGTGACTATTAATATGAACCGTGTAGATCATTTATGTGCGCCAAATGTAATATCAGCTCTCATTGAAAAATCATATAAGTTGTCAAGTCTGAATGGACAAGAGTTTGTTCGAAATAATATTAAAGAATCCTTAACTGAAAAATTATGATTACAAGAAAAGACGTAGTTGAACATACACTATTAACATTATTGGTTGAAGAAGCTGGTACTACAGAGGATTATGCTAGAAAACTGTTAGCAGAATTCACATTAGATAAGGTTATACCGTCTGTCAACGAAGAGATTGATACGTTATATGATTATAATATTAACATATCGAAACTAGAAATGGGTAGACGTATAATTAAAAACATTAATGATAAATTAGAAATTTTTAAGGGAAAACGAGAACTATGAGTTTAAAAAATGCACTAAAACAATTTACTGTTGGATTTCTATTTGCCATTATAGTTGTAATTATTATGAGAACTTTGGAATTTGATGAATTTTTCGTAGGATGGTTTGGTAGTATGGCTTTCACTGTACCATATATATATATGAATGGTTTGAAAAATGGAGATAGTGAATGAAAAAGTATATATTAAAACTAGTTCGATATTGGAACTTTGGGCTTTTTTATCAAATTTGTATCATCGGGTGGGGACTTATATTTATTAGTATTAGTTTTGCCCTAAGTGATTATGTATTAGGAACATCTCAAACAGTTTATATAAAAGTAACTGAAAAACATTTCATTGAAAAATCAATTCCACAATATATTTTAGTTGGATATATCAAAAAAGATGTTCCGTTTAAATGGAAAGTAAATGAAAATGAGTTTCATCAAATATCCATAGATGATAGATATAGATATAATTTTAGACAAGGTAAATTTACAAATAAACATTATTAATTATGATCACTTATTTACTAATAGGAATACTTTTTTTAGGAATTGTTATGGATTTTTCATTGAGAAAATACATTGATAGATGTAATGATGTAACCTTACCCGTTGCAATTCCATTAACAATAATAGTAATAATACTATGGCCTGTATTTACATTATTAGGCGCTTACCTTTTAATCACAGACCTCATGGATAAATAAATATGAAATTTGAAACATTAGGAGATTGGTGTAAATGGTTAGAGAAGAGCTTCTCTCCAGAAATTATGATACCAACGCTTCCAGTTATTATTAGATTAGATGGAAACAACTTTCATAATTGGACAAATGGGTTGGAAAGACCTTTCGATGAAAAGTTAACCGATATAATGATTGAACTTACTAAATATTTAGTAGATGAAACGAATGCAGTAATAGGATATACTCAATCAGATGAAATTACACTTGTATTATATGAAGCAAATCGACACTCTTCATTATATCATATAGGAAAAAAACAAAAAATACTTTCTAAATTAACTTCTAAGGCATCTGTTGAGTTTAATAGATTGGTTGATATTCATTTACCAAATCACAATAAAATTGCAATCTTCGATAGTAGAATTTATCAAACACCTACATTAGAAGATGCTGTTGCGCAATTACTATGGCGAGAGAACGATGCCACAAAGAATTCAGTTTCTATGTTGGCACAATCATTCTTTTCACATAAACAACTACAGAACAAAAACGGAGATGAAATGAAAAAGTTGATGTTACATTCTGTAGGTGTAAATTGGAAGGATTTGCCTGATAAATTTAGGAAAGGTACATACGTAAAACGAAGTATTGTATCATCAGCTTTCACAAAGGAAGAATTAGATACACTCCCACCAAAACACCAAGCACATACAAATCCAGATTTAGTAGTAGAAAGATCAAGGATTCAAGTAGTTCATTTTCCACCATTGAATGAAGTGGAAGATAAAGTAAAATTAGTGTTTGGTAATTAAATAGTTTGACATATAATATAAAATAAAGATACAATGATTGATGAAGTAGCAAGGTATGTAAAAAATCTACCTACGATTTCTATGAGCAACAAAGGTGGTGCAAAATTTAAAACCACTATGAGTCCAAATGAATTTGATGTATTTAGAGAAAATGGTAAGGGGTTGTATATGTGGGTTTGGGGAACTTCTTATATGAACGCAGAGAGGGGATTTGAACCACTAGTACCCAAATTCGGAGAATATGGAACCAAAGCAGAATACGGGTCAACACCCCAATCAACAATTGATGGGTATCTTGGGACAACTACAGATTTTGTAATTATATTATGGGCTGTTAATTTCAACCGATCAAGTGTTAAAATTAAAAAAGAACCGTATGTAATTGAACAAGTTGTAAGACGAACTTTATTGTCAGAGGGAGTAGGGATATATCCAGATGGAACGAGTACTGAAATTTACGAGTGTGAACCAGAACGGATCATTGAAAATGTGAATTATATTTTATATGGTAGTAAAAAACGTCTTGCATATCCGCCTAGAGATCGGCAAATTGAATTTATTAATGGATATGTGAAACATCGGAAATCAGGTGGAACTGATTACTTATTAGCCGCAATTATGAGATGGGGAAAGAATTTTGCATGGTTAACTGCAAATCGAACATTGATTGAAGATAAATATTTAAACAGAGAAAGTGTTTTCCTTGTATTGACTTCTAAACCCAATGTATTTGCTTCTTTGGAAAAGGATATAAATAAACACGTATATTATAAGGATTGGGATTATATAGAATTACAAAAAGAAGAAGATAGAACTCCTGATATTGTGAACTATAGTAATCCGACTGTTATTGCCATATCCACTCAACTAATCTATAATGAAAAATCTGGATCAGAAGTTCAAAAGTTTTTAGAGAAATTTCACTTCACTGATGTTTTTATTGATGAATGCCATTCAGGAACAAACACAGAGAACTTTGAAAAACTTATAAAACTTATCAAATCAGATCATAGAACATGGGCATCAGGAACACCATTAAAGACTTATGTTAATAGAGGATTTGGAGATGAAGATAGTTATTTTTATGATTATATCGACCAACAACAAGATAAAAGAAAAGATATTGAAAATGGAATCCCGAATGATGCAGTGACTCTTAAAACCTATATTCCATCAATTCCTAATTCTATTATTAAAAAGAATTCGTTTAAAGATGATGAACAATTCAGAATAACAAAATTATTAGCAACTGATAAAAAAGGTAAATTTGTATTTGAAGGAGATGTGGAACATTGGATGACGCAAATATTAAATGGAAAGGCTAAATATTCTCCATACCGTATAGTATCAAATTTAAATCACACAGTTTGGTTACTGCCTGGAAATTCAGTAGCATCTGCAACAGCACTATCAAAAATGCTAGAAAGATTAACAGATGAAAACACAAAAATTATTAACGCATCTGGAAATAATGTGAAAGCTGTAAGTGAGGTATTAAAAGCGGTCGATAAGTTTGAAAAATCAATAACAGTTACTATTGGTAGATTTATCGAAGGAACTACAGTTGAACCTTGGAACGCTTGTTTTGTATTATCTGAGACAACGTCACCCGAACGTTATTTCCAATTTATATTTAGAGCATCATCCCCATTAAAAGGAAAGGACGTAGCATATGTTTTTGATTTTGTTCCTAATAGAACATTTGAAATGGTGTTTGAATTTGCAAAATCAAGAGCAATTATACAAGGTGAAAAAGATCCTAAAGAAATAATTAAAGAGTGGTTGGATAATAATAATATCTATAGAAATGGAACTGGGCCCAATTTTGAAGAAGTTGATATAGAAGATGTAATGGGTGTAATCAACAATGGTGATTACCGGGAACACAAATTACATGCCACTGCTAAATCTTGGATTAATATGGATAATCTACATAAAGTACTCAGTGAGTTTCTTGATAAAACCTTCAAAAAAAATAAAGCAGTATCAACTAAATTTAGTGATAGTGAATTGAAAGGTGGGAAGAATTATACAATAAAAAATAGAGAAAAAAGAGATATAAATAAAAAAGATAAGAAGGATATTGAAACGGCATTTGATAATGTAGCTTCAATAGTATCTTCATTTCCTATGTTAGCCGATTTATATAAGGTGGCTACGGTTTCAGACTTACTCAATGAAGTGGAAGAAGATGTATTATATGAAAATACTCATTGTAATTTAGGATCGGTACGATTATTACTATCAGAAAACGTTATTAATGAATTTGAACTAAACTATTATTTATGATTACAAAAGAACAGAGAAAAATACAACTAAGTAAATATTCAATGTGTCGGGCCGGTTCATTACAACCTACACCTATTGAATTAGTAAATGAAATGATTTCAAAATTTGATGAATTGTTATTTCAAAATCCAGATTCGAAGTTTTTAGATCCAACTAGTGGAACAGGTTCGTTTCTCATCGCCCTTTATAGAAAATTGATAAAATATCATTCACATGAACATATTATAAATAATATGATCTACGGAAACGATATATCACCAACATCGGAAAAGTTTGGAATAAATTTGGGGTTTGTTAATATTACAAAAGCCGACTTTAAAAAGTTTGGTAAAGACCTTAACAAATTGAAGAAAATAAAATTCGCTGGAATTGTAATGAATCCATCATATTCCCATGGTTCGCATATGAATCATTTTAATAACGCATTTGAGTTATTAAAAGAAGGTGGAACTATTGTATGTATACATCCAGCAACACCGTTTATAACAAGAAAACCTTTAAACTTTAAAGGAAGGGTAAAAAAGATTCAAAGTATTATAAATACATATGAAACTGAACTGAAAATTATAAATGGTAACTCTTTCTTTAATGTTCAACAAGAAATACCTCTTTCTATTACAACTGTTATAAAAAGAGAGAATAAAAATATAAATGTTATATATTCTCATTACAATACTGATGATAGTATTCAATATAATTCACTTGATAATGTATTCATTCATGGTAACGATATAGTATTATCAATAAGAGATAAGATTTTTGAAAAGATGAACCAATCACTTGAGGATTATACATATAGAAATGGCGCAACGGGTGGAAATGTTTATCTACGAGTTAATACAATAGCGACGGGAATTCCTAATAACGGAGCCCCGCACCCAAATTTTAATACATTTCTAGGAAAGATGCACGAACATGATATATCATCTAGAATAACTCAAACCCCAATTGGTAAAAATAAAAAGGGTACACCGTATAATGAAATTTCGTTCAAAAATGAAAAGGAATTAGAAAATGGGAAATCTTATTTATTAACTAAGTTTGCAAGATTTTGTTTATCTTTATTTAAAGTTAATCAACATTTAGAAAGTGGTGAATTGAAAGCAGTACCATATTTAGATTTTTCAAAAAAATGGTCTGATAGAAAATTAAAGAAGTACTTTAAACTTTCTAACAGTGAATGGGATTTTATTAACGAATACATCCCAGATCGGTATGATTCTGATTTAAAAAATTAGTATTTGACTTTGATAAAAACTTTATGTATAATAGAGTATTAATAATTACTAATTTAATTGAATAAATGAATTTCGAAGAAACATTACGATTGTACGAAGCTGATGGTTGGTTAATTTCACAAGATCATCCGACTCTTCCTTTAACAATTTGGAATTATTCACTTTCCACTACATACGAACAACATTGGGATGAAGTAACAATTGCTTGTAGAGGATTGGTTACTGATAACACTACTGGATATGTTGTATCTCGTGGATTTGATAAATTCTTTAATCTTGAAGAAGATAAGCATACACCTACTGAAGATTACACTGTATATGAAAAGTTAGATGGTTCCTATATTTCTTCCTTTTACTATAATGATACATTAATTATTACTTCACGTGGCTCCTTCATTTCAGACCAAGCAATGAAGGCATACGAACTTATTGAACGATATGATAAAGATAAATTGGATAAAAATTTCACGTACATGTGGGAAATTATATATCCTGAGAATCGTATTGTGGTGTTATATGAGGAAGAGCGATTAGTTATGTTAGGTAAACGAAATTTTACTACAGGTGAGTATAAAGAAATTCAACACTACAGAGAATTTGGATTTGACGTAGTTAAAGAGTATCCTAACTTAAAATTGGAAGAACTGAAAGATTTAGAGTGGGATAATTCAGAAGGATTCGTTGTTAGATTTTCTAATGGTGATTTTATAAAGGTAAAATTCGAAGAGTACTTTAGACTTCATAAAATTATGACAGAAATATCTACATTAGGTGTATGGGATATATTACGGAACGGTGATGATATGACTAAAATATTAGAAGATGTTCCAGATGAATTCTATGACAAAATAAGATCATATGAAGAAGAACTAAAAATGAAGTATTTAGAAACAAAAGAGTTCTATTTATCTCTATTCGCAGAAGCAAAAAAAAGGGATATTGTTGAAGATAGAAAATTATTCGCTGAATATGCAATAAACTCTACTAACAAACCCGCTATCTTATTCAAAATGTTAGATGGGAAATCTTACAAACAATTAATTTGGGCTTTAATAAGACCAGAATTTAGAAAATTATGAAATATAAACATACAATTTCTATCGAATTAGAATTAACAGATGATGAAGTATCACTGTTAAAACGAGCTAAAGAAAAAGGATATTTGGAGTATAGAGATGACGGATCATATTCGTTTGAAAAGTATGCAGAACATTATAAACGAAATTGGATACTATGCCAGAAGAATCAAGATTCAATGCAAGAAATGAAAACGGCACTCTTCTAACCGCAAACTCTCTTTTTGATAAAAATCTATTAGATTTTGATACTATGGCATGGCATTACACATTAAAATTAACTAAACTGGGAGAAACGGTGGTAGAGCAATGTTAGGACAATCTTACGTATTTAATTTTGATATAGAAGATAAATGTGAAATCGAGGTAGATGTAACTCTATCCAATCATCATAAACTATCAGTAGATGAAATTTCAGATTTAATAAATCAAATGAGTGAGGAAGTATACTCGTCATTAGTAAATATTTCCGAAGAGTGAAATAATCCTTGACTTTTATCATACTATACACTATATTACTGGTGTTGAATGAGAACAACAACTTAACCTAATTATTATGAAAGTTGATAAAAAAAAGTTAATTGAACAAATTGAGGCGGTATTGACGAGTAAAGAACCAATGAGAGTTCACGCAGTTGGTAAGGCTCTTGTTCATTTATTCAATCGACAGACCAGAGAAGAACAAATCTACGAAACCACTAACAGAAATAACGGTATTGGATTCACAGGTGCCCATGGTGAGATTGGAACTTCAATGGCAAAGTTTTATATGAAAAGAGGGTTTTTAACCCCAAAACAAATAGATTACTGGCAACGACCGATAGGTAAAAAGAATCGACCAAGAATTATGATGTATAAAAAACAACTGTTAGAAGAAGCAATTAAAAAACAAACCCAAAATCAGAGTTAGTATGATAAAATCAAAAAAAGAAATCGAAAATAGACGAATTGAAATTGATTTAACTGGGCCAGAGGGGAATGCATATTCTCTTTTAGGTAAGGCAAAGCGATTTGCTGATCAATTAGAGTTAGATTGGGAAACTGTTCAAAAAGAAATGACTGAAAGTGGTTACGATCACTTAGTAGATACGTTCGATAAATACTTTGGAAGTTTTGTAACCCTTTATAGATAAAAAATATATGAATTTATTAGAAAAATTGAAAACACTTCTCCATCGAAGTTATCTATTTATATGTTTCTATTTATTTTCTTACTATTTTTCAGTGTAATGTATTATAACAATCCGGATCTGTTTTTGTTAGCATTAACGGTGGGTAGTCTATTCGGGGTAATGGCGGGCTTCTTAATATATGATACCTCGAAAAAAATAGAATATTCTAATAAGTTTTTTGAAGAATATAGAAAGATTGAAGAAGAAATTCAAACGATCAAAACCCGTAAAGAATTATTAGAGTTTCTGAATTCAGATCAATACCATAATCTCTTTGAAATGAAATATAATTCTTATAGAAAACTTCAAGAGCTAAATACCGTATTAAAAACCTTACGAAGAGTATTACAATAGATAAATGAACAAAAAAAAGAAATATTATTTTAATAAATTAACACCAAAAACATTCTGGAATACAATCTTCCCTGGCAAACAAAGAAGATGGGTATATATGGGATATGGATACAATCTGTTCAGAGAAGGAACAGAAGGATATGAGTATATAGATACATTTTTTGAATATGTAGATTCCCAAATGAGATCAAAGTGGTGTCCTAAAACAGTTTTAAGATTACTACACCTCGTAGGAAATGATAATTCTATTGTAAGGGTCAGATGGTGGTGGGCGCATAAACTCCATAGAAAACTTGCAAAAGGTATCCTTATTAATGATGTAAAAGAGAAATATGGAACGTTACGGATTTATGGATACTTCACCAATGAAATTTATGAAGAATTAAAGAAGTTAGAAAAGAAAGTTGATCCATTACTTAAAGTTTAACAAATATGATATTTATTCAAAAATCCCATTATGGAATACTACCTCATCACTTTGATGCTGCAAGTGCTCTTTATGGAGCGTTTGATAGTGGTGTATTAAAATATAAATTAGTTACTTTTGATGAAGTAAAGGAAGGTAAATATGATTTAGTAATAGATAATAATTTATTCGTAGGTTCTGTTGAGTTTATGACTGAGGTATTTAGACGAGTTGGAATAACACTTGATTGTATTCAATTACCTAGAAACTCTGATAGATTTAGTGAAATTCTAACATTAGGAGAAGTAAAGAATAGAGTAAAGGCAGGTGGTAAGTATTTTATTAAACCATTACCAACTGAATTGAAATCATTTACTGGATTTGTTATTGATGAGATGGTGTATTCTTCTATAGCAAATATATCCGATGATACGTATGTACGCGTGTACGTACATAAAAATAAAATTAAGGATATGCATAATTATAGTGGAGATCTTTTTCAGATACCACATAGATTATTTATAGAGGATATAATAGAAGAAAATAAAAAAGATTTTCCTTCTACATATATTATTGATGTAGGTATATTAAGAAATGAGCTAAACGTAGTAGTGGAGTTTAATGATATGTGGTCAATTGGAAATTATGGAGTACCCAACGATACCTATTATAGAATGTTAGTAGATAGATATTTTGATATAATTATTACTTCAGATAGAGTTTCGGCGTCATGACACAAACATACAGAGAATTTAAACAAGAAGTTTTCGATAGATGGGATACTGGTGAAATAAACGAACTAGCAGAAGACCATTTAATAGTAATCGACTGTGCTATAGAAAACAGAATTGTATATAGAGTGATCACAGAAGAGGAGTATAATGATTTAAAAATGAAAAAGGAAGCACCTAACCCCAAAACGATAATAATAAATGGAGTGGAGTATGAAGTATTTATGGATGTGGCTAGGAATTAGTTTATTTATATTTACCAATTGCAATGATATATCTAATGTAGAATATCTACCTGATTATGAAATATATTTAGACGGTAGGTTGAACAAAGATAGTAATGGTTACTATGAACTTCAATTAAATGAACATTCAAACCAAACCATTCATCGTGTCCAAGGTATGATTGAAAAAGATGGTGGTCAAATAGATAGAAGAAAAAAATTAGGATGGGAATCTTCACATAAATGGGTATTAGGTGATTCTCTTGGTATTGAAGTACGGAGATATATTCGTAGAACAGGTACTTGGGTAACAGTGGATACTATTTATGTACAGGGATTTAAGGGTATGGAAGTACCAACTGTTAATCCAGTTTCCATCACAAAAGATAGTGGTGAATTTTCAGGATTAATTGCACCAATATTTGCAATGAGAGGTGATACAATGCAAGTACAGGTTTATTATAGAGAAAGTGATATAGATGTTTCAACATTTATTAATATAATATTAATTTGACAATTGGTATATTTTTTCGTATATTATATATTATAAGTAGAAATTAAAATATTAGGTTAGGTATGGTGGTAGGGTTGATAGCCTTATCACCATTTTTTTTATTTTCTATACTTATACTTATAAATCAAACAAACTAAATATATATGAAATTAGCATATCAACAAAAAGTATTAGACAATATTTCCGCAATGGAAAAACGATTAGGTATCATTATGGATGTAGCACAAGGAAATCGTGTTTTAACAAATGATGAAATACTTAAATTAGTAAAAGAAGTAAAACACTTATCAGATTCAAATAAGGCTATTATAGAAATAGTACCAACTCAATAATTAATAACAGATGAACGTTAGAACATTACTCATTGGATTAGCCGCACTACTTATGGCTATTGTTGGTGCATACTTCTCCGTACAGGGGCTAGGTGCACTATTTTCAGGTTCTAAAACTGAAATAATGGTAATGGCAGGGGTTATGGAGTTTTCTAAAATCATAACAGCTTCATTCTTATATTTATATTGGGATAGAGTAAAATTTGTTATGAAAACTTATCTAACTATAGCAGTAATAATATTAGTATGTATTACTTCAATGGGGTTTTATGGATACCTAACTTCAGCGTTCCAGTCATCATCGAATGAGTTGAATATATTAGATCGTAGAGTAGAAGTTATTGAATTGAGAAAAGATAGGTTCAATGAACAAATAGATGCATTTAATGAAGAAAGAGGTAATTTAACATCTACCATATTAACATTATCTGAAGGATTATCAGGTAATACCATTCAATATATAGATCAAGAAACAGGACAACTAGTTACTACCACTTCATCCGCTACACGTAATGTTCTTACCACTCAATTAGAAAATGCTCAAGAAAGAAGAGATCTTCTTACTGAAAGGATAGATGCATATACTGATTCAATCACTACTTTTGATGAACGAATTTATGAACTAAGAGACGAAACCGATGTAGTAAATGAACTCGGACCTTTACAATTCTTAGCTGATGTATTAAATGTACCAATGTCAACAGTAGTAAACATTATAGCAATTGTTATAATGATAACATTCGACCCATTGGCGATATCATTGGTAATTGCATTTAACTTATCTCTTTATTATAATAGATTAGAGAAAGATGCGAAGGTCACCGTTAAGTCTCCTAATACCTATGAGGTGTATGGTGAACGAAAATCCAAACCACAAAAATCGGTTGTAAAGGATGATAATGAAAAAGTAGATGATAGTAGTAGTACTCCTATAGTAGATGATTCTGGAGAAGAATTAGAACCCCCTATAGAAGAATCTCATCTACAGCCGGAAAGTGATGTAGAAGAAGTAAAAGAAGAAGTTGTACAAACTCCAAATTTAGAAAAGAAAATAGGCAGAGTACCCGTTCACATAGACAAAAATTCAAAAGAAATTGATGGATATGATACAGATGGTGATGGTAGAATTGACGTACCAACACATTCTATGAAAGGAAGGTATGCGGATGCAAAAAAGCCATATTATACGAGAAATGATTTTGATTGGTCAAACATTTCACAGTGGCAAGATGACCAAGCCGCTGTAAATTATTGGGTTACAAACATTAGAGATAAACGCATTAACTCTAGATATCCAGATAATTTTGACTCAAAGATTTATTAAACTATTATATATTTAATTTGACATTTTATATATTTTTTTGTATATTATTATATTAGTAATATAATACGATTTGATATATGAATAATTTAGATAAACAATACCTTGAAATCTTAAATGAGATACTGGAAAATGGAGTTAAGAAAACAAATCGAACTGGCGTTGATACACTTTCTGTATTTGGTAAACAGATTAAACATAATATGGCAGAAGGATTCCCACTCCTTACCACAAAAAGGGTTCCGTTCCGAATTGTAAAAGAAGAATTATTGTGGTTTATATCAGGCTCCTCAGATATTCGTGATTTATGGAAAAACAAGGTACACATCTGGGATGGTGATTGGTACAAGAATTACTTAAATTCTACATCTGTACCTTATACATTAGAAAAAATGATCAAAATGGGAACACAGAAGAACCGTTCCCAGAAATTCCACGATTCAATATGGGATCTAGGAAAAATATATGGTTTCCAATGGAGACATTGGAATGGTCATAAATCATTCAATTCTATTACAAGTGAACTTAAATATACAAGGACAGGAATTGACCAACTAAAAAACTTGTTAAATGATTTAAAGGAAAATCCAGATAGTAGACGATTGATGGTTACTGCTTGGAATCCACAACAGTTATCACAGATGGTTCTTCCACCTTGTCATTATGGGTTTCAAGTGTGGGCACGAGAATTGACACGTAAAGAACGAGCAGATTATCTTGCAAAAAGAGTACTAACAGGAGATTTGGGAACTATTGGTAAAGAAGAAATTGATTTGAGTGAGGTAGATTTAGATAAAGAAGCGCCAAGACGGGGTATCTCTTTATTATGGAATCAACGTTCTTGTGATTTTCCATTGGGGATTCCGTTTAACATTGCTAGTTATGGGATATTATTACTTATGTTAGCAGATGAAGTAGGAATGGTACCAGAAATGTTAATAGGTAATTTTGGAGATTGTCATATTTATGAAGATCAAATTTCAGGCGTATTGGAACAATTAGAAAGAGAACCCAGAAAACTTCCCACACTTCATATCAGAGATGGAATGCACTCATGTGGAGAAGGTGATTTCATATTAGAAAATTACAATCCACACCCTACAATAAAATTCCCATTAAGTAATTAAGTATAACAATGGCACTTTTAAATTTTAACAATATAGATAAAGAGTGGATTAAAAATTACAACGCATCAATAGCTGATTTTGAGGGTGTATATCGTCCAACCTATCAACCACCTTCAAAACCACAATCAACCGAAATTGTAGCAGAGGTAACTATAGATGACACAATGAATCATCCACACCATCACCCACATGAAAGAGAAGCATTGTTAAAAGAAGTACGAAGACAACTAGCTGGTAAATTAATAGATACTATATTAGAACAAAACTTATTAGAAATTGAAGAATTCAACAAAGCTACAGATGATTATTTTCAAGACAAAAAAGTAATTAGAGCTAGATTAAGAGTTGGCTCGGAGAGGAATTGGCCTCGAACTCCACCTATCACAGCATCTGAAGTGATAAATAAAGATGGAATTACACAAGAACAAAAAGATTTTATTTGGAAATTATTACCACCGAAAATAACAGGTATAGACCCATCTAAAAATTCACTTAGACATTTACAAGTAGGATTGGAACAAACAGATGAATATAAAAAATTAGGAAATAAAATAGCAAAGGCACTAAATCAAAAATAAATAATATGCAAAATAAAATACAAGAAATGGATGAAGATATAAACATATCAGATAATGTGCCTAACCAAGCCAATGAAGGGTTAGAGTATTTATCAAAAGAAGTTGTAGAAAATACTACACCTAGACAAATCACAACAGATACTTCTATACTAAAACAAAAGGTAGAAGAATCGGAAATGACTAAAGATGAAATGGATAAGGTAACTGCAGAGTTGTTTGTTACTTTAATAAAAGAAGGAGGGTTAGGTCTTTCAGCAAATCAAATAGGAGTTCCACATAGAGCATGTATTGTAAACGTAAAAGAACCATTGGTTCTTATTAACCCTACAATTGTTAAATGGGGCCATGTGAGTACGGATACTGCTGGAGAGCGAATCGTATATGTAGAATCTTGCTTATCTATACCAAAGACAATTAAAAAACCAAAACGAACAATGAGGGTTTCTCATATAACTATTAAAACAGATAATTTGGGTATAATTGAATTCGGCCCAGATTCTACTAAATGGAAACAAGGTGGAAATGAATTATTGAAGGACGAAGGTTTACTTGAATCTGTAGTAGTTCAACATGAGATTGGGCATTTGGATGGGTTGTTAATCACAGATGATTTAGTACGTTATAATCCACAAATTGAAAAAACTAATACTTATGGTAGAAACGAAAAAGTTATGATTAAAAATGTGGATGATGATACGACGATGTATATAAAGTACAAACATGCTACTAAACTAATGAAAACAGGAAATTATGAATTATTATAAAGAAGAAAAATGTATACTATCATATGAGGTACAATCTAATGATAACAGGGAAGCTACGAAAATTAAATTTGAAGTACCTATTGATATGGATATAAAAGAATTTAAGAGGATGTGTATGCGACTTGCGTATTCAGTAGGATATGCAAATTCAAGTATAAGAAAATCATTTGGAGATGATGAGGATGAAGAAGATTTTGTAGAAAAAACCAAATTTTTATTAAATGGATGAGAAACAAATTAAAGTATTACAAACAACTTTAGTTTTTTATGGTGCAATAATTGACTCTTTGTTAGATATGTTGTATATTAATAATATTATTGATAAAGATGAATATTCTGTTAATTTAAAAAACCGAATTGAAAAGATTAAAGAAAAAAAATCAATAAATAAAAAAGCTGATCCATCTGAAATTTCTGAATTATACTGGGGTGAAGGTGGAGATGCATAATCTATACTAATACTAACTTAATATAAAACTAATGAAAACTAAAATAACATTTGTATTAATATTTTTAATAGCAAATTTATCAGGAATATCATTAAAAAAGATTAATCACTATATACCAACTGAAACTAAAGTGGTATATATAGATGAAATAAAAGAGTTGCCACCACCTCCTGGTCTAAATGATTTTTTAACAGCGATAGCATATAAAGAATCTAATAATAGACATTATGTAATTAATAGATTTGGGTATATGGGTAAATATCAGTTTTCCTTTTCATTAATTAAACGACTAGGTTATGATATTACACGATACGAGTTCCTTAATAATTCTTTATTGCAAGATGAAGTAATGATCACTCTTTTAAATCATAATAAAGAAATATTAGAAGATTTCATTTACCAATATGATGGATCTGTTATAAACGGAAATCAAATAACAAAAAGCGGAATATTGGCAGCAGCACATTTACTGGGACCATATCGAACACGTAGATACTTACAATATGGTGAAGTATCACAAGATGGAAATGGAACCTCAATAACAGAATATCTACATAACTTTAGTGGATATTCATTTAACCTTTAAACAAAGAATATGGAAACAATTGTAATCGTATTAATCATTTCAATGATAATTAATTTAGTACTAACATATGCATGTTGGAATTCTATAAAGAAAATAGAAACGTACGAAGAAGATCGTATTCGAATTTTTGTATTAATTAATAAATTACTATCAGACTTACGAGAGATTGATAATCAACAAATGTTTGAAAAAGACGATGAAGTTGGAACTATCTTTACACAACTTAAAGAGATGATTCAATTTTATTACAAATTAATCAGTGGAAATACTACAATTTATGACGAAAACGAAAAAGAAAAAGAGTAAAAATTACTTTACAAAAGAGACAGAAGAAGCTATAATACGGTATAATAATACAAATGATAGAGCTAAGAAAAATAAAATATATAATGAGTATATTCAATACCCATTTGAAAAATTAGCAGAAAATGCATATCATACATTCAAGTCATCCACTTCTTATTTAGAAACGGATGTTGAAGACAGTAAAGCAGAAATTGTTTCACAGTTAATTGAAAAAATTCATATGTATGAGGAGGGGAAGGGAAAGGCCTTTTCATACTTCACGGTTATTGCAAGAAATCATTTAACGATGAGTAATATGAAGGGCTATAAAAAGGTCAAGAAACTTACTCATATATCGGAAATGCCGGTGTATTGGGATATTGAAAATGATTTTGATGAACAAGAATTAAGTGATGAATACCAAGAACTAAAACACATTATATTAGATTTTTGGGAAGCAAATCTAAACTCAATCTTTATCAAAAAGAGAGATATGCAAATCGCGGATTCTATATTAGAGTTATTAAGAAGATCTAAATATGTAGAAAACTTCAATAAAAAACATTTATATCTTCTTATCAGAGAAATGACGGGTGTTAAAACTCACTACATTACAAAGGTTATTAAAGTAATGAAAGAATATAATCAACAGATAATGAGTGACTTCTTTGAAAATGGTGATATAAGCGATACAGAAGAAAACGGGTTTTGGTACTGAAAATAATTTCTTTATATATTTATAGTTAAAGGGATAACTATATTATGGAAGATTATACATTATTTAAGGGAAAAAAACTATCAGATTTATTCGAAGATATTTACACTAACCAAGTACAGAAAAAAATAAAAATCAATTCTTTTATAGACGAGGTACGTCTTAAAATAGTAGAGAAAGCAGATTTACTTAATTTACTTCCATTGATTAGTGATTTAATGAAAGAGGCTGTAAAAAACGATGAGCAATTAATCAAATTAGCTCAAATCGCACAAAAGATTCAATCTGTTACCAATAAGGTAGATGAGGGTAGTAATATATTAACAGAAGATGAAAAGAAGCAATTACTCGATAGTGTTGAAGAATTAAGAATTAATAATGAAGTAGAAGTATTTGAAAGTGAAGTAAATTCCCTAAAAAAGAAATTTGAAATAGAATAATGATAAAAAGTATTTCAAATATATCTACCAATCTATCCCAAACTCCTTCTCATTCTAAATCTAATAAATTAGGTGTAGTAAACGATATTATTCTAAATATTGATGAGTATAATGATATTATCCCAGATTTAGACGTAGAAAATGATACCTTACCAAAAGGAACAAATTATATTGGAGCAATTCGATTCTCACACATATCACAGGGAGTTATTGATGAAAATAACTTTGACATTGCATTCCCATATGATAGAAACTTCATTCGACTACCTTTAAAAAACGAAATAGTTGAATTAATTGAAGTATCGGGAGATTTCTACTATAAAGTAATTTTCTCACACAATACTCCAAATGTTACAGCAGATTCTACTCTTTTAGAATCATTAAAGGATGCAAAGGAATTTAATGAACCTACCCCAAATCCAATCCCATCTTACTCAAAAAATAGTAAAACAGGTATACCAAGAAATAATCCAGTAAAAAATAATAAAGACAATGTATTAGGTGATAAGTTTAAAGGTGATGAAAAAATACATAGATTGGAGTTATTCGAAGGAGATGTTTTATTAGAAAGCCGATTTGGACAATCAATTAGATTTAATGGGTATGAAGGTGGAAAATCAAAGAAAGATTTTAATCCATCTATCTTAATTAGAAATAGCGAAAGTTCTCTTTCTAAAAATGATAAGCTAATAGGTGATATAACAACAGAAGATGTGAATAGAGATGGTACTTCTATATGGATAACATCTGGAAGTAGAATTGTTAATTTTATTCCTGGTACTGTTGATAAAAACTTCAATAGTGATTTTAAAACCAAACCTAATTCATTTAAAAATTACCCAAACACACTGAAAGGTGATCAAGTTATCCTCTCATCTGGTAGATTAATTTTTTCATCTAGAAGTGCTGAAACGTTATTCTATTCAAAGGGGAATATAGGGATAATAAGTGATAGCAATTTCTCATTTGATCTAAGAGGTGGTATTTTTGGTGAAGTAAAAGATAATATTGATATTATTACAAACGATAAAAACATATTTCTTAATACTGGTAACGGTAAGATCAATTTGGGTAATAAGGGATTAGAACCTGTGGTATTGGGTGATACTTTATTAGATTTGATGTCGGACATGATTGATGCTATTCTTAAACAATCATACGCTACCCCTTCAGGGCCAACATCCGTTGCCCCATTAAATCAAACACAATTTAGAAATATAAAATCTAAATTAAGAACAATGTTAAGTAAACAGAATAAAACTTCTTAAAATGTCATGGCAAATCTTTAAACAACGAATGACACAACTACAACAGAATCCAAATTCTGTTTCAGTAGATGATTATGTTCGTAAGTTTGTAAGTGAATATGATAGTTGCATCCGTAGAGGATACGATATGGTAAACTACGTACCACTACAAAAAGGAAATACTGAAATAATGTCTACAATAGTGAATGGTACATTATTAATACAACAGCGAAATCCAAACCAAGGACCCTTATTACGAAATTTAGGAAATGCAGTTATGAGTTATTGGACAGGAGGAATTGGTGCAACATTTCCCTCACCTAAATCACCACCAGGAACAGGAATCCCTTGGATACCAGCTCCAGGTTCATTTTCCAATATAGGAATTATTTCACACACAATAGTCAATCCAGGACAGTGGACAATTGACTTACCTACACTACCTACACAAAATGTTGAAGGATGGTTAGATAATTTTATTATTATAGCACAGGCACATCTTCAAACCGTATCAGGATTAATAACGACTACTTCTTTATATCCACCATTTGGCACTCCGGGTCCAGGTATTATTTTTTGGACTGGTTATATGGTTAAATGATTTTATCCATTTTTTATGTTTTTTATATTTATATAGTACAAACAAAATATTAATAAAATGAATACTGGTAAAAAAAATAAAATTAATACTGATAAGTTATTAGAAGCTATACAAATACTAATTAAAGAAGAGATTAAAAAGAATCTTCCAAAATTAGTTAAAGAAGTGGTTAAATTTGAAGTAAAGAAAGCAGAAAAGAGAATTTTGAAGGAAACTAAAAAAGTAACTGTAACTTCAAGCAATACTACTCCATCTAAACAAACACAATTAGATGAAATTGAAGATCCGTTCGATAAAGCGGAAGCAGCACTGAACACTCATAGAGAACAGGAAAAGAATTTTAGTAAAGATCCTATGATTAATAAAATGTTAAATGAAACTGCATCTAATTATAAACCAGGACAAATGGCGGGTGGGTATGATTCTACTATACCGTTTGAAACAGATGAACGTACAATTAGTGTAAATTCAAGTAATGTAAATAGTGTAGCAGGTAGAAGTTCAAATGGACAGGGAGATTTAGCACAAAAATTAGGATATGGTGAGTTTTCTAAAGCATCTATGATTCCTTCTTCAACTCACTCTGGTAGGACTGTTGATATTAACGATCCGAATACACAGCCAGTTATAAAGGCATTAACAAGAGATTACTCAGAATTAATGAAACATATGAATAAAAAGAAATAAATAAATGGCTTACGAAATAGGAAGAAAGAATGTAGTTGATACTACCGAATTTGGTGATTACGGACTAGGATTAAAACTTCCCATTGAAAGAGGTAATCGTTCATATTTCGATATTAACTACACAACAATAGAGCAAGCCAAATCAAATTTAAGAAATTTATTACAAACTAGAAAGGGTGAGAGAATAATACACTCTGATTTTGGTACAGATCTTCATAAATTAATGTTTGAACAAATTAATGATGAAAATTTCTCAGATAGAGTATTTGATTCAATAGATAGTGCTATTAAAAAATGGTTACCTTATATCGTAATAGAAAATATAGATGTAGATTTATCACCAGAAAATATAGATAGAAATAGAATAGATGTTACGTTAGAGTTTAAAATGGGAAAGACGCTAGAAACAGATACAATACAATTTACTATAACAGGATAATATGGCAACACCAAAAATACAAAAACGAAATATTCAATACTTAAATAAAGATTTTTCATCTTTTAGAGAACAACTTATTGATTTTTCTAAAACATACTTTCCAAAAACATTTTCGGATTTTAATGAATCATCACCGGGAATGTTATTTATTGAAATGAGTTCTTATGTAGGTGATGTACTATCATATTATATTGACGATACATTAAAAGAATCATTAATGGTTCACGCACAAGATAAGCGAAATGTTTTATCATTAGCGCAATACTTAGGATATAAACCAAAAGTAACTTCACCTGCAATAACGACACTAACGGTATATCAGTTAGTACCATCTATTGAAAAGAGTGGAGAATACGTACCTGATGAACGATATTTTATAAAGATTAAACCTGGAATGGAAGTGGAATCACAATCTAATTCCGAACTTCGATTTGTTACTACTGAATCGCTAGATTTTTCAGTTGAATATGACAGAGAGATTTCTGTGTATCAAACTAATGAAACAACTGATGTGCCAGAGTTTTATTTGGTTAAAAAATACATAGATGCGATATCAGCTACAGTTGAAACTAGATCATTTGATTTTGGTTCACCAACACCATTTAATACGATTAATTTAACAGATACAAATGTTATCTCAATAGAAGATGTTAGGGATGAAAATGGAACAAAATGGTATGAAGTTCCGTATTTAGCACAAGAAATGATATATATAGATTATCCTAATACAGAGATAAACGATCCTTCATTATCACAGTATAAAAATTCAGTACCATACGTTTTAAAATTATTAAAAACACCAAGAAGATTTGTAACAAAGGTTAATGAAAATAATACAACTACATTGACATTTGGAGTAGGAAACCCAGAAAATAGAGATGAATTATTAGTTCCCAACTTTAAAAATGTAGGTCTTGGTTCAAGAAATTCAATCAGTAGGGTAAATGATTCATTCGATCCTACAAACTTTTTAAAAACACGATCATACGGTCTATCGCCTGCGAACACAACATTAACAATTAAATATCTTAAAGGAGGTGGTTTAGAAACAAACGTAGCAGTAGGTGATCTGACTAGAATCGTGAATATAGAATTTGATGTGGACTTTTCTACGTTATCTCCACAACAAGTTCAATTAGTAACATCCATTCAATCTTCAGTGGCAGTTGAAAATGAAGTACCAGCAGTTGGTGGGAGAGGAGCTGAATCATTAGAGGAAATAAGAGAAAACTCTTTAGCAAATTTTGGAGCACAGAACAGAGCAGTAACTAAAAAAGATTATATAGTTCGAACATTATCACTTCCACCAAAATATGGAAGTGTAACAAAGGCATACGCTACTGCAGACGGAGAATTGGATAATAATTCACCTGCTTCTATTCTATCTACCCCTTCTTCATTAGAAGAATTTTCTAATTTGATATTGGAATATTCATCTCGCGTTGATATAGATAAGAATGAAGTGAAAGAAAGTGTTAAGAACTTTTTAGTTGGAAAGAAAAATAACTATGATGAAAAAAACAATCCGTTTGCCGTTAACTTATATGTTTTAGGTTATGATTCTAATCAAAATTTAACAAATATTAATCCCGCAATCAAGCAAAATTTAAAAACATATTTAAATGAATATCGAATGCTAACAGATGGTGTTAATATTACTGATGGGTTTATCGTAAACATCGGAGTAGAATTTGATATTATTGTATATCCAAACTATAATAAAAGAGAAGTATTATTAGAGGCCATTGAAGAACTAAAAGATTATTTCAATATTGATAACTGGACATTTAACATGCCGATAAATTTAAGTGAAATAGAAGTATTGATAGCAAGAATAGAAGGTGTATCAGCTGTTCCATCTTTAGAAATTAAAAATAAATGTGGGGGTGTATATTCACCTAACTCATATAATATTAAAGATTCTACACAGAACCGCATGATTTACCCTTCATTAGATCCATGTGTGTTTGAATTGAAATACCCAAACCAAGATATCCGAGGACGAGTACTATAATGTATAAATTATTAAAATCAACAAAAGATGCTACTATATATCAAAATAACCCTAATACAAACACTGGGTTAGATTCTATATTAGAGATAGGGAGTACTCACTATGAAGGTGGTGTAAGCAGGATTCTTATTCATTTTAATTTAGAAGATATCAATAATATAGAAGAAGCTACTTTATTGTTATCTGAAACGGAAAGTACCGAAATACCATTAGATTATTCCATCGAAGGATATTTAGTATCTGGAAGTTGGGATATGGGAATTGGTAAAAAATTAGAACAAAATGATATAACAGGTGTTAATTGGAGTGAAAAAAGTGAAAATGTACAATGGGCAGAAAGTGGAAGTGATTATTATTCAAGCATTTCCGGATCTCATACATTTGAATATTCCACTGCAGATTTAGCATTAGATATTTTACCATTAGTTGGTGAAGTAATAAGTGGTTCAATTATTAACGATGGATTTTTAATTAAATTTGATGAGTTTGGTGAAACATCTACTAATGGAACAGGTGTATTAAAATTCTTTAGTAAAGAATCACACACAATACATCAACCGAAATTGAGAATAGGGTGGGATGACCAAACTCACGTTACTGGTTCGTTACTACCTGTTGATATTGATGAAAGTAGAATAGTTATATTATTTGATGATTCATATAAAGTAGATAATATTTATACAATTAGAATAAACGCAAGGGATCAATTCCCAATAAAAGATTTTGATGAGTATTTTAGATTCAGTGTTAATAAATATTTACCTACATCAACATTCTTTTCTGTTCAAGATTTTATCACAAAAGATACTATAATTCCATTTTCAGATTATTCTAAAGTTAGTTGTGATGAAAAAGGAAACTACATTATATTAGATTTTAATGATTGGGAAAGTGGAAGAGTATACGAATTAGTTATTAAAACAATTATAAATAACGATACAAAATATTATAAAAATAAATTTACATTTAAAGTTGTAAAATAAAATGAATGTTAAAACTAATTTAGAAAAACCTATATATGACGTATCACAACTTAAAAGGGCGATAGATACGAATGTAGTAGAGTTAAAGCCTAATTTTCCAAATGTGAATTCTGATTTAGTTTTAACTGAAATATATAATGAAAAGTTATTATCTAATGATAGTTTAAGAGGTGAGTTAAATAATTTAGTTAATGAAGATGATCAATTACAACAAGAAATTGGAGATTTAAATTCCGCAATAGAACAACTTCAAATCGAATTGGAAGAAAGCATGACAGGTAAAACCAATTCAATTTCACAACTTCAAATATTGAATAATGAAATTTTAAAGTTAGAAACGTTATTAAAAGAAGCTATACAAAAAGCAATTGAATATGGTATTGATAAAGTTTCAATTGCTGCTCAGAATGATGTGGCTAGAGTTGCGATTGAAATTACAAATAAAGAAATTGAAGAGTTAAAAAGTGAATTACGTATATCTGGCGATAGTTCTAAAATGAAAGAGATATTAACAAATTCAAAATTTGATACGGAATTTGATCTACCTGATGTGCCAGATGATGGAACGCTGCCTGATGATACAGATGATCCAATTGATGATTTGATAGATCAATTCTCTCTAAATAAAGTAAAAATAGATCCGATCGGACTTTTTGAAGTTAGTGCAGATAATAGAAACACCAAACCAACTATACCATTTTCTGTTTCAATTACGAATAATAACAAAGAATCAGTTCATATAAGAGTTCAACATATTGAAGACTCTAAAAATTGGAGAGCATGGTTAGGATTTCAACCTACCTATATAGTCCCTGCAAATGGGAGCACAACATTAAACTTTGAACCAATTGGTTCAATAGTCAGTAAGTTAAAACCAGCAAACGGAATAAGTTTTAGAGGAACACGAACATACAGAGGTAAATTATTAATATTTGTGAACAATGTAGAACGTTCTTCTATAGAAACTATAATTAAAAAATCAAAATAAAATATGTCATTACAAAAATATAAAAAAATAGAAAATAAAAGAGGATACTTTATTGATGATGTAGATAGTAAAGTATACGAAAAAGGAGTACAACCTTCTTTATATGGAAGTGGTACATCTGATGTACTTCGATTTTCTTTATATGATGTAAATGATAATATACTTCCCCAGACGAAATATGGAAATGTTCGTTTCATAACATCAAACCAATTATCAACTTATTTCAAAAAAGTGAGGGATACGGATAGAGGGAGTAACCAAACTATTAAATATGAATTAGATGTAGATGCGTTAATAGAAGAAGCTGGGTATAACACAGGTATATTTAAAGTAGAGGTTTTGTTAGTTAATGATAGGGTTGGAATTGATAAACAACCTATGAGGGTGTGGATTCATGAAGTATCTCCATCCAGAACAGAGATAAGAGTACTACCGATTAAAGTAAATAATACCGAAGGTGAAGCGGAATTAAAAGAACGATATGAAACATTTTTAAAGAATGGAATGTTTTTTGATGATATAAAAGAAATGATGCCGATTTATTTGGATAAAATTAATATTAATGATATAGAAAAAGTAATATTAGATGATTATGGAAATTCGTTTTTAAATGAATTAAAAAAGCAGTATTTTACATCCCAACAATTATCTAAAACATTTATTGATATTTTAGATACTTATAGAGAGGTGATGAATTATATAATAGAACATAGAGATGCTAGAATAGGAAGTAGTACATATGGTAATAGATTAACAACAAAAGAACCTATATCATTAAACGTTCATAATGTAGCATTACAAAAAATGAGAGAATGTATTGACTATCATCTTCCAAAATTTTCTATAAGAGAAAAGGCAGAAATAACATTTACAGAAATATAATATGGCAACAGCAGATTCGAATTTAAATTTTAACTCTCCCAACGATGAGCGGGGACTGGATAGTAATCCAGATATTGAAACTGGTAGCGGAGAAGGTAATGAAAGTCAAAGTGGTGGTACAGGGGGATCTTCAGGCGGCGGTGGTGGTAGTGGTACAACTTATTCAATCGGTAAAGTAGCAATTACATTTAAAACAGATAAAAAAGGATATACTGCAAAAGTAGGGAATTTAACTACACAAATATCTAATAATATTGGTACAAATTCGATAAGTATTCGTTCATTAAATGGTACACTTGCTGAAGTGCGAAAGGAAAAATATACACCCGATGTTACTTATAGATTGACTTACATCGAACCTTCAAATAAGTCCGGTGGTGGAACAAGTGGAGGTGGTGGTAGCGATCCATCCGAATTAGACGATAATATAAACAGTGATATACAAGTAAAATGAGTTTAGGAAAAATATTAGTCCAAACATTTAATAAAGATGGTAATGAGATAGGAAGGAGAGAGGTGCCAGTTGGTAATGTCGATGGATCTGCTCAAATTGTGTTGGATTTTCAATTAGAACTTAACACTCCACCACCACCGACACCTACTGCTTCGTTAGTATTTAAATCACCTACTACTAATTCTATTAACTTAGAATATACAACTAATAATATTCCAAGTAAAAATATCCAAATCCAATATAAAAAGGATGGAACTAATGATATCATTGATAGTATCAATAGAACAGGATCTAAAGGTATCTATACATTAGTAGGATTAGAACAAAATACTACGTATGAGGCATCTGCTTATCAATTGGATAGTAGTGGTAGGATAATACAACCGAGATTGGCTGTGGCTAAATTTAACACCTTAAAAGCAGAATCACCACCTTCATCTAATGTACCATCTCTAAAAATTAATCCATCTTCGATTAATTTTGATATTACGAATAGACAAGAATTAAAAATCCAATTAACGGAATTATCAAAAGCAGATCAAGTTCATATTACAAATCCAATTGATCAACCAAAAGGACAACATACCTATAGTAAAAGTAATGTAAAACAAGGAGATTACATTACTATATCAACGGATTTTATAAATGGAATTGGGCAACACAAAGTATTATTAAATGCGGTAAATAGAAATGAACAACCTAATGTTTCAGGCGGATATAGATGGTTGACTATTAATGCTATTGATCCAAATACAAAACCACCATATATTCCACCATCTTTAGTACCTGAACCAGAGCCGGAGATACCTCCTGTGGTTACACCACCACCGCCACCTCCACCATTACCTATAATGGATAATATCAGATATCCAAATAAAATTATGGGTGCCGATTACAGAGGATTTAATACTGATTTCTCAATAATATATAGTTCACAACATGCAACTACTGTAGATGTTAGTATAGGTAGAGAGTTTAAACAATTTGGTACATTTGGTACACAACATACATTAAATTTCAATATTCAAGATTTAATGAACAAAGGATTTTCTATAAATCCAAATAATACTAGTGATTTTTCATTTTGGGTTAAATTTTTACCTAAAGATGGTAATCGTATAGGTGAACAACAAACCGTTCAAATAACGTATGAAAGTTCACCATTACAATTAACACGTAAGGAAGCAGAAGATCGAATGTATGAAACGATCAAACGTAGATTAGATTTATCTATATTTGATGAATACAATTCTAAACATTTGACTCATATTGCATCGTTTGACAATGATGATTTTACACTTATTTCAAATTGGGATACCGATGATGTAACATTTACAGAGTTTACTTTAGATGAACTAGGAAATGAGATACCTACAAATGGAGAAATAGAAGAATCATTAGTTCTTAAATTATATGAACCACTTCCTACAGATATAACACCTAATTCACAATTATGGATATCTAAAATAAAATCAACTCCTTATATAGATCAAGTTGTTAAAACAGAACATCAAACTGAATCTTGTATGAAGTTGAAACCCGCAAACTTTGATGTAGTAAGCGGAGATTCATTTGGATATGAAATATTTAACGATATCATTGGTAGTGGTTCGGTATCTTCTACTGAATTAATAAATAAGTACATTGATAAATCAGGCATTGATACTCAAAAATTAGAAATTATATATGCAGATGATACTGATATTTTATTCTCTAATTTTGTACATTTTGGATCTGCGGAAGAACAAGTTGTTAACTCAATGTATAAAATAAAGGTTATTGAGAGCGTTGAGGAACGGATAACTGAGTTAGAGGATAATGTTACTGGTATAAGTATTGAAAGAGATAATGAAGTAAAACGTCTAACTACAAGAATAAATGAAATAAAAGGTGGTTTTAGTGGGTTTGAAAATTTCATCTATAATAACACTCATCCATTATCATATCCAAAACAAGGAAATGGTGATTTGTTAAATTCAACCAATTCGACAGTTGTTTCATGGTATAATGGAATGGAAGTATCTGCAAAAGAGTTTGATAAGAATAATTCTAACAAACTATCCAATAATTTACCAAACCATATTAAAATAGATACAAATAACGAAGAATTTTTATTATTCTTTGATATGATTGGGCAACATTATGATATTTTGTGGTCGTATATAAATACAATTAAAGAATCTAAAATTGTTGAGGCTGAAAAGAATAATGGTATCATTGATGATTTAGTGTATCATATGGTGTCTTCATTTGGTTGGGAATTAAACTCTTCAGTAGCAAAACAACAACTTTGGGAACTTGCGTTCGGTGCAGTTGATCCAGAACAACAATTAGTGGAGAATTCTGCAGGTTCTACTTATCAAAAACAAATTTGGAGACGTATATTAAACAATCTTCCATATTTATTAAAAAATAAAGGAACAAAACGTTCAATACACGCTATATTATCGACATATGGGATTCCACAATCATTATTAACTGTTATAGAGTTTGGAGGTCCTAGAAATCCGAACGATGCAAATACAACACAATTTACGTATGATGAGTTAAGTGCTTCTTTAGTATTTAATGGTACATCAAAAATAGAAGTTGATTGGAAAGAATACAACGTAACAGATGGTATACCAAACGGAATAGAATTAAGAGTTAAAACAGATAATAGAACTTCACAATCGTTAGTTCAATATGATACTAATTGGAATTTGACATTAGAACCATCAACAGGAAGTGAAGATTTAGGATATTTACAATTTGAAATAAATACACTATCTGGATCAGTATCAGGAAGTGAAACGTTCCAATCCGAACCATTTTTAGCATACAATAATGAATATTTTTCTGTATTGTTAAATAGAGAAGTGGTTGGTTTAAATGAAACATTTACAGTGTATGGACAGCAAGCAGATCAAGGTAGAATAAAATCATATGGTTCAGGTTCTGTTTCAACTCAATATTCGATGTGGGATGTAAGTATTCCATCTACAATTGAGATAGGTGATGGTTTTATTGGTAATATAGATGAATTTAGATTATGGAAAGTACCATTAGATAAAGATAGATTTAATAATCATACATTATCTCCAGATAGTATTGATGGGAACCAATTTAAATCTTCTACTATTGATTTAATATTTAGAATGGATTTTGAATACCCTAAAAATAGAGGTATAGATACTGAAATTAAAAATGTTTCTCCAAATTTCTCATATGGAGAATACGGAACCGCTGTGGGATTCCCTTCTATTACAGAATATCCATATTCTCATTTTACATATGATAGAACGGTTACCGCTGATATTCCATCGTTAGGATTTACATACAGTGATAAGACAAGAATAGAAGATATCGAACTTATAAGTGAGTTATCCTCTAAATCTCGCTCAACAAAAAAATCATTTGATCGAGCGCCTGTAGATTCAAATAGATTGGGGTTATTCTTTTCTCCAATGAAAGAAGTTAATATGGATATTGTGAAATCATTCGGGAGTTTTAATATTGATGATTATATTGGAGATCCTTCCGATACGTACAGAGATGATTACAAAGAACTTAAAAAAATAAGAAAATATTATTTCCAACGATTGAATTTGGATATCTACGAGTATATTCGTCTAATACGGTACATTGATAAGTCTGTATTCAAAATGGTAGAGAATGTAATACCATCTAGAACTAAATACTCTAAAGGATTATTAATCGAACCTCATTTTTTAGAAAGATCAAAAGTAAGATGGGATAAACCAACAGCAGAATCTTCTTTAAATGAAGCGAAAGTTGAAGTGGGTGAAACTATTAAAACTATTGCTGAAGAAATTGGGAGGTACGTAGAAATTGATGCAAGTGAAGAAGTAAATATATTAACTACACTTCCATCATACGAAGCTATCATCAATGAAGAAGATTTTACAGAAATACAAGTAGATTATAGAGAATTACTTTCAAAAATAGATGTAGAAGATTTAACAACTGTGATAGGTGATTATAAGAATTTATTTGCTGAAATTGATGGTATTATTTCACCAACTATAACAAGTGAAGTAGATGCATTTGGGTCACAGACACAAATTGGAATGGGTGGATTTGAAAATCCAGCAGTTGGAGGATTTGGAATATTTGGTAACAATGGTTATGTAAGTAGAGTATACAGAGATTCATTTAACAATATCAAAAGAGAAGGTTTATATGTAGAATTATTTAAAGAAAGAAACATAGTATTGATGCCAAGTGGTAGTGAGTTAGTAGATGTTGAGCAATTTTCTTATAAATTAAACACGCAACCTGTAAGTGGTTCTTCACCAACTTCAATACCAGGAGACGGAAGTATTGTTTCTATTAAACCACTTGAAGGATATTTAAATTCACATTATAAATTTAGACATGGGCTTTCAACTGGATTGGAACGATCATATTACTTGGGGTCTACCAATTCATCTGAAACAACATTAGATGGTTCCACTGCTGTTGAAGTATTCGTTACTAATCCAAATACGTTACGTGTAAGTGATTCAGAACGTGGAAGTGGAGAACCAATCTTGATAGTAAGTGATGAATAAAAAATATAAATGGTAAATTATTATCAAAATTAAAAATTATTATACTTATAGTATATACAACTAATTAAATTACAACAACGATATGGGATATATAAACGGAAACGGAGAAATTATAGTAGATGCCATCCTTACAAAAAAAGGAAGAGAGAGATTGGCAACTGGATTGGGAATTGAAATTACACAATTCGCATTGAGTGATGATGAAATTGATTACACTTTATATGAACCAGCCCATCCAAAAGGTTCAGCGTTTTATGATGCAGCAATCAAAGCCACACCTATCTTAGAAGCATCTCCAATAGAAACACAATCATTGAGAAATAAATTAGTAACTTTACCAAAAAATACAACAAGAATTCCTATTGTAACATTAGGTGTAGAAAGTATTACAGTAAATCAAAATTCTGGCGAAGTTGCACTAACACCATCTACTAATCCAACAAGAAATAGAACAGCTGGCTATACCGCAGTTCTAGCAAATAAAGAAGTAGGTACTATCATAGGTGAAGGATTAGATGTTTCCGCAGGAACTACACCAATATTTTTAGGTGATGAAGTTACTTCAACTGCACAGGTAACGACAGGTTTAGAATTTAGATTTATTCCAAACCCATCTATCACAAAGACAAAACAAACTACTTTAACAGTTTATGGAAACGAAACAGGAGGTTCTGTAACTATTCCAATAACAATAAATTATATAGAAAATAACTAAAATTAATTATGGCAAGAATAACAGGAGAACAGGGAGCATCCCTATCATCAAGACTTCAACAATATTTAGATTCAGCAGGAGGTGATTTATCATCTGCTCAATTACAAAATCTTATTAATGAGTACCTACAAGGTGCAGATGAATTAACAACTGTTTCTGGTGTTTCTGCTTCAGGTATTTACAAACGATTTAATGAGTTCGATAAAGTAGAAGGTAGACAAGAAGTAGTAACTACTGGATTATGGAGTGGTGGAAGAGGATCATTGGAAACATTTTTCACATCATCCGAACAAACAGGTTCCGTTTCAGGTAAATATTATTGGAACGTATATCAAGCAAATCCAAATGAAGGTGATGGTTCTTATGATGACGGAGCAGAAACACAATTATCAGTAGCATACGGACATAGCGTGGGTAGTGGTTCTGTACCATTAAATTTTAACGATGATGCATTATTTCCAACTAGAACTACGTATGGTCAATATAAATCATTATTATTACAACCAGTAGATGATAAGTTTACGTTCTTAGGTGAGTATGATTCTGATGATATTTATGTTATCAATATATCAAGATCTAGATACAGAGAAAGAGTTGATCCGGGTAATATATCATTAATGATTTCAGGTTCATCAGGAAGTTTTGAATTTATTGATGATAGCGGAATGAAATTTGAAAATGAATTGGGTGTAAGTGGTAAAGTATTTAATATCGTAGAAGGAAACTTATTACTTGGTACACAAAACGATTCAGTGGTTTTAAATACAACTGATTCTGCTGGTAGAGGATTTGGATTATTTTATCCTGATCATGGTATTATTATTCTTAATCCAACTGCAATGCATGATAAAATAGGGTCTGTTGCAGATATTGATGGAGTAGAGCAAGTTGCTCCTGTGTTAGTTCCTTCAGGTGGATGGACAAGTGGTGATACTGATATTGCAAATCACGCCCTAGTATACAATATGGTTAAATTAGGTGGTGATTTAGAAGGTAGACGAAAAGAAAACATATCAACTTCTCATTATTTTGTAAGAGCTACTAATAGAGAATTTAATTTTTCAAATAATCCTACATTTGCGGATAGAACGACAGGTGAATTTGTAGAAGAATCATTTGAAAGAGATCCAAAAGTGTTTATAACTTCTATTGGTCTTTATGATAGTTCGAATGAAATGTTGGCGATTGCTAAAACATCTCAACCTGTGGCTAAATCCTTCGATAAAGAAGTTTTGGTCAAGGTGAAAATTTCATTTTAATAGAGGATATTAATTAAAAGTATAAAATTAAAGTTTCTTATATTTAATTATATAAGGAACTTTTTTATAGGATCAATAAATGTATAAACAAATACCAGATACCGATAGCTCAATTAGACCATTTCAAGTATATAAGAGATGGTTATTGGATGAAAATGATTTACCTGTATTTAGAATACAAAAGTTAATCGGTGGGGAATTTGATCCAACTACTGCCCCAACTACAAATGGTGTGTACCAATATCCGTTATACCAATCAATAAAAAAACAATACTACAGTGATGATATAGGTAGTATAACAGATTTAGGAGATAGAAAGTATAGAGGGATAAATATTGAACGTACTTTATTTGAAGATGCTATTGTATTTTCTGTTCCGCCAATGATTTATGGTGAGGGGATAAGAAGAACTACATTTAAACTTTCAAATTCTGTAGAAAATATAACTATAACAGATGACGGTTACTCTAACTTATATAGTAATACCCATACCATCTATAAAACAAAATTAGTTAATTTAGATGATAATATTCTCATATTAACTAATAATACTATTGATTATACATTTGAAATAAATTCAATAGATATTAATGCAAACTCTATTATTTTAACATATGAAAATGAAACAAAAGAGTTCACATTATTAGAATTGGATACAAATGAAAATATTTTAATTATAGAGGAACCGGAATTAAGTATAGGCGGCCTTACACTTTATTCCGAACAAATTGGAAATATATTTTATGAATCGGGAATAGTTGTAATAAATGTAGTTAGTAGTAATGTATTAAGTTTTCTTAGTGAATTCAATATTGAATTGAATAGTACAAAGACTATTTACGAATTGGAGTATTTTTTAACCGTAGAAGAAGACGAATTTAATGTTTCACAAAACCCAACTGCAATAGAACAGATACCAATTTTGGGTGTATTTGGTGAAGAAACTACAAAAACAATACCAATTGTAAAACGTTCATTTATATCTGATTTTAACCCATCGGTTTCAGGCTCATTTAATGATTATGAGAAAATAGGAATATTAGACCAAACAGGTTCCTTTTTAGCTCCTTATATTACAACTATTGGATTATATAACAATAATAGAGAATTGTTAGCTATTGGTAAATTAACTCAACCGATAAAATCTCTTCCCGATTACCCAGTAAACTTTGTTATACGATTAGATACGTAATTTTAAAAAACCTTATACTTATACTAAAGGGAAATAAATTATGGCAAAAACAATATTAGATATCTATAACGCTTCAGATTTATCATCAAAAATTGATAAAAGTAAAAGTAAAACACCTATAACAAAATCAAAACTTTCCGACAAGGAATTAGAGCAAGCACGAAATGGCGCTGTACCAACAACAAGATATTCAGATACACCTAGAGGTTAAAATGAATTGGTTATACAATAACAAGGAAGTTTCATCAATAGATGATTTTCCAAAAGATACACAAGGGTTTGTATATAAAATAACTCATATACCAACCGGGAATTACTATATCGGAAAAAAATCTATTATCTCTATTCGTAACGTTAAGATTGGGAAACGAGAACTCGCTAAAATAAAAGAAGAACGAAAAGAGAAAGGTATAGGTGGTAGACCACCATCTAAAAAAAGAGTAGTGAAAGAATCAAAATGGGCAGATTATTGGAGCTCAAATGATTGGATAAAGGCTGAAATTAAAAAAGGAAATAAAAAAGATTTCAAGAGAGAAATACTACAAGCATATCCTACAAAAAAATCACTAACTTATGGTGAGATAGAGGAACAAGTTAAAAGAGATGTTCTTCGAGATGAAAAATCACTAAATGGTAACATACTATCTAAGTTCTTCAAAAAAGATTTAATTGACATTTAATATATTATTTTGTATATTATATGTTATATAATAAAACATATGATTTCATATAGAGATAAGAAAACGATATTATCTATTTTGTTTTCTAAATTAGGTTCATACGAAAAGGCGTCCGACCAAAATTATAAGTTTCATTGTCCTTTCTGTAATCATCATAAGAAAAAATTAGAAGTTCATGTGGAAAACCAAAAGTGGAACTGCTGGGTATGTAATACCGCAGGTCTAAAAATCCACAACCTATTAAAAAAAGTTGGCACGGATTATGAATCCATAAAAAAAGTAAAAAATGTTTATAAAGATGTTACATCTTCCTATCATAAACATAAAGAAGAAAAACCTAAAATATTCTTACCAAAGGAATTCGTTCAGCTATATGATAAACAAGATAGTAAAAATCCTATATATAAACAAGCTTTATATTATTTAAAAGGTAGAGATATTGATGAACGATTAATACGAAAGTATAATATAGGTATTAGTGATGGTGGAGAATATGACGGAATGATAATTATACCATCTTACGATGAAGAAGGTGATTTAAACTATTTTGTTAGTAGAACAACTTCTGATGAAGGTATGAAGTATAAAAATCCACCATTTTCCAAAGATGTAATAATGTTCGGAAATCAAATCAATTGGAATTTGCCAATAGTATTATGTGAAGGGGCTTTGGATGCGATAGCTATTCGTAGAAACGCAATACCGTTGTTAGGTATAATTATACAACCAAGTTTAAGAGAAACAATATTTAATAAGGAAGTAAAACATTTATTTTTTGCATTTGATAATGAAGCTAAAGCTATTGAAAGTAGTATGAAATATGCTACTTACTTTTCAGATAATGGAATAAAAATTACACATCTAAAATTAAATGATAAAGATCCAAGTAAAATTGGATTTGGGGGAATGGTTTCGTTAATGAAATCATCAAAGGAAACATATTGGGATGATATGTTATTATCAAGATTAGAACTAGTATGACACATTTAAAATATTTTGAAGATCAACAATTCGATTATGTCTATCACTTAGCGGATTTGCATATAAGAAACTTAAAAAGACATGCTGAATATAGAACTGTTTTCAAACGATTTCTCAGTACTGTTAAAAAAGATAAGCTAAAAAATTCACTTATTTATATCGGTGGAGATATCGCTCATGCTAAAACTGAAATGTCACCTGAGTTAGTACAGATGATAAGTTGGTTTTTAAATGAATGTGGAAATTTAAGACCAACTGTATTAATTACAGGTAATCATGATTGCAACCATAAGAATCCATCCAGACTTGATGTATTAACTCCTATAGTAGAAAATATTAACAACCCAAACGTAGTGTACTTACGAGATACTGGAGTATATGAGATTGGAAATCTAACAACAGGAGTATATTCTATTTTAGATGAAAAAGAAAACTGGCCTGATGGGATGGATGTTGAAGGAGAGCATAAAATTTGTTTCTTTCACGGACCTCTCAATAGAGTAAAGACTGATATTGGGTACGAAGTAGTATCTAGACATTTTAATCAGATGACATTTGATGGGTGGCATATGGCTATGCTTGGAGATATCCACAAACGACAAACTGTACAAGAATATAATGAGAAAGAAAAAAAACCAATAATACAATACTGTGGTTCGATGATCCAACAAAACCATGGAGAATTATTAGAAAATCATGGTTACTTATTATGGGATATTAAAAAACGTACCTTTACCGAACGTGATATAAAAAATGATTGGGGATATGTTACCGTTGATGTTGTAGATAATAAAATACCTCAATGGGTATATGATGAAAGGGATAATAAACTCCCAAAATACCCAAGAATGAGAGTACGGTTTACTAATACGGAAACATCTGATATGAAGTTACGATTGACAGAACTTCAATCACTGTTTTCGATTGATTCAATATCATACTCAAGAACAGATACAATTTCTAAACTAAAATTTAGCGATGGGGTAAATGAGTCTAATATATTTAACAATATTAAGGATATTACTTCACAAAATGAACTTATTACTGATTATTTGGAAAGAAATTTCGGAATAGATAATGAAGCTAAAGAGATAATCACTGATTTAAATAATAGATTAAATAATGAACTAACATCATCCGATATTGTAGATAAAAACATATTATGGGAACCAGTTAAGTTTGAATTTTCTAATATGTTCTCTTATGGTGAAGGTAACTCTGTTGAATTTGAAAATTTAAAAGGTTTAATTGGTATATTTGCCCCAAACGCATCTGGAAAGAGTAGTTTGTTCTCAGCCCTATCTTTTTGTATTTTTGATAAATCTGAAAGAGCATTTAAAGCTATTCAAATATTAAACAACCAAAAAAAGAATTTTAGATGTAAATTTCAGTTCAGAATCAATAACGAAGATTATTTTATTGAGAGAATAGCAAAAATGAACAAAAAAGGTACTACTGTAAAGGTAGATGTCGATTTTTGGAAAATAAACACATTAGGGGATCATGTAAATCTTAACGGTGAGCAACGAAGAGATACTAATTCAATTATTGAAACTTATTTAGGTACATATGATGACTTTATCTTAACTGCTTTATCATTACAAGGTAATAATGCCTTATTTATTGATAAATCTCAAACAGAACGTAAAGATATTCTTTCTCAATTCACAGGCGTTGATATTTTTGATAAATTATCCACTATTGCATTGGATATTAATAAGGAAAACCAAACGTTAATTAAAAATTTCAATACGGAGAACTATTCAGAGAAATTATCCGATCTTACATCTGATATTTCAATGCTGGAATTACAATATCAACAAATAAATGATGATGTTGTGGAGTTGGAGAAAGAAAAAGATAGTATCATTGATAAAATTGAAGAATTGAATGAAAAATTAATTAATTTATCGACAGATGTTCAAGATATTAAGGTTTTAGAACAAGAAAAGGAGTTATTAAAGTCGGAGGTATCATCTATTGAAGATAAAATAGAAAAAGAACAAGAAAAAATAAAACCTACTGTTACTGAATATAATACATTAAAGGAAATATTCAATAAATTAGATGAAGATGATCTAAAACGTAATTTTAATACATTAAAAACTTTAAATACTAATAAAACTAAGTTAAAACATGAAAAAGATAAAATTAATTTAAAGATTGAAGGTTTTCAAGGTAGATTAAAGGAAGTTGAGGGGTATGAATACGATGATAGTTGTGATTTTTGTGTAGAAAATGCAGAAACGGTTATAAAAACAAGAGAAAACTCAACAAACGAAATAAATAGGTTAAATACCCATTTAAATAAATTAATTAATCAATTAGACGATATTAACGCTGATATTAGTGATGTAAAATCTGCTGAGGAGAAATGGAGTGGATATTTAGATTTAAAAAACTCTATTTATGAAAAAGAACGTAAAATCCAACAAAATAAAGAGTTTATACTAACACAAACTAACAATATACAGCGAATTGATGAAAAAATCAAGGAAAATAAGAAAAATATCGAAGAATATTACAAATTTGAAACAGATATTGAGAAAAACAAAGTAATTAAGTTAGAGATAGCTGATTATAAGGATGATTTATCTAATATAAAACAATCATTAGCCGATTATAATAAAGATGTTTTAGAGTTAAATGGTAAAATTTCTACATTAAAAAATGATAAACAATATATTTTATCACAAATAGATAAAATTAAAAAGTTAGAAGAGGATCAAAAGGCATTAGAACTTTATATTGAGGCTGTAAAGAGAGATGGTGTTCCATATGAGTTAATTAAACAGTCCATACCATCAATTGAAGGGGAAATTAACAATATATTATCACAAATTGTTGAATTTTCAATGGAATTAGAGATGGATGGTAAAAATATAAATGCATATATTAATTATGATGACCAACGATGGGCATTGGAATTATGTAGTGGAATGGAGAGGTTCATTTCAGGTCTTGCAATTAGAGTGGCGTTAATTAACATTTGTAATTTACCACATCCTACATTCTTAATTATTGATGAAGGGTTAGGTTCATTAGACAGTGAAAACTTACAATCAGTATTTATGTTATTTAACTATTTAAAGACTCAATTTGAATTTGTTGTATTAATATCCCATTTGGATACTTCAAGGGACTTTGCTGACCAATTAATTGAGATTAGGAAAGAAAAAGGATTCTCTAAAGTCAACGTTTAACCTTTAACACCTTTTCGTTTGATCGGGAAGGTGTTATTTTATTTTTTATAATAGTTTCTACCAAACCGGATATCTTAAATCCCCGTTTTTTACAATATTCTTTTAATTCTCTGTGCAATTCTTTGTTTATTTGTAATGTTGTATATCTCTTTTCCATTCTACTTATTTATTTTAACATTAACCCATCAAATTTCAATTCTACGGTGTTCAATAGGGTAAGGTGTAAAACATACTTCTCTATTTTAATTCACTTCGTTACAATCAAAATTTGAATAACTATACAATTCTATAAAATTCTATATTAATATATATACATTTTTCATTTTTTGAGTATTTATATACGAATACACTTAAAATAATAATATTTTGCCTATAATAAAATCATTCTCACCGAGATTAAATTTAGAATCGTATAAAACGTTTATAACGGATACCGATCCAAAATCTTTTTATTTTAAAGTAGATGAGTTTAAAGATGTATTCACTGGCGGAAAGAACGGATTTTTAATTGAAGGTACTAAATTTTTAAAGGAATCCACAGAACTTCAAATTGAAATTTTAGATGTTAATGGAACTCCTGTTTATCACGAACCAGGGGATGGTGTTCCTGAATATTATGAAGGGCTATCTAAAGTAGTTTCTGTTCATATTTACGGAGATACACCAATCGGTGAAGCAACTATTCGTATTTTTGGTGAATTAAAAACTTATGTAGATGAATCTGGTGATACTGTAGAAGTACCTGATGAATGGAAGGGAATATATAATATTAAATGGGAAAAAACATTTAAAATAAACAGAAATTTAGCTAATGAAGATAAAGTTAGATTTTATAGAAGACCAGAAATTGATATTACTGAATTAAGTGGTTCGTTATTTAATCGGAGATTTGAAACAAGTATAGATTCAGGCTCAATACGAGGTATTCCAGTTCAACCTGAAGAGGGTACTACGTTAAATAAGTTTCCTGGTTCTGTATTTTATAAATTAAGAAAGACAGATGGTATATTTCCAACTCCAATCTCACCTAGAAATACATCTATTACAGTAAGTGGTGTTGGAATTAATAACCAACCAGTTGATAGTTTCATCAATGATAAAGAATTAATTATAAGACAACCGTATGTCATAAATGGTAAAGTTGCTTCATTTGATGCTACAAATTATGAATTAGCATATGAAACAGTTGAAGTAACAAATGAATCTTCAGTTCTCGCCTCATTCGCTCAATTTGATATGCAACAATTACGAACATTCGTTGGTGATGTTGCTAGGGTTAAAATATTATCCAAACCAGCACTATCCATTTCTGACTACGAATTAATTGAGGATATGTTACTTGAGTCCAAAGAATATTTACAAGTAGTAGAAAGTGGCTCCATAGTACCTATTGGATTATTCACACAAGATTGGCAAAATTATTGGAGTACTACTGGGAATTATACAGTTACCCAAACAAATGAAAATGTATTAGGCGGTTTAAAAATTGAGGGTGGATTAAGTGAAACCGTACCACAAAAAATATCATTAGATAAAAAAGTACGTTTATTTGAAAATGGTGAGTATACACTTGAGTTTGATATGAAATTTACAGGTGACATTACTCCAAAGGAATTAGTATATGTTTATTTAGAAACAGACCGAGATTCAGGGAGCACTGTAAAAACTGATATAGTAAAGTTCAAACCTACAAGTATACTAAAAAATGTTCAAACTATTGCTAGAAATGTAAAAATTAAAGAAACGGGTGAATATACATTAATATTTGAAATAGCAGGAGAGAGATGGGATTTTGGTAAAGTTTCTTTTAAATCTTCACAAGAAACTTCATTTTCTCCTGACGATATCTCATTTACGGTTCCAATTAGACGAGAATTAGAAATTGAAACGTTTGATTTTAAATTTGAGTTTTACGATATCAATAATAATTATATTCCCGTTAATATATTCAAAACCCAAACATTCAGCGCGGGTAATGTTCAATCTATTGATAAGAGTTTACAAATAAACTTTAACCCAAATCCATTCTTTGCATTTGATGCTGAAGATTTACCAACACCTGAAAACCAATTAAAGACAATCACTATTTTAAAAAATAAAATATTTGGTGATTTGTTAATAAATAGAGAAGTATATGATATTACTGGAAGTATAATACCAGAAGGAAAATATACTGGATCTTCGTTTGATTACCCCGGAGAGTTAATAGAACAAACAAATACAAGTAATAGAGAAGTATACACATTACCCATTGCAAATTTCACTGGCTCTTATCACGAAAACCCAATCACAGATTATAGAAATATTGTAGGTAGTATTGTGTATTCCGTTCAAGAAGATCCAACACAAACTGATTTTCCTGTGGAATCTGTATTCACTATATATCGACAAGATGTTGGAGATTCGGCGAAACAATTAAAAGTAAGTGCAGATAAAAATCAATTTACATATAAAAGAACTGATTTACGACCTTATCCAGCAAATCAAACAATTCAAATAGAATTAACAAAAGAAAATTTACCTGTAGGTAATGAAACTACAAGTTCTACAGATCCATCGGGAAGAGAGTTTACTGCGGTCAGTCCACCTACACCAACTGAAACTTATATATTAACTGCGGGAACTGGTAATAATACATATCAAGCATTAGATGGAACTACAAGATATACATTCTCTGTGAATGATGTTAGGGGTATTCCATATACGGATTCAGTGAAAATTGATCCAGTAATTATAGATGATGCGGTAAATGTAAAATTAACAAAAGAAACTCATACATTTAATTCTAAATCTACTGGTGTTTTGATAGATAATGTTGTAGATGGAAATGTAAATTTATCTGTCACAGTAAGTGATGATAGTATCCAATATAATACTTCACCTACACAACTTCCAAATAGTTGGGAAATAACAGGTTATACATTAATAAATGGAAACGGTGGAGGTGCTTCATCTACATTATTACCAATACCTCCAAATCAAAGTGGTACTACTGCAACCGTTGGGCTTTCATCATTTCCTGCTTCACAGACAGAAGCTGTTATTAATTTGGAAATAACTTATAAAGATGGGGCTGGTAAAATAGAAGTTGTTAATAGAAGTATAAACTATTCCAAGGCAAAGATCGCCGCACCTATATTAACACCATTCATTTCACCAAGAAATCAAACAGTAAATTCATTTTCAACTGGAATACAAAAACCATCAAGTAACTTATCTATTGTAGAAGTGAGGGTACAGGAAATATACGAAGGTTCTTCACAATTTGCTACAATTAGTAATATAAATTTAGTTTCTTCTTCAATTTCACCAGTTTCAATTTCAGGTGAAGGTACGGATACTGTGTTAATTAATTTAACAGGCAGTGTCATTGATGGAGGAGTTGATTTTTCCAAAATAGATCTGGATATTCAGGTTCAAGATACTGAAAATGTTGTAAGAAATATTACAGATAATTTATCATTATCAAAAACAAAAGATGCAAAACCTTTAATAGCATTACGTGCAGATCCATCCACTCAGAGTGTTAGAGCAAATGATAATTTTTCAGATGTTGATACACCAAGAGAAATAGAAATTAAAGTAACTGAAGGTGGAAGTTTATATTCATCTATTCCATTTGCTTCAACATTACAACCAAATCAATTTAAAGTAAATACAAATGTAGAAGGTGGTACATTAGTAACTGATACAATTATTCAACCAGATACACCATCTACTAATTTAGGAATAACAGGATCTGCATTAGTAAATTATATGAACTCTGAAGGTGTAGAGTTTACTAATGAATCAGTAATATTCAATGTTAGTGTTTCTAAAGAAGCGAAACCTACAACTATATATTATGGAGAGCCAATTTCACAGACAGTTGAATCAAATTCAAACTTAACAAGTGTAAATACTCCAAATCCAATTACAGTATTTGTAAATGAAGGTGGTGCTAATTATACAGGTGTTTCTTTTGGTACTACATTAACATCAAATACGTTTAAAATATTATCTTCATCTGGTACAGTTGGTGGCGCCACTACTAATACAACGGTTCAACCTACTACACCTACTATTGTAACAGGAAAACAAGTAAATGGGAATATTTCTATTCAATGGATGAATTCAATTGGTGAAACTGATACAGGTGGGATTGAGTTTTCTGTTTCAGCCGCTACCGCTGGGGTTCCATCTGTTACAGCTCAATTATCGTCATATTCACAAACTGTTAACCAATCAAATACTAGTGTAATTGAATCTCCACAGTCATTTACTGTAACTGTAAAGGAAGGTGAAACAACATACACAATTGGTACTGGTAATAGTCAATTTCAAATAGGCTCGATTACAGGTGCTTCCGTAGTAGGTGATACAATTTATCCTGCAGATGTAGGGGCAAGTGGTATTACGTTAACTATACCGATAACATACAAAGATTCTGAAGGTAATTCTAATTCTACAAGTTTAATACACACTATTAAAGTTTCAACAGATGGCGGTGATGGTGCAGACGGGTCGGATGGGGTAACTGTAAATATTGTACCTGCAACTTCACAGGTTGTTTACGATCCTATTGATGAAACATATTCAACACCATCTATATTTTCCTTAAAAGTATTTGATAAAAGTGGTACTTTTATATACCAATCAACTTTAGCTGATAATAGAAGATTTAGAATTGTAAATATTACAAATGGAACTAATAATAATAATGGAAGTGTAACACCATCTACACCAACAGGGTTTTCACCAATAACAATATCATTTGATGTAGAATATAAAACAACAGATGGAACGACTGTAACTATAAGTGGATTAGAACATATCTTATACATCGTATTAGATGGGAATACCGGCCCTGGTGTGGTATTTACAGGTGAATATGATAATGCAAGAACATATCAATTCACAACAGGAGCAGGTGCTAGAAGAGATGCAGTTTTATATAATGAAAGATATTATGCTACATTACAACAAACGCAAGGTAATTTACCAACTAATACTACTTATTGGCAGGATTTAGGTACGGAAGATTTCTTTGTTGCTGCTAAAATAGCTATATTCGATGAATCGTTTGTACGAAATACTATTAATATTGGGAATAATGCAACAACCGCTCCGGCGACTGCTAATATTACATTATACGGTGGAGATCCAATATCAGGATCAAATGGAGTTTCAGGGCCATTTTTCTCATTAGGACAAGATCCGGTTCAAGGTATCTATGGAAATGAAGGGATATTCATTGGGAAGGTAGATACTGATTATAAAATGTCTCTTGCTGGAGCATCAGGTTCATTACTATGGACAGGTCAAAACTTAGAAATCTCAGGTAGTATAATAGCAACAGATGGTGAATTAGGTAACTTAACAGTAGTAAATAACATCTCACTCCCAACGAAATCAACACCTTCAGTGGTGATCGGCCCCGATGCAAATTTTGGTATTCCTGATTTTCCACAGGGAACTCCTACAACAAATACAATAATTACTACAGTTCATGAAGTTAATAGCGGAACGGCTGGTTCTACATATTCAACTGAAACAACTTCTATTGATTTAAGTGCATACCAAAATAGTATCATTATAGTAAAAATTAATTCAGTAACAGTAACATCTGGAACTACTAATACGGCACAAGGATGGACATTTTCAATAGATGATACTGAGTTTGCTACTTCAGGAGAACCAACAAACATTAGTCACGGTGTAATAAGTTTCATACCTATACAAAACAATTATACATTAAAATTTGGTATTTCGCATGGCGATCCAAGTGTAGTGGGTGCAACTGCTGCAGATTTTTCATATACAGTGCAGCAAGTAGAACAGCACGTATTATTAAATCAAAACGGATTGTTTGTAAAATTAGGTACTGGTGAATTACTATCATTGGCAAGTGTATTAGGTGGTTCTACAGGTGGCACAGGAACCTCCATTCCAAATAACTCTACAATAACGATATCAGCAGGCACTAATTTATCAGACGGTGGTAATTTTTCATTAAACCAATCATCTAACCAAACGATTACACTTAATATTGATTCAACTAAATCGACAAATTGGGATAGTGGATATAATCACGTATCTACAACAAATAATCCTCATTCAGTAACTACTACTCAAATAGGTGCCGTACCTACTGGAAGAATATTGACTATTAATGGGGTCGGATATGATTTAAGTGCTAATCGGTCTTGGTCAGTAAGTAGTGGAGTTACATCAATTGGAACAGGAACGGGGTTGACAGGCGGTACAATAACTACTTCAGGTACAATTTCATTAACAGGACAAGCATTAACACTTCATAATTTTAATTCAAATGGTATATTAACTCGAACATCATCTAATGCATTCTCAGCAAGAACAATTATAGGTGAAGCGGGCGTAACAGTTAGTAATGGAAATGGTGTAAGTGGTAATCCATCTATTGCTATTGGTCAATCTGTTGGCACCACTGATAGTCCTACTTTTTCTATACCTACTGTCACAAAACTGGATATTGTCCCGGCTGAAGGAAATGGTATAAGGTTGTGGTCAAATGAATCATATAAAATTAGTATGGGAACAGGTACTGATTATAAATATGGTCCTGTAACTGATTATAGTATTAAAAATTCAATGGATGGTACTGTAGGTCGTGGGTGGACATGGGGGAAAGCCGGATTAGTTCCAGTTGCGGCAATTGGGACTAATGGAGTAATACAAACAACAGGAAATAATATTGCTCCAAATCATATATCACCATCAGATAAACGTGTTAAAACCATACATAAAGAAGGTAGCGGATTAAAATTATTAGAAAATGTAAAATTATATAACTTTACAAAACGAGGAAGTGAATATAAAGAATGGGGTATTATTGCACAAGAATTAGAACAAAATGATCCTGATTTAGTAAGTTCAATTAAAGATGAAGAATTTGGTGAAATACTAACAGTATCAGGATTATCCCTTGCAGGTGTAGCGGCAGTAAGTGTAAATGAATTACATATGAAGTTGAAAGAAGAACAAGAAAAAGTTAAACAACTTGAAGAAAGAATCAAAAAATTAGAAGAAAGGATTAAATAATGGCTTTAAGTTCTACCCCAACACGTTTAGAAATTTATAATCAATTTGGATCAAGTACTAAATCTGCACGTATTAATGCAACTCAAAAAGGATTACGGGATATATATGATGCAGCTACATTTTCTACAGGGAATCAATATACACGTTTGTTTTTTGCAAATACAGATAGTCCATCTATCCCAGTTAATTGGGCAAGTAATGTAGTTCCATTAAATAATTCTATATCATTTGATATTATAGTAAGTCAATGGGGAAACTTTCCGGTTGGATTTGGTGCAAAAATGGTTATAATTGTGCAACGAAGAGTAGGAAGTAGTGGTGGTTTTACAACAATTGAAACAATAGATACTATTACAAATAATAATAACAGACCTCATACATCAACCGGTTTACAACCAGGAACCAATTATCAATTTCAATTACTTTATTATAATGGATTCAATAGAGAAACAGGAGATCATTTAGTTTCTACTACATATGGAATAAATACTACAGGATTGCAATCAATATTTCTCACATATCACGCCAGTACTGCATCAACCGCATGTAGTGCATGGGCAGATCCAAATAATTATGTACAATATTGGTACTCACCAAATGGTACATTTAGTGATGCTGATTTTCTTTATACAACAAATGCTGAAACAAATCCTGCACCTAATGGTTATTATGCTCGTGGTACGGAAGGTAATTTCTTATCAGCTGATTTTTACAGACAAGTTAGTGGGGGTAGTGGAGAATTATTATCTGGACAAAGTAGTTGTTAAAGATTACTCATACTTAGTTTTATTCCTACAATTACAATATCAGATAAAATACAACTTATTTTAAAAAAATATAAAATATAATATCAAAAAATGTATAGAAACCTATAAGTTAAGATCATTTTTAATGAAATTTCAGAACTATTTTACAATTGTAAATATTTGTAAAAGAATGTAAAATCGTTGGCGCATTAAAAAAAAATTCTATACCTCTAGTGCAGACACTACATAGTGCCACACTTAAAAGTGATTAAATGAATATTAATATATATTTTAAAAATTAAACATGATAACTTAGACACTATATAGTGTCGACACTAGCGATAAATTCCCATCTTGTCAAAAAGTTATTTAAAAACAACTTTTCTTATACTTATATTATATAATTAATATATTAATATGACTGTGAATTTAAATAATTTTAATGATCCTATCTTTATTCCAAAGAAAATTATAGAAGAATGGATTGAAATCCGCTTCCCTGAATTTATTCAAGAAATTGCTGTAACTAAGGGATTTCCAGATGATGGTCCAAATTCATCATTAACTACAACTTTAACTGGAAATAGTAATTGGTTTGCGAATGGTGGTACTGTGCATCAAATTAATAATAGCGGTGGTGTAATGACTACGGATTTATGTTAAAAATATATAATATATAATATATATAAATAACGAAATAAGTTAATATGAAAACAGATAAAATATTTGTACAGATAGCAAGTTATAGAGATCCACAATTAGTACCGACCCTTCGGAGTTTATTTGAAAATGCTAAACATCCAGAGCGGTTTAATATTGGGATTTGTTGGCAACACGATGAAACCGAATCATTAGAAGAATTTGAAGATCACCCAAATGTTACGTATTTAGATTATCATTATAGTGATAGTCAAGGTTTAGGGTGGGCAAGATCTGAAGTGTCTAAATTATGGAACAATGAGGGATTGACATTACAATTTGATTCTCACCATAGATTTCTAAAAAATTGGGATGTTATGATGTTAGATGATTACGCTCAATGCTGGGAATATTCAGATTATCCAATATTAACTACATATCTTACACCATTTCAAGTGTCGGATTGGGAAAATGAACCACAGAATATAAATCCAACACCTACATTAATGTCACAGTATGAATTTAGTAATGATAAATTACTAATGTCAATGCCGTGGTATATACAAGATTATAAAGAACGAACTTCTGTAATTAAAGCAAGAACTATAAGTGGACATTTTTACTTAGCAGATAGTGATTTTATTAATAGAGTACCTTATGATCCTGAAATTTATTTTGGTGGTTATTGTGAAGAAGCTACAATGAGTGTGAGGGCTTGGACACATGGATATGATTTTTTCAGTCCATATCGACAATATATTTGGCATGAGTATACAAGAGAAGGTAGACCTAAACATTGGGAAGATCATGGTACGGAATCCAAAACAGGAACTCTTAGTAATGAACGAGATGGATTTGCGAGGAAAAAGACTAGACAGTTATTTGGACAAGAAGATAATGAAATAGATATATCACGAAAATATGGATTAGGTAAAGTTCGTTCATTACGAGATTATGAAATATATACAGGACTTGATTTTAAAAATTGTAAAATACAAGATTATACATTAAAAGTCAAACAACCGCCAAATCCAATCGAAACTGAAGATGATAAAGAGATTGATGTCAAGGTTTTTTGGGATGTTGATCATTTTAAGGAAAGGGTAAAAGATAATAGTTATAAATTCATAACATTTGGTGTTATTGATAAGGATGAGAAAGAAATATATAGAAACGATTTCACACCTGATAAGGATAAGGATGTATTCAATTATAAAGTAAACTCACACGTTGTTAAGATAAAAAAAGGAAAAGTGAAAGGATCTAGAGTTGTCATGTTCGGTATGTTATCAAATGATCAATGGACAGATCCACTTGAAATGGAATTATGAGAATCGCATTTATTTTAATCGGGAATGGTAGGAGAAGTACATATATCAATGGAGATACGATGCGATATGGAGGATCTGGGGTATCAGGAACGGATAGTAGTACCATATTAGTAGCTGAATACTTATCATCCATTGGGCATGACGTAGTTATTGCTACAGACGAATTAGAAGAACCAAAAGAGGAACATAAAAAATACCAACATGGGGATATAATAAGAGGTGTATGTTATACAAATTTGAAGTTCGATAGTATTGACAATGTAGAATTTGATATCCTTATTACAAGTTTATGGTTTTCTGATTATGATACATTACCGATTACAGTAACAAAATCATTAATTTATTGGTCACATATGCAATGGATTTATTCAATAGATGACATGTTATCATTTGTGAAAAATAATAATTTAAAATTGAGAGTTGTAAATATATCTAATTGGGAAAAGTCAATGAACCAACCTACATTAGATAGAATGAAAAAGGACTCTGATGATTTCACTTCGGTTGTAATATCAAATCCCATTCAATGCGATATCATTGAAGAAGTATTAAATTTAAACATAGAAAAGAAAAAACACAAATTCATTTTTCATGCATCTTGGGCAAGAGGTGGTGATGTTGCGTATAATACAATTAAAAAATTGGAATTTCCCAATAAAGAGTTTCACGTATTTGATTATTTAATGACTATCCATGATTATAAAGATTCATGGTTCCATAGACATGATGGAGTGGATAAACTTACATTATTTAAACACTTAGCTGAAAGTGAGTATTTTATATATCCATTATATACACCATATAAAGATGTACATAAAGATACATTTTCATGTGTAGTGGCAGAAGCTATTGCATTTGGTACAATACCACTTACATATCCGTTGGGTGCACTACCAGAGAATTTTAATGATTTTTGTATATGGTTAGATGTTCCTAATGGAATTAAAATTGAAGAGTTACAAAAGGAACCATTAACTAAAGATTTGAAGGGTGAATTTAAAGATAACATTTCCACAATAATTCAGAACATCAATAAATTAGAAGGTGATCATAAATTTAAAGATACTATTAAAGAGCAAGGTAAACAGTACATATTAAATAAGTTTTCTATAAACAATATTGGGAGTCAATGGGAGGTTATCATAAATTCCATATAATTTAATATTAAATGAAAATACAAGATTTTTTCCAAAAAGGATACTATATCAATTTAGATAAAAGAAAAGATAGAGATATCCAATTCCAAAAAACAGTACAGTCATTAAACCTTTCCGGATTTTTTGAACGAATATCAGCATTTGAATACAATGAAAAAGAGTATTATGATATTTATAGTGCCTGTAATAGAAGTCATATATATGTTATCAAACACGCTTATAGTTTGGGATTTGAAAGGATATTAGTATTTGAAGATGATATATTGCTAATGGAAAATGCTATTGATAATATTGAAAAGTCATTAGAAAGTTTAAGTAAAATTGATGATTGGGATTTGATTTATTTCGGAAGTATGATATTGGATCCAGAATTAAATTTAGTTAGCCCACACTTACTTAAACAATATCGTCTATTGACTGCACATGCTATTGGGTATAGTAGATCAGCAATGAAGAAAATAATAGAACACCCAAATATCAAAAGAGAATCCCATTATAAAATTCCAGCAGGTTCGTTTGATGATTGGATAGGTGAAAATTATGAACTTAATAAATATGTAACATATCCATTGGCAATAACACAAACATCGGATGAAAGTGATATAAATAAATATGGAACGGGAGCTCCATTGGAAGATTATACTAAAGGATATTTGAAACCATTAAAAAAGTATGAGAAAAATTAATACATTATTAACAAAGGATTTTGTAGCACCAAGATTAGTAGGTAGATTGGGGAACATGATGTTTCAAATTGCTCATGCGTATGTGATGTCGTTGGAACATGATAGACAATTAGTGGTTCCTAAATTAGATTCATGTAGTGATCAGTTCAAAGATACAATATTTCGTAAAATAGATTTTTATATTGATTCTACTAGAGATGTTGAACTTACTAAAGGAACATTTACATATTGTGATATAATTCCAAATAATGATAAACCAACTTATATAGAGGGGTATTTTCAAAGTGAAAAGTTTTTTAAAAATTACTCTCAAAAAGTAAAAGATCTATTTTCCCCAACTCAACAGTTTTTAAATAAAGTAGAATCGGAATATCCACAATTCAAATCATCTACAGTTGCAGCAGTCAATGTAAGAAGAGGGGATTATTTAACATTTCCTAATAGACATCCTGTAGTAACAAAAGAATTTTTGGATCATGCAGTTACGTTATTACCACCACACGATCATCTTTTAATTATGAGTGATGATTTACAATGGTGTAAAGATAACTTGAATTATGAAAATTCCTTTTTCGTTGAATGGAAAGATGAAATGGGTCTTTGGTTGTTATCACTTTGTGACCATTATGTAATATCAAATTCTACCTTTTCATGGTGGGGAGCATATTTAAGTAACACACCTGATAAAACAGTTATAGTTCCATCTACTTGGTTCGGCCCTGATATGGAACGGGAAAATATAGTTTCAGACGATATTTACTGTGAAAATTGGATACAAGTTCCCACAAAATGGAATAATGGATTTATAGACTTAATAAAATGAAATACGATTACTTAATAGTTGGAGCAGGGTTTTACGGTTCTATATGTGCATATACTCTTAATAAGAAGGGGTATAATGTATGTGTTATAGAAAAGAGAGATCATATCGGTGGGAATTGTTACACATCAAATAAAAATGGTATCAATATCCATGAATTTGGCCCACATATATTTCACACGTCAAATGAGGAAGTGTGGAATTGGATAAATCAATTTACTGAATTTAATAATTTCATATACAGTCCAGTTGCATTTTATAAAGATAAAGTGTATTCATTACCGTTTAATATGTGGACATTCTCAAAAATGTGGGATATTACAACACCTGAACAAGCAAGACAGATAATAAAAGAACAGAGTGGAAATATACAAACACCTACTAACCTAGAAGAACAAGCAATAAAATTAGTAGGAACGGATGTATATAATAAATTGATTAAAGGGTATACTGAAAAGCAATGGAAGAAATCTGCAACAGAGTTACCTAAAGAGATTATACAGAGGTTACCTGTTCGATTTACGTATGATAATAACTATTTCAATGATAAATATCAAGGTATACCTATTAATGGATATACTCCAATCTTTGACAAATTATTAAAAGATATTGAAGTGAAATTGAATACGGATTTCTTTAATGATGATATACCTGATTCTAAAAATGTAATATACACAGGCCCAGTTGATAGGTATTTTAATTATAAATATGGTGAATTAGAATATAAAACTACTGAATTTAAACATAAACATATAAATACTGAAAACTATCAAGGTACACCTGTAATGAATTATACAGATGTAGACATTCCATATACAAGAATAATAGAACACAAACATTTCCAAACTGTAGATACTGATAGTACATGGGTTACGTGGGAGTACCCTATAGAATATATTGCTAATAAAACAGAACCGTTCTATCCTGTTAATGATTTAGAAAATAATAATAAATACAAAAAATACAAACTTGAATCTGATAAACTAAAAAATACTCATTTCGGAGGACGTTTAGCAGAATATAAATATTATGATATGGATAAGGTTATATTATCTGCATTATCTTTTTTAAAGAAATCATTTACGTAATTCTAATACTTTATTTATTCTATTTGAACTGAATTCATTCTCATAAATAGTAAGTATTTTATCAACAATTGGGTGTCTATGATTTTCTTTTAACCTAAACGATCCAATATCTTCATCTGTAATGGATGATAAAAAGGGAATACCAGATTGTTCTTTTCTTTTTAAATCTATTTGTTTATCATCTCCACAAATAATCATTTTAGATTGGACACCTATTCTACTGATAACCATTAATAATTGCCCATCTGTCATATTTTGAGCCTCATCAACTATAATTGTAGATTCTGTGAAGGTTCTACCTCTCATATAAGTAAGTGGTACAATTTCAATAAGACCTTCAGATACAAGTTGTTGACAAATATCTGGGCCTGTAATAGTTTTTATGTTTCCATAAATAGGAGCCATCCAAGGATCTAATTTATCTTCTATTCCACCTGGTAAGAATCCATTATCTTCCGTGGAAACTGTTGGTCTGTTTATAATAATTTTATCTATCTTACGGGAAGCTAGATCTTTTAAAGCTGAATAACAGGCAACTAATGTTTTACCTGAACCAGCTTTACCTGTTACTATAGTTAATGTTCTATTTTCTATTAGATTATAACATTCTTTTTGTTCATCGTTTAATTTATCTTTATAAAACTGATTTATAACATAACTTAATTTTTTAATCTTTAAACTTTTTTGGTGAGTTGGTATATTCTTACTCATATTTATTATTTAGAAGTTTATGTATTAGTATGACTTGTTTTAATAAATATGGAAATTATCAATTGATAATGGATATTGTATAGAAAAATATAATAAAAGTCAATAATTATTATATATTAATATTTGTAAAAAGATGTAAAACTTCATCCGTTTTTATTTTTTTGGAATACTTCTATAGTGTAGACACTATTTAGTGCCCCACTTAAAATGTTTACGTGTTTATGATTAAATATTCTTTATAATATATTAAAAATAATAAAGATAATATACATGAATACTATAGACACTATATAGTGTAGACACTATAGGAAAATCCCACCTCTCGTCAATTTTTAAGATAATCTTTTCATTTCTTATACTTATACAATATAAACAAATCAGTATTATATGAAAATTGATCAATTAAATAAACCTATACACATTCCAAAGGAAATAATAGAGGAATGGATAAGTAATAGGTTTCCTGAATTTATTAAAGAAGTAGCTGTTACTCAAGGGTTTCCAGATGATGGACCGAATTCATTCTTTGGTTCATTTTCAGCTTTTAATAATACATCAAAGAAGAGAGCAGAAGAAATTGGATATACAGTGTTTTCACAAATAATGGATGATAAATTAGAAGATTATAATGAATATCCAATATATCCAACTGGCCCTGTAGGTTCAAATTCTTATTTTCCTGCGGGAGTTATTGGTAAGTTAACAACCACTAATCAGGCAGATATTACCAATGGTGGATTTGCGTATGAAAAGTGGTTTGATCATGTTACCCGAACAATGGCATTAGCTGGGTATGAACTCCTTCAGTTAAATCTATCAAATAAAGAAGATCAAAAACATATAAAATTCTCGGGAAGAAATTTGAAAAAAGATATTACAGCTAAACCAAAAGAAAGGGTTAAAGAATCCACATCATTTTTATCAGAAGAAGACATTGATGATATAACTACAGACATCATGGATGAATTAATGATGGGTTATGAAGGAAAAGAAGATCAAGAAGTTAGAAAGGAAAAATTAAAAACACTGCAAAAAAAATTAGATAATACAAAAACAGGTAATGAAAAATATACACCTATAAAGGAAGATATCAAATTCATTAAAAAATCATTAAACGTACCAAGACATAAAATGCCCCAAATATTTTCAAAGGACATGAAAGATTACGTTAGTTTTTTAAAGAAAAATGGTGTAACTGTAAAATCAAAACGAATGCCTGTCAAAAGTGTTTATATGACTCAAAAGGAGATCAATACTGATAAGATTAAGGATCTAATGGGCGCAGAGATTAAAAATTTAGATAAACCTGTAGTCATTTCAAATGATAATTATATATTAGATGGTCATCATAGAGTGGTTGCGATTCTTAATATTGATTCATCATATAGATTAACAACGATTTGGGTAGATTTATCAATCAAAGAATTATTAGAAATCACAAAGGAATACCCAAAGGTATCATTTAAATCGGTGAATGAAAATGTAATTACCGAAAGTAAAAAAAAACTCAAACTCACAATCCCTAAAAATGTAAAAGATATACATTCTGCCTTTAAAAAAGAAGGAAAGAAATTATATATAGTAGGTGGAGCAGTACGAGATGCTATATTAGGGAAAAAACCAAAAGATTTTGATTTAGCTACAGATGCTAAACCTGATGAAGTATTACAGATTGCTAAAAAATATAAGATGCAATCAACTGAAGTAGGTAAAGCATTTGGGGTGGTAGTAGTTAACGGCGAAGAGGTGGCTACGTTTCGTAAAGATATAGGAAAGGGTAGACGTCCCGATGCTGTAGATTACACGGATATTGAGGGTGATGTAAAAAGACGGGATTTAACTATCAATGCTTTATTCTATGATTTAGATAGAGAAGAAATTGTAGATTTAGTAGGTGGTATCAAAGATTTAGAAAATAACTCTATTCGAACGGTAGGTAAGGCAATTGATAGGTTTAATGAAGATCCATTACGAAAATTAAGAACACTACGGTTTGCTTCAAGATTAGGTGGTAAAATAGAAAAAACGACTATGGATGCATTAATAGCAGATCCATCGTTAAATGGAGTATCACCTGAACGGATTAGAGATGAATTTATAAAATCTATTCAGTCTGCAAAATCCACTAAACAATATTTATTATTAGCGGACAAAGTAAAAATTTTAGAACAGATATTTCCGAATCAACAATATAGTAAAAGAGATTTTATTGATAATAATGATCACAGATTTATTATTGCTTATTTATTTAGAAGTAGAACACCTAAACAATTGTATAAATATTTAACGAATCGTAAATATACAAGTGATGAAGCTAATGATATTAAATTTTTATTAATGTTACAACACTTTACACCAGATAATATATTTATTTATAAACGGCTTCAAGAGAATGTAACACTTACTGATAGTGAGATAAAGGAATGGGGTAAACTCATTGGAACTGATTTTAGTAAGTTCATCCGATTTAAATTATCAGTGAAAGGCGAAGAGGTAATGAAAATGGGATATAAAGGAAAAGAAATTGGGCAACAAATATCCAAAATGGAAACTGAGAAGTTCTTAAATGGAAAGTAAAAAATGATACGATTAATAAACTTATTACCAGAGAATATAGTAATCCCAGTAAAAATAGGTGATACTATTTTAACAGGAAGATTTAAAAATAAAAAAACGGTGGTTAAAACTATTAGTAATGATGAACATGGGATGCCCACTATAAATGGAAGAAAGGTAGTTACATTCAGAATGGCTAAAGATGAAAAAGATGAAAATATAACAGAGGTAGTATTAGGAGAATTTTCACCATTTAGATTGAAGAAAGGTTTTAAATTTGTGGCTAATAATACTTTTGGGAAAATAAAAAAAGGTTATAAGTATATAGTAGATGATATTAAAGGAACTATTGGTAATTTAGAAATAATGGTTAAAAAGGTAGGTGATTCAACAACCATTCCGATAAATGTACATTCAACTGAAGAATTCTATTCTAATGTTATGTTAAAAGAGGGTGCAGATATTGATGGGTTATCAGGTGGTAATAACTCTGCAAGATGGACTGTACCAGGAAAACAAAGAGAATTAAATATACCATCGTTATCAGGTTACCAACAAACTGATTTTCCAAAAGCCGATTCGCTTGATATATCAAAGGAGAAGTATCACTGGATGGGCAGAAATGGAAATAAGTATCATAATAAAGTAAGAGCAATTCGCCAAGAAGATGGCACATTAAAATTTGAATAATATAAGTTATACAATATGAGTGAACAAAAAAACAATAAAGAATACAAGTTTCAAAAGAAATATATGCACCCAAAAAACCGTAAACTTGTAGATATGGTTCTTAATAATAAAGGTTATGATAAAAATACAGTTATATCCTCTCCAGAAGAAAAGAAAACAACAGATAGAGAAATGGGTGATGAATGGGAAGATGATAAAGGAAATGTATGGGTACAGAAATCAGGTTATAAGATAAAGAAATCTAAAAACACAGAAACTTTTCAATCCGTGCGTAAGTCATTAGAATATAATTGTAAAGGTGATTGTAAAAAGAAAAAATATGGATATACGGATCAACAATTAATAAAACAAGCTGGATACTGTACTGATTGCTTAGCTGAACTAGAAATTGAAATTCGTATTAACGGTGATTGGGAAGATTACTCTAAATTAAAATTATTCCATCAATTATATAAAGATGGTGTATCGTTTATGGATAATCTTAATCAAGCAATGGATGAAGTAGATGAAGTTGTGGAATTTGTAGATGCGGATGGAAAGGTTACAAAATGGGAACTTGAAAAATCTGTAGATGATGTAAAAATCGACATCCAAAAAGATATAGATAATACGAAAGATAAATTAAATGAGATAATTGAAAAACGTAATAGTTATATACATACACTAAAAGATAAAAACTATCAATTGGTAAATGAATTATTAATGGGAATATAAATGGGAATATTAGGAATTGAATCGCTTTTTGCTTTTGTAAAAACAATTTTTACACAACAAAATATGATATATGCTGGTATTATCGGAATCGTACTGATGGGTGCTGGTCTATTTTATCAACATAATAAGATAGCTGAGTTGGAGCAGAGGGAACACATAGCACAAAGTAATGAGATAGCATTAACAGATACATTACGTACCGTACGGACTGATTATGGGGCTATATTGAGCGAAAAAGGAGCGTTACAAGTAGATAAAAGAAGATTAAGTGAAGTTAATAAAGAACTTGGAGAAAAAATAAAACAATTGGAAAATGATCCTATCACAGTAACTATTATAGAAACAGTAGTGGAAAGGGATACAATATATGTAGATACAGAAAGTGAATTTTTAGGTGACAGCCGTTTTCAATTATCTTGGTCACATTCTGAAGAAGGTCATTGGGGCAATAGATTGTTAGAGGGTGTTAGTAGATTTGAAATAGTATCTTTAGAAGAAGTTAAGAATGTAAACACAAGTATCACTAGAGATGTTCTATCTATAAACATTACAACAGGTTTCAGACAAACAGATGATGGAATGTTAAGAGCGTATGTAGAATCCTCATATCCAAATATACGATTCAATAATTTAAATGCGGCTATAGTAGATCCATCGTTCTTTACAAGAAGCCCTGCAAAGGATAAGGTTAGATTAGTATTTGGACCTTTTATTGGAGTAGGTTGGGACTATGAATTAAACAGTATAGCTATATTTGGTATGGGAGTTACATACAATATACTACGAATTAAATAAAATGCAAAACACAAAATCCACAAAATCCCTTAAAGAAATCATAGCTAGTGAATATAAATTATGCGCCACAGATTATATTCACTTTATGAAGAAGTACTGTAAGATTCAACATCCTACGAGGGGAAGGATAGGATTTCATCTATACCCATTTCAGGAATCAACCATTGAGCAATTAGTAGAAAATAGATATAATATTATATTGAAAGCAAGACAGATGGGAATTTCCACACTTGTTGCGGCTTATTCATTATGGAAATTATTATTTCAAGAAGATTTTAATATTTTGGTAATCGCTATTAAACAAGATGTAGCAAAGAATTTGATTACAAAGGTACGTTTAATGTATGAGAACTTACCATCGTGGTTAAAGGAAGGTTCTTTAGAAGATAACAAACTTTCACTTAAATTATCAAATGGTTCTCATATTAAAGCTATTTCATCTTCTCCAGATGCAGGTAGATCTGAGGCACTTTCTCTTCTTATTATTGATGAAGCAGCATTCGTAGAACACGCTGAAGAAATTTGGACATCCGCACAATCTACATTATCAACTGGTGGTGGAGCAATAATTCTTTCTACACCAAATGGTGTTGGTAATACATTTCATCAATTATGGGTCGGTGCAGAAGAGGGTTCTAATCCGTTCAATCCAATTAAATTACATTGGACACTTCATCCTGAACGTGGTCAAGAATGGAGAGATGAGCAAGATAATTTACTTGGACATAAAAAAGCGGCTCAAGAATGTGATTGTTCGTTTATTTCATCTGGACAATCAGTAATTGATGCGCAAATTCTTCAATTTTATATGGATACGTATGTAAAAGATCCAATAGAAAAACGTGGTATAGATGGGAATTTGTGGATATGGGAATATCCTGATTATAATAAATCATATATGGTAATAGCTGATGTGTCTAGGGGAGATGGTGCAGATTACTCCGCATTCCATGTGATAGATTTAGAAACAGTTACACAAGTTGCAGAATATAAAGGAATGATGAATACGAAAGATTTCGGTAATTTCTTAGTTTCTATATCAACAGAATATAATAATGCATTATTAGTAGTTGAAAATGCTAATGTGGGTTGGGCAACCATACAACAAATTATAGATAGGGATTATCCAAATCTTTTCTATATGTCCAAAGATCTAAAATATGTAGATACACAACGACAATTACATAATAAGTATTACAGAGAAGAGAGAAAAATGGTTGCAGGGTTTTCTACAACTGCAAGAACAAGACCACTTATCATATCAAAACTGGATGCATATTTCAGAGAAAAATCAGTTATAATCCAATCTAGAAGAACAATAGATGAATTATTCACATTCATATGGAAAACATCACGCGCTGAGGCAATGAAAGGTTACAATGATGATTTAGTAATCCCATTAGCTATAGGTTTATGGGTAAGGGATACGGCACTTCGTTTACGACAAGAAGGGCAGGATTTGATAAAATCATCATTAGATTCTATTACTACACAGACAACAGAGTTTAACCCAGGTATTTATGGTGGAACTGATGTAAGAGAAAATCCATATACAATGAGAGTTGGTGAAGATGATGAAGAAGATATACGTTGGTTATTCTAAATAATTTCTTTTTTATTCAAAACCTATACTTATAGTTATATAAATCAAACCATTCATGTGGTTTAATAAACAGATTATATTTAAAAATGATAAGATTAAGAGATTTGATTAGTGAAAATAAAAATATTAAATATAATATTTATCAAGACATGGACGGATGTCTCACGGATTTTGACAAAGCATATTATGAATTGACAGGTACGAAATCCCATATTGCAACTGATAAACTTTCTAAGCCAGATTTTTGGAAACCCATTTCAGATGCTGGGAAAGATTGGTGGGCTAATATGGAATGGATGCCAGATGGCAAAAAATTATGGAACTATATTAAAAAATATAATCCTACACTTTTATCTTCGCCTTCAAAAGAAAAGACATCAGCAGAAGGAAAAAAGATATGGGTGAAACGTGAATTATCAAATACTCCATTAATTTTAGCACGTTCATTTGAAAAAAAGAAATGGGCTACACCTACATCAATTCTTATAGATGATAGAGAATCAAACATCAAAGATTGGAGATTAAAAGATGGAATTGGAATTTTACATAAATCCGCATCTGATACAATAAAACAATTAAAACAATTAGGATTATGAAAAAATCAGAATTAATTCAAATTATACGAGAAGAAATTAAAAAAATCAATGAAGTTTCTTACGCCCCATTACCTCCAGTATTAGCTAATAAGTGGAGAGATTCTACTACTAGATCAATGAAAAAGAAGACCGATCCACCACAAACGAAAACAAGAAGATTAACTCCATCACAATATTATAAGTTATTAGGACAAATAGCTGATGTTGAAGAAAAGATAAGTGATTTAAAAAACCAATTTCACGACTTGAATTTCGAAATGGAACAAACTGCTGAAATCGAGGGTGGGCCGATTGCAGATCGAATCGGAACTGAAATGAACAAAGTATTGACACAAACAAAGCGGGAACAAGATAAACTAAATAAATTACAAAGTAAATTAATATAAATGAGACCACCTAATATTAAAACAGTTAAAATAGGAAATCAAACATTCGATTTGGGAAGAGTATACTCTAATCCATTTCATAATGCGTTTCTTCCAACAAATGAAAGCCCTAAGTTAATGGATATTTTATTTGAAACTGGTAAATTTGATAATATTGATCATGATAAAATTACTGAATATTACAGAACTCAATTAAAAAAAGAAAAGGTATTAAAGAAAGTTAAGAAAAAAGATTTTGAGTTTATATTAACAGATAGAAATAAGTCAGATGATGATTTTTATGGAGCAGTAACTTCCTTCCATATTCCATCAGGATTATATGCAGGTGATTTAGATATTGCCAAATGGAGTGGAATTAGTGATACTGAATTAGAAGGAGCTGTACAAGTTCACCCAACATATAGACGACAAAAAGTAGCAACGGAGATGTATAATTTAGCAGAGCGATACTTTAAGAAAAAGTTCAAACCTGCAAGTCCTCAATCAAAGGATGCAACCAATTTTTGGAAAAATAGAAAAAATATATAATTATAAATTATGGCAGATAACAAATCATTTTTTGATAGGTTAAAGAAATTATTTTCAACACAAACGATTATAACAGTTGATGCGGATGGTAAACGTAATGTAACTGATTTGGATAAACGGCAAATTACAAATTTACGTTCATCTACTGATAGATATTCAAGATTACAAAAATCATTCTATGATCAACTGGGGCAAAATAATTCATTAGCATATCAACAAATACGTAGAGAATTATTTAGAGATTATGATAGTATGGATATGGATGCTATTATCAGTTCTGCATTAGATATATATGCAGATGAATCTACATTACAATCTGAATTTGGTGACGTATTAACAATCAAATCCCCAAATCAAACAATACGGGAAAATTTAGAGAATCTATTTTATGACATATTAAATATTGAATTCAACATTTGGCCTTGGGTTCGCAATTTATCAAAGTATGGTGATTTTTATCTTTCATTAGAAATGGCAGAAGGCGCCGGAGTTGTAAATGTACAACCACTTTCTGTTTATAATGTAGAACGATTAGAGGATACTGATCCTGAAAATCCGAACTATGTTAAATTTAAAGTAGAGAATACAATAAAGAGTGAATATGAAAATTACGAAATGGCTCATTTTCGTTTACTTTCAGATACTAACTTCCTTCCTTATGGTAAAGCAATGATTGAAAACGCAAGAAGATTGTGGAAACAATTAACATTAATGGAAGATGCTATGTTAATCCATAGAATAATGAGAGCTCCAGAGAAGAGAATCTTTTCTATTGATATCGGTAATGTCAATCCAAATGAGATTGATAATTACATGCAGAAGATTATTAATAAGATGAAGAAAATTCCATTTTTAGATAAAAAATCTGGAGATTACAACTTAAAATATAATATGCAAAATCTAACTGAAGATTTCTTTCTTCCAGTTAGGGGATCTGATAGTGGAACTAAGATTGATTCATTACCAGGTTTAGAATATAACGCGATTGAGGATATTGATTATCTTAAAGCTAAGTTATTTGCTGCATTGAAAATTCCAAAAGCGTATTTAGGATACGAGGAAGACGTATGTATATCACCTGACACAAAAATTCCTTTACTGTCTGGTGAAACTAAAACAGCAGAAGAGATTATAGAAGATTTTGAAAATGGAATTCAACATTATGTTTATTCATTGGATGAAGAAACAAATAATATTGTACCTGGTAAATTAGAATGGGCAGGTATGACAAGAAAAGATGCTAAAGTTGTTAAAGTATGGTTAGATAATGATAAGTTTATAACTTGTACACCTGATCATAAGTTTTTAAAGAGAGATGGTGAATGGGTAGACGCAATAGAACTAAAAAAAGATGATTCTCTTATGCCACTATATTTAGATAGAAGTGACAATAAATTTATTAAAGATTATACTACTGTTTATAATCCATCTGATAATAAATATAAACTAGTTCATCAACTTGTCGCAGAATATTTTAATAAACGGAAGAAGGGAAAAGTCATACACCACATTGATTTAAATAAATGGAATAATAATCCTGATAATTTTGATTGTTCTATGGATTGGAATGAACATAGAAATTATCATATTCAATTGGCTAGAGAAGGAAATAATTCGTTAGCAATGGAACTGTATAGAAACAGTGATACGTTTTTAGAAAACCAATCAAAAAACGGTAGAATTGGAGGAATAAAATCATCTAAAAAATTAGGAGAATGGGTACAAACTAATGGTCCATGGAACAAAGGAACCAGAACTGGTGAATATATAAAATGTAAAAATGTCAATTGTGATAATGAAATTTATATAACAAGTAGTAGTGATCAATTATATTGTAGTAATAATTGTTGTTATACTGATGAAGATTTAGAATTATATAATACAAAATATGACAAATTTGAATTAGGAACTATTGTAAAATATGCGACACTTTCAAAATCATTTAAGGAACTTGAAAATAAATTAAATGTAGATAGAAATACTTTAAATAGAATTTTTAATTTTCATAAAATAGATAAACTTGATTTTATAATGGAACATATGCCTTTATCACAGAATAATAAAGGTTTTATAAATAATTTTAAAAATCATAAGGTTAAATCGGTTGAGATATTAAATGAACGTATTGATACGTGTGATGTTCGTATAGCAAAATATCATAACTTTGGTACAGATGCTGGTGTTATTATACATAACTCGGGTAAAGCTACGATCGCCGCAGAAGATGTTCGATTTGCAAGAACTATTGAAAGAATTCAGAGAATCGTTGTATCTGAATTAACTAAGATCGCTATTCTACATTTATATTCAATAGGTGTACCAGAGAGAGATATTACTAATTTTGAATTGAAATTGACAAACCCATCTACCATTTATGAACAAGAGAAAATAAATTTATGGTCTGAAAAAGTAAGACTGGCAGATGATATGAAACGACTGAAGATGTTTTCAACTGATTATATTTATGAAAAAGTGTTTAATCTATCTGAAGAAGAGAAAGATAAACAAAAAGTTAAAATTATCCAAGATTTAAAAGATCAATTTAGACATGAGCAAATTTCTACATTAGGTGAAGACCCAGCTGAACAACCCGACCCCGTTGATGTTGAAGGTGAATTGGAAAATATAAAAAGTGAATTTTCCAATAAAGGGGGTAGACCAAAAGAAGGTGGAAATTATGGTAGAGATGATCACGCATATGGAAGAGATCCATTAGGAAATAAAGAAAATGAAAAACCAAGAAACAGAGAAACAGAGGGTTACAGTAAAAAGGATAAACTTTCTTCATTGAGAGTGGCTAAAAATATGAAGAAAAAGAGCAAAGATATTATAACTTAAAGAAAATAATATGAAAACTAATTTTATCTTATATTTATACTGTATAGGATATTCTTTATTTACATTTAATAAACAACAATATGAAAAACCGTAAATCACAAATAAAACATAGTAAGTACAAAAATACTGGGATTTTATTTGAATTATTAGTACGACAAATAACATTAGAGATTCTTAATAATAAAGACCAAAACGCCCAATCTATTCTACAAGAGCATTTTGGGTCAAAAACTGAATTGGCTAAGGAACTTAAATTATACCATCTATTGATGAATGAAAAGTATAATTCTGAAAACAGAGCTGAAAAGTTTATTGATCTTGTAACCGAAGAACATTTACGTAAAGTAGATTTAAAGAAAGTTACTAGAGAAAAGTATGAGTTGGTTAAAAAAATAAAAGAATCATTCGATACGGATAAATTCTTTTCATCTAATATAACTAACTATAAAGAACTAGCATCTGTATATAAATTGTTTGAAGCTAAGCATGAATCTGGATATGATATCAAAGATATATTTAATTCGAAGTATACCATCGTAGAACACGTAATGTCATCATCCATTCAAAATAAAGGAGAGAAGTTAAATGAGATAATGTTCAAAGAATATAAGGAACAAGAAAAAGATTTACGTTTACTTACTTATAAAATTTTAGTGGAAAACTTTAATAAAAAGTACAATACACTAAATACAGACCAAAAATCGGTATTAAAAAACTACATCAATAATATATCTAATACAAATGATTTTTCTACTTTTATTGATACTGAACGTAAGAAAGTATTAGGTGAACTTAAAAAGATATCACCAAAGGTAAAAGATAAAGTAACATCTATTAAATTGGATGAAATCATTCAGCTACTAGAAAGATTTAAAGTAAAACAACGAATACCTGATAAGTATGTATCTACAATGATGATATCTTATGAGTTGATTCAGGAACTAAAGAAAAAACTAAAAAAATTATGAAAAATATTAAATTAAAATCATTACTAAAAGAATCTGTAGATTATGATTACCAATATGAATTCATTTCACATTTAAGAAATAAATATAAAAATAAAAAAGTAGATGGTTGGCAACCGGATTACGAAGCAATGGCAGGAACGTTTATGTGGGTAAGTGGAAAACATCTTATTTACGCTACTCCATTTTGGGAAGGTGAAGAAAATCTACCAATTGATGTATTAGAAAAAGGATCTGGTGATTATATATACCAAACATCTAAACGATTTAAACCATCATATGATGTTAAAAAAGATGAAGTAACTTATTTTAAGTTACTAAAACCAATATTTAAGGCAATGAAATAATAATGAAAAAATCCCAATTAAGAAAACTTATTAGAGAATTAATAAAAGAAGAAGAAGAAGAATTGGAAGAAATGTCCGCTACGGGAAATGTAGCAGGGTATCAAACTCCACACGCTTTTGCAAAAGGGGATTCTACTGATGATGAATATGTAGATAGGTTAAATAAGTCTACTGGATATACAAGAGTAAATGAAGAATACACAAACCGATGGTTAGAGTTAAAAAATAGTGAAGCAACTCCAAATCAAAAAATAGGTTGTGGAATTCGTAAGATCCGATATGAACTACAAGAAATGGATAAATTTCTAAATTGGTACAACAGAATCCGAATGGAAAATGAAGTACCTAAAGATGCCTATTGGAAACGGACACAAAGTCATATTAAAAAAATAAAAGAACGAGTAGTGAAATTAGTAGGGAAGCTACAAACATTAGACACATCATTAGATGATATAAATGAATCAGTGAATGAATCATCCCGTAGAGCTACTGACTTTTTTGAAGATTCTAAATACGGAAAAGCAATTCATCAATTACTTAAAGCAAAATGGGATTCTAAAAAAGTAGAATCATTTTTAGAAAAATTGGGTAATGGTAATGATGTTAAGAATGTTAGAATAATTGATTTTATATCAGGAGATGTTGGGCTAAATATTCGTAAGTATAAAACATTGGGTGATCAACTTCCAGATTTAATGAAACAGATGGAAACCCTTTATAACGAATTTCTAACAGAATCATTGACTGAAGTATCCCCAAATGATTTACTATCATTCTCACAAAAGTACAGAGGAACAAAAGTAAAACATTGGGATGGGATTGAAGGCACATTCGCAGCAGTTGTGGTTAAGTCTATCATCAATAATACAAAAGTTCATCCCAAGGATGTTGTATTAAAGTGGGACAGACGGAATGCTGTATTAGAGATTGAAGTAGGTGGAAAGAAAAAGAAAGTAAAGAAAAAATCAATAAGTGCAGAATTTATTACAACATTAATAAATAAAATGGTATGAAATTAACAAAAAAACAATTACAAGAAATTATTAGAGAAGAAATCCAACGATTAACTGAAGGTCAGAGGCCTTTATATGTAATAGCAAATGAGATCAGTAAAGATTGGAAAAAGGTAAATTACGCGGCCAAGCCATATTTGGAAGCAATGCATTCATTAACATCTATTAATGATAAATACCTTATGGATAGTGCAAAATCTATTGTAGTATATTTCTTATCAAATGCACACACTTGGAAAGGTGAAACTGCTAAAAGAATAAAAACAGAACTTAAAGGAATGATAAAATAATGAAATTAACAAAAAAACAATTACAAGAAATTATTAGAGAAGAATTATCAAATATTAATGAAGATGCAGTTTCAAATGTTAAAAAATTTGATAAAGCATTTAAAGATTTAGTAGACGATGTAAAGAATAGAAAGGGAGTTGATTCACGTGCATATGATAAGTATTCCGATGGTGAAATATTAGGAACAATTATTAAAGGTATCTTACAAAGTGGAGTTACGAAACTACAAAATCCAAAGGAATTTTGGGTGTATTTAAAAAAGTAAAAATATGAAAATTACAAAATCAAAATTAAAAGAACTTATTAAATCTACAATACAAGAAGAATCTGAATATCAAGTATTCTTCAAAAAGGTATTGGATAAATTTGGATTTGATTCACCCGTTGATATGGATGATGAAACCAAAAAGAAATTCTTTAATGTTATTGACAAAGGATGGTCGACTAAAAATGAATATCACCAAAAAGGAGATATTCCAGTAGAAGATGAATTTAAAGTATTTGGTAAATCATATCCCAAAAGAGCCGTAAGTGAATCAATAAATTCAGATGCCCAAGGAATTGCAAGATTTTCTGGTACACGCGCAGATGCAGTTGAAAAATTTATCAATACTCATAATTTAGATTCAAAGAAACTTTTTGATTATATACGAAAAGGTACACTAAAAGACAGAATGGATTTTGCAACTGCTCTTTCAGGTAAACCAAATAATAAATTTCAGAAGAAAATTGTAACTCAATTTAGCGAATCGTTAACTGAAGCTGACCGTACCAAAATGAGAAAGTTAAAGAAATTAAAACATCAAAAAGATAAACTGAAAACAAAAACGGATAATCAAAAATTCAAGGACCAAATGAAGGCAGTATTAAAAGGTATGGAATTCAACGATGATGATCGAGCTCAAGATTGGTATGATGCAGATTTTTTCGAACAAAATGTAAACGAGAAAATCGAAGATTATAGTAGAGGTGACGCAATGGATGATATCATAGATCAAATTAATTGGTCATCATCTTATATGATAGAATCAATAAACGAAGTTAGTGCAATGTCATTTGATGAATTTAAGAAAAAAAAACCTGATGTTTTCAGTCCGTATGTGAGTGAACGGGATGCAGTGTACAAACCAAAATATGATAAATACTCAAGTAGAATCCGATATTTCAAACATGGGAGAAAAAATTCAAAAAGTATTGATATTAAAACTGCATATGATTCATATGTTTATAATATAAAGAGAGGTCGACCATTACCAGAATCAGTAAATGAGGAAAGGAGTTTCTTGAAAAAAGAGCCAAAAGAAGGAAACTATTGGATTGTCAGTAACCAACTGTTGAGAAAGGGAGCAGTTGAGACTTATTATTACATTTCAGACGCTGAAGGTAAGGTGTATCACCATAAAGATAATAAATGGAGAAAGAAAACATTGATGGATATTTCAACATATTGGTTTATTTCTGAAAAATCTGCACGAGAGTATATCAAACGGAATTTAAAATGAATCTACTAGAACCAAATTTAATTAAAACAGAATTAACATCATGAAAAAACTATTAATTGAAACACAATTATTCGAAGGAAAATTACAAGAAGATTCGTCAGGTCGAGTTTTAGTACGAGGTGTTTTACAAAGAGCTGGTAAAGAAAATCAGAACGGACGAATATACCCAAGAAATATTCTGGAAAGAGAATGTAAAAAATACGAAACTCTTATAAAAGAACGAAGAGCGTTAGGTGAATTAGATCACCCTGATTCTTCTGTAATTAACTTAAAAAATGTTTCACATAATATCAGAGAAATCCACTGGGATGGTGATGATTTAATAGGAACTGTAGAAATTTTAAATACTCCTTCAGGAAATATTCTAAAGGAATTGATTAGAGCAGAAATACTTTTAGGTATATCATCTAGAGGTATGGGTTCAACGACACCATTAGGTGAGAACAAAGTGAAAGTTGGAGAAGATTTTGAACTAATAGGTTGGGATTTTGTATCTAACCCATCAACTCACGGAGCATTTATGTCACCTATGAACGAATCTATAATGAAACAAATAGGAACCGATGTATGTGGTGATTGGTGTAGAGCACAACATTTAATGAGAGAAATCATAACAGAACTTGGATAAAAAATGATAAAATTAATAGATTTATTATTTGAAACCTTTTCTAAAGAAATTAATGATATTGAACAATACGTAGAACGTAATTCATATTTTGAAGTATCGGATAAATCCGAACATCAAATTCATTTTGTTACACGTGAAAATGGATCTGTAGGTGATGAAACACCGGGACAAGAAGATTATAAAGAAGCACAACGGTTAAAGAAGCAATTAGAACGTGATTATAAAGATATAAAGGTAACCATTGATACTATTGATGAATGGACAGATCTTCGTGTTGATTTTTCGGAATCAGAAAAACATCAAATAGAATTAAATAGAGTATCAGGTAAAGAATACAAAAACCAAATTTCTAATATTGAAAAATTTGTAGAAGATCATATTGTAAATAATTTACCACATTTAAGTACTGAAAACGCAGTAGGTAAAGAATTGAAAAAAACTGATTATTTAGAAAAAACAGAATCTAAATATGAACAATTCTTTAATATGGATTTAGGTCTAAGATCTGAATATTATATACATACATTTGATATAGGATGGATTGATACAGATGTACCAAAATCACAACGTAAGAAAGATTTTGACAAATATATAAAACAATTAAAACGTGATATACATAAAAAGTTCAGATTATCTAAATTTATAAATGATAAATATAATGATTTATTTGATGTTACATATGTTGGTGGTACTGGAATGTGGATGACGATTAAAGTTACTTCACCGAAATTAAAAATTAAAAATGAAACAGTGATATGAAAATAACTAAAAAACAACTAAGAGAAATCGTTCGTAAAGAACTTCATACTTTACAAGAATCAAAAGCTGAAGAAATATTAAGTAAAATGATTAGAGATTTACGTATTAAAGATAAAGCATTAGAATCTGTGATTAGAGAATTGGCATTTAGTAATCCACCTCGTGTAATTGAATCTGTATTAAGAAAACATATGCCAGACCTTAATTAAAATAATATAAAACTATGAAATCAATAAAATTAAAAGAATTATTAAAAGAATCTGAAAATACCCGGTTAAATAAAAAAGTATTAAAGTTTTTCGATGGGTACATTAATTTACCAAAAGGGTTATCCGAATATCAATGGGTATTTAAAACTATATTAAAAGGGGCTCTGACTGATGCTAATTTTCATAGCGAAGTTAAGAAAGTAGATAAATTATTTCCTAGATCAAGTAGACCATCTGGTAAAGATGGATCTCCGTATACAAAGGAATTGGAAAGTGTAATAGAAGATAAAGGAATTATGATAGCTAAATGGGCTAAGTGGGATGGGTTTGATATTATTAATGCATTTTCATATGTAGCATCTATGAGAATTAATGATTCAGCAGGTAAAAAAATTGAAACATTATTAGAAAATTCACCAATTAATATCAAAGAAGAATTAAAAAAAGGTGAAATACATTCATTAGAAGGGAAGCAAGTTAAATATTCTGTTATATTAAACGATGGAACTATTCAAATTCATTTTAAAGATGGTGCATCAATTGAATTTATGAATAATAAATATGTTAAAATAAAAAAATAAAATTATGAAAAATAAACCATTTGATATTGCAGATTTTGTTTCAAATAACAAAATTACAATGAAATCAACGAAACCAATTTTAAAGGCAACTAAGACATTCAAAGGATATAATGATATCCGTAAGACTGTAATAGAAGAAGTAAAAATTAAGGATGGTAAATTCAGTATTAAAGAATCAAAAAACGGAGGTAATGAAGAAAGAAAATCATTATCAACTGAAGTTAAAAAACATTTCTTAGAAATTATCTCTTCTTATAATACTTACAATTCTCAAATGAAGCGATCATCTGATATTATAGAAGTTGCAGAAACACTTGGTGGTATTGTAGAGGCGGCTAGAGAATTAACATTGAATGAAGCAGAAGATTGGTTCGATAAAGTTACTATTAAACGTAACATGAAACAATTGGAAAAATTGGAAGGTTCATTTGATAAGGTAGCAAAAGATGCGAAAGTATTAGATTCCAGGATGCAAGCACTATACGAAGAAATGGGTTTGATTCTAAACCGATATTATGAAATAAGTGATATTGATCCAGAGGTGATGAGACAACGATTAGGGAATGTAAACGAAACGTTAAAAAAAGGAGAAATTCATAAATTAGAAGGCAAATCTGTTAAAATGTCTACAATTTTAAATGATGGAACCGTACAAATTTATTTCAAAGATGGTACTGTATTACAGTTTACTCATAATAATGATACTAAAATAAAATGAAAATAACTAAAAAAGAATTACGAGAAATTATACAAGAAGAAATTTCTAATGTAATATCCGAATCGTATATAGATGAAATTAAAGATACATTATCAAAAGTTAAGAAAGAAGTAATCAGAGAATTATCTAAAAAAAAGGTTAAAGTTAGATGGATTACAGATATAGAGGAAAAGCCAGCTCTTGGTGGAAAACGAGAAATATATTTATCTGGTGAGTTTGAAAATGGAGTTGTTAGAGCTACTGGAACTATGGATAGAAACGGTAAAGTTTATTATAGTGGTGCAGTATTTTATAGTAGTAGTTTGTTTAAATCATTTACAGATCCAAAAAAATTCATAATGTATATGAAAAAAAGTGCACAAGAATTTAAACCACCAACTACCATTGGGAAATAATTAAAAATAAAAATAACAATAGTTATATGGCAAATAAAAATAGAATAGGTGTTACGGTACGAAAGGGAAATGTTGATAAGGCAATTAATATTTTCACAAAGATGGTCAAATCATCTGGTATATTATATGAATTCCGTAACAACCAAGAATTCACAAAACCATCTACTGAAAAGAGATTAAAGAAAAAAGAAGCAAAATATAAGCAAAAAATTGCGGATAAAAACAATAAATAATAATTAATTTAAGTTTTTTTATCGTTTTCCTAAATTTTCTTATACTTATATTATATAATAACTCATTTATATATGAGTTTTTACATTTGGTACAATGAATACTCACCTGAGATAGAGAATATCTCCAATTAATGTGTAGTAACCGACAAGCCAATTTTTAAACCAATATTGAAGTTTACCTAAATAACTTCAGAAAACTAAAAGGTAAAAATACACATGGCAGAATCAAAATTACTTAAAGAAGCAATAGCTGATGCTAAAGCTGTACGTAAAACTGCTATCGAAAACGCAAGAATCGCTTTGGAAGAAGCATTCACTCCAAAATTACAATCATTACTTTCTAAAAAGCTACAAGCTGAAATGGAAGGTGAAGACGAGTTTGAAGACGAAGATGAAATCGAAGAAACTGTAGATTCATCCGCAATCGGAAAAGGAGATGGAAAAGATGAAAGTGGAACCGATGGTAAGCAACCAGCAGCTGATGCAAATACAGCACATACTGATTTAGATCCTGAGACAGGCAAGGCTAAAGCCCCGTCGGACTCAGATTATAATCAAGGAACAGTCGTTGATGATTTGACTGAAACTACAGAAGAAGATGACGACGAAGATGTAACAGGCGCAACTTATGATGTAAATGAAGAAGAAGAATTCGATGGTGAAGAAGAAGATGAGTTCGAAGATGATTTAGATTTAGAATCTATTATCAAAGAATTGGAAGCAGACTTAGATGATGACGAAGAAGAAGATGTATTCGAATCCGAAGAAGGTGAAGAGGATGATGAAGAAGTTGACTTTGATGCATTGGGAGAAAATGATGAAATAGAATTTGATCTTGATGATGAAGGAGAAATCGAAGAAAGTGAACAAGAAGATGATGATGATGAATTTGAGTTTGATGATGAAATCGACTTAGACGAAATTCTACGTGAAATGGGATACGGAGATGATGAAGAAGAAGGTTCCGAAGAAGAAGAAGATGAAGCATCTGCAGAAGTACAAGCAGAGTTAGCACAAGCTTATTCAACAATTCGTGAATTGAAATCAACAATCAATGAAGTGAACCTATTAAACGCAAAACTTCTTTACACAAACAAAATATTTAGATCTTATGATCTTGATAACTCTCAAAAAGTGAAAGTAGTAGAATCACTTGACAGAACAAATTCTGTTAGAGAAGTAAAACTAGTTTATGCAACTTTAGCTGAATCAATGACATTTGCTAATGGTGTTGAAAGAAAGAAAGTGAAGAAAATAACTGAAGGGCTTGCTTCAAGAGCAACTGCTTCAACTAAACCTTCAAAGGAATCAACAAACATCATTACAGAGAATACAAATGATATGGCTCATCGGTTCAAACAGTTAGCAGGTATTAACAAATAACACATTAATTAAACAAAGGAAAAAATAGAATGGCAAATTTTAATTTAAACAAACTTATGGAGGCTAAAAACCCACAAGCTGTAATGCTAGAGGAAACTCGAGGATTAAAAGGCAAATGGTCAGAAACAGGTCTTCTAGAAGGATTACGAGAAAGAGAACAACATTCAATGGCAGTTCTCTTAGAAAACCAAGCAAAACAATTGCTTGACGAAGCAACTCAAACAGGTACAACTTCTGGTTCAGAAGAATGGGCTGGTGTTGCGTTACCATTGGTAAGACGTATTTTTGGTGAAATTGCATCGAAGGAATTCGTATCAGTTCAACCAATGAACTTACCATCTGGTTTGATATTTTACTTGGACTTCAAATATGGAAGCAACCAAGAAGGAAACCCAGGATTTTTAGGTTCATCCGTTTTCGGTGGAACAGGGAAAAAATTGGGTTCAACTGATGCAGCTGTTTCAGGTGCATACGGTGACGGTAGATGGGGATACTCAATCAACCAAAGAACAGTTAGTAACATTGTTCCATCAACAGTAACAAGCGCTTCTCACGAAGCAATTGGTTTCAACTCTGCACTTAGTGCATCTGTGGAAGCAGGTGAAGTATTTATCGTTAGTTTCGATATTGCAGATATTGAAAACGCAGGCGGACGACCACTTGATAAGGAAGGTTCAAAAAGTTTCCACATCTCTGGTTCAGCAATGGCAGATCCGGCAGCTTTCTACCCACAATACACTGATGTAGCATTAGGATCATCAACTGTAGATTTCGTGGTAAGAGGTTCAGCAATCTCAGGATCAAATTTCTCTGTTACTTATTCAGAACAACCAACTGATTTCGATCGTGGTGATTTTGAAGACAGAAGCCCAATTCGTGGTGAAAACGCCGATGCAGGTTATGATGCTGGTACTGATTTAGCAATTCCAGAAATTGACTTGGAACTACGTTCTGAGCCAATCGTTGCGAAAACACGTAAGTTGAAAGCAGTTTGGACTCCTGAATTAGCGCAAGATTTAAACGCATATCACTCAATTGATGCGGAAGCAGAATTGACATCAATGTTATCTGAGTATATCTCTCTTGAGATTGACTTGGAAATTTTGGATATGTTGAAATCAAACGCATTGACAGTAGACTACTGGTCAGCAACAATCGGACAAGAGTATAACTCTAATGCCGGAACGTGGGTAAATTCAGCAAACGCTGTAGCATACCAAAAGAACACATGGTTCCAAACATTAGGTGTTAAGTTGAATAAAGTTTCTAACAAAATTCACACATTGACACTTAGAGGTGGAGCTAACTTCTTAGTTGCATCACCTGATGTATGTACAATTCTTGAATCAATCCCAGGATTCCACGTGAATTCTGATAAGGATGCTATGGAATTCGCTGCTGGAGTAACTGCAGTAGGTGCAATTGCAAACAGATACACTGTTTACAAAAACCCATATATGACTTCTAACGAAATCTTAATGGGATATAAAGGTAACAACTTCCTTGAGACAGGAGCTGTATATGCACCATATGTACCGTTGATTATGACACCATTAGTGTATGATCCGACTAATTTTACCCCCCGTCGGGGGGTCATGACCCGTTACGCTAAAAAAATAGTGAGACCTGAATTTTATGGTAAGATCTATGTTAAAGACCTACAAAATGTGTAAGCATTAAGTAATCTTTAATACGTAGTCGTGTTAAAAACTTAAAGGAATCATCCGAAACGGTGGTTCCTTTTTTTTATGTCAAAAAATAGTTGTGTTTAATAATTAATTTTCGTATATTTATGGTCATAGGTATAATTAATTTTTTAATATAAATGGTAGAAATAAAAATAGAAAATGAGTTATTGTGTAGAGTATGTGATACTTCATATAAATCTGCACATGCACGAAATAAATGTATTCAGTCTCATGGTCTTACATTAAAAGAATATATAGTTAAATATTTTTTAGATGATATACCGATGTGTAAATGTGGATGTGGTACACCTGTTAAGAAAACAACATTACATAAAGACATAATACGATATTCAGAATATACTACCAATCATTTTCCACGAAAACCACATACAAAAGAAACTAAAGAAAAAATAAAATTAAATACAAAAAAAGCGATTAAAGATAAATATGGAGTAGAAAATGTATTCCAATTAGATAAGTTTAAACATAAAATAAAAAAAACAAACCAGAAGAAATATGGTGTTGATAATCCAGCGAAATGTAGAAATGTACAAGAAAAATTGAAGAAAACTTGTATAGAACGATTTGGATATTCTAATATTTTTTTAGATCCAGTTTTTAGAAAAAAGCATATTAAAAAGAAATCTAAATATGAAAAACTCTTAACTGAAAAATTAAATGGAAAACAATCAATTATAGTAGATGGTAAAGAATTTGATATTAAAGTTGGAAATCTTCTTATTGATGTAGATGGCGACTATTATCATCCTAATCAATTAGTAAATTTATCTTTAACACAAATAAATAGCGTATTAAATGATTATGAAAAAGATTTACTTATAGATAATAATGATGAATATTCGTTAATTAGAATAAAAACATCTGAAATACCAAATGATATCACATTAGATAATATCATTAATGAATCATATAATAATGATTTTAAATTAGGATATAATGATATTATTATTAATAAAGAATATTTAACTGATTATATTAATAAATATGGAAAAGATAAATTAGAAAAATATATACCGATGTTATTAAAATTTGTGAGAACGTTTTCACCTAATTTTCCAACAATAGTTTCCAATGAGTCTCCAAATGATGTTATTAAATATATTAGAGAGTTGGATGTAAATAGAATATATATTGGAAACGATACATTTAAAAATAATGCATTTAATAAAGGTGTATCATTATTAAAAAGTATTTTTGATTCATATTGGGATAGTTCATTTAATAGTAGGCTAAGTCCAATAGAAGCTTGGGATGATGATAAAATAATGTATAACTTGATCAAATATAGGATAGGAATTAATAATGATAATCATATTTCTGATTTTAGCTTACGTAATTTAGTTTATGCTCTTAATGTTAATAGGTATTGTGTTTCTTTTTTCAAACCAGCGTTAGCATCCGCAATTTATACTCATTATTTAGGGGAAACGGAAACGCCAATAGTTTTAGATCCTTGTGCAGGATTTGGTGGAAGGTTAGTTGGATTTAAGTGTAAATATCCAAAGGGTACTTATATTGGAGTAGAGCCAAATATTGATACATATAATGGATTAAAAAAAATAGTGGAATTATTTGGATTTAAAAATGTTATTCTTATTAATGATAAAATAGAAAATGCAATAATTCCTATTGATTATGATTTTACATTTACCTCGATACCATATTATAATAAAGAAGATTATAATAATATGTTTAATTATTCAACAGTTGATGATTGGATGGACACCTTTATTAACTCATTATTCCAATTAGATAATTTAATATTAAATGTAGATATTGACACTTATAATCTTTTGTCAGACAAATTTGATATATGTGGTAAAATAAATAAAAATAGATCGCCCTTTAATTCTACTAAAGAAAATTATGAACTTTTAATTAAATTAAAATAATGCCAAAAGGAATACCGAAAAACGGAAAAAGGAAAATATCAACTGTTAAATGTAAAATATGTAAATCAAACTTAAAGTTAAATGGATTTGATTCACATCTGAAACACAAACACAATATATCATGTGTTGATTATCGTAATAAATATGGTGAATATAGACCCAAACAATTAGATTATGAAGAACGATCTGATAGTAAATATAAATGTAAAATAGATGGTAAAGAATGTGCTTCAGAACGACATTTATCATATTATGTCCGTATGAATTATGGGTTATCAAAACGTGAGTATATTATCCAGCATATTTTTCAAAATAAACTTCCAACTTGTAAATGTGGTTGTGGAGAATTAGTAACATTAAAAAATCAATATCCGTATCATAGTGAGTACATATCTGGTCACAATATTTATGATACTCATTTAGGCTCTAAGAGAAGTAAAAAATCAAGAATGAAAATGAGAAGATCCAGAATAAAATATTTAAAAGAAGGAGATTCTATTTTTCATAACCACGGACCATCTAAAGCAGAACAGTCTATATGTGATTTCATTTGTGAAAATTATGATGGTGAAGTTATACAAAATAATACTACGATTTTATCTGGATTAGAATTGGATATTTATGTACCCGATAAAAAACTTGCTATTGAATATAATGGATCTCGCTTTCATTCTACTGAATTTAAAGAAAAGCGATATCATTTGAATAAAACAAAAGAATGTAATGAAAATGATATTCATTTAATTCATATATGGGAACCTGATTGGATAAAAAACAAAGATATTGTAAAATCAATTTTATTATCTCAGTTAAATAATAACAAACATAGGGTATATGCACGGCAATGTGAACTTAAAGAATTAGATTTCCAAACAACAAAACGATTTTTGATTAAAAATCATTTACAGGGAAATTCAGTTTCATCAATTCGTTGCGGACTATATTTCAATGATGAATTGATACAAGTAATGACATTTGGTAAATTAAGAAAAGCAACTGGTCAAATTTCAAAAGAAGGAAGTTTTGAGTTATTACGATTTTGTTCTAAACAAAATTATTCAGTAGTCGGTGGTGCTAGTAAATTATTTACTTTTTTCATTAATAACCATAATCCAATGTATGTATTATCATTTGCAAACAAAGATTGGGCAACGGGAAATGTATATGAAAAATTAGGATTTAAGTTCATTAAATTTACAACACCTGGATATTTCTATGTAAAGGGTAAACGAAAATATCATAGATATAAATTTCAAAAACATAAGCTGGTTGAAGAAGGCGAAGATCCAATATTAACTGAATCTGAAATTATGTATAATCGTGGATATTATAAAATATGGAATACTGGTAACTATAAATTTGAATGGTACAAAAAATAGTTGTGTCTAATAATTAAAAAATATTATACTTATATAATATAGACATTAATAATTTATTTAATCATTTTTTTAGATGGCAAAACTAATATTACGAAAAGGAACAAAAAACCCTCGCTTTAAATAGTAGAGGGTTTTTTAATGCGGTTTAGTTTAAAACTTATGTCCGCATTTTGGACAGAACTTCCATGAGGATTTACGGATTCTTAATCCACATTCTTCACAGTATGTTCTAATCTTCTTTATTTCTTCAGGTGGACGTTGTGATATTGGCAGTATGTGAAATACTTGATGTTTATCACTAAAGGATGAGAAGTTACCACTACTACTCTTGAATTTTTGATTGGATTTACTACCTTCATCAACTCTGCCTGTTTCTACTTGTGAAAGTGATGTGTTGGAAAAGTTGCATGTAGTATTACTTACATTTTCCATATTAGCAGTTCCCGCATTAGTTGTCCAAGAACCACCACCTCCACCACCTAATGAATTTGTATTAACACCACCTCCAAAATATACACCTGGATCGTATGTATGACTGCCAGTATATGTAATATTCGGCGGACAAATGGTAGCCCATTGTTGAATTTCTTTGTAAAATAAAATCTCAACTTTACCATTTCGTTCTCGTTGTTCTTTCGTTTCATCTACATCATCTACCATAAATGTATTGAATTTGAATTTTTTATTCTTATCAATAAATCTATCCAAATAATGATGTGATTGTGGTTCTATAATTAATCCAGATGTTGATATGAATTTTCCATTTATTTTGATTTTTACTAAGTACCTAAAATCAGAATTGTTAGTTAACTCAATTTGGAATTCATCTCCACCATTGAGAAAGCATTTTTCATCATCGTAATACTTTAATCGGTTGTTATTTACACAAATATCCGCTGATGGTAAATCGTGGAATACTTGGTAATAATATGATGAGGTTGTTGTGTTGTTAAAATTAATATTGCCGCTTGAGCAAGACGTGGTTTTTTTATCATTTTTCATAATATACCTCTTAATGTTTAGTTATATTCACAAATTCTTTTACAGTACATGATATACTATTTTAAGCCATAATGACTCAGAACTTATAAATGTTGATATATAACAATAAATATACGAAATATAAATTTTAAAATCAATTTTTTTATCTATTCAAATAAAAATGGTTATTTATTAGGAAATTAATACTTATACATATAATCAATATATAAAACTATGAGTGATACAGAAAAAATATGGCAAGGTTCGGGTTCGGTAATTGAAGAAGGAAAAACTCCTTTTGGGTTTTATGATAAGGAACCAACATTTCAAAGAGATGCACCGAAAGTAGCTTCGTGGTGTGCAACTAGATTAGGATATCCTATACAGAACATCGAATTGGTTGATCTTAATTTTTATGCGTGTTTTGAAGAATCTATTACCGAATATTCAGCACAAGTAAATCAATTCAACATTCGAAACAATTTAGATTCAGTTCAAGGAAGATCTTCTAACGAACAACTTTCTGGTAAATTAGTTGAAGGAACTAACTTACAATTTTTAGTAGAACTAGCAGATTCATATGGTACATTAGCAGGTGTAGGTGGTAAAACAGATATTAAACGTGGAAGTATTTCATTAGAAGCTGGGAAACAAATATATGATTTACAGAAATTATATGGAGATGTAGAAGAAAATGGATGTAGGCTTATAGTTAATAGAGTGTTCCATGAAGGAACTCCTGCAATATCTCGTTTTTTTGATCCAATGGTTACATCAGGTATGGGTACAATGAATATGATGGGAGAATTTGGATTTAGTGGGTTCTCACCTGCAACTCAATTCGTGATGATGCCACTTTATGAAGATTTATTGAGAATACAGGCAATCGAATTTAATGACCAAATTAGAAAATCCACATTTTCATTTAATATTGTTAATAATAAATTACAAATATTTCCGATACCAAGTGGTCCCAGAGAATTGTATTTTGAATATTATATAGGTGATGAAATAAGAGATGGGCAAATTCACGTACAAGATAATGTCGTTTCAGACTATTCTAATATTGGTTATTCTAATATACCATATTCAAAAATAAATGATGTTGGTAAGCAATGGATACGTAAATATACATTAGCGCTATCCAAAGAATTATTAGGAGCCGTTAGAGAAAAATACTCATCAATTCCAATACCTGATTCAGAAGTTTCATTAGATGGTGCGGCATTACGGTCTGAGGCATCTGAAGAAAAGACGCAACTATTAGAACAACTAAGAGAAAATTTAGAAGAACTTTCTAGAAAAAATAGAATGGAACAGAGAGCTCAAGAATCTGAATACCACCAAGAAATGCTACGAAAAGTACCAATGGCAATTTACATAGGATAATATGGCTCCAAGGTTTAACTTAGAAAGAGATATCAGCTTTTTTAACTCTATTGCAAGAGAACTGGTGGATGATGTCGTTGATACACCATTGATTATATTTAAACTTTCTATGAATGAAACGAAAACAAATTTATATGGGGAGAGTTTAAATAAATGGTATTTACCAGGCGTTAAAGTAACTGGATTAATAGCAAGAGATAACACAATTACAGGATACGAAGAATTTGGACCAGATAGTTCACAAACGGTTGAGTATAAATTACATAGAAAAACGTTAAAAGAGAAAGAAATATATCCTGAAATCGGCGATGTAATATTTCATAATGAAAGTTACTTTGAAATATCCAATATAAGAGATGATCAGTATATAGGTGGACAAACAGGTAAAGTGAATCCAAATGAACGATTTTCAATTGTATGTGAAACGTTCTTAGTAAGAAGAAGTAGTTTGAATATAGAAGAAAGGGTAGAATAATATGAAATCTCCATTAGATAATATAGAAAATAGAGCACATAATATAACTACACCTGAAGATAAACAATTGGGAATTGTATTAGAGGATATTGATGGAGCTATTATAGGGTATTTAGAAAATATAGTAATTCCTACTTTACAATTGGATGGGAAAACACTAACCGTTCCTGTGATTTATGGAAATGCAGAACGATGGGTATCTGCAAGAAGAGATGGATTTTTGAGAGATCAAAGAGGACAAATCCAAATTCCATTAGTGATGATAAAACGGAATAACTTAAATAGAGATGATAGTATGCAACTCTTTGATAGAAATGTAACCTATCCTTCTATTAAAAAATATTCAAAACGAAATAGATATGATAGATTTTCTTTATTGAATAATATCAATCCAGAATATGAAGTGTATAATATCACAATGCCAACGTATGTTACGATTACATATGAATCTATTATGTGGACAAATTATACAGAACATATGAATAAGCTAATAGAAGCTGTACAGTTTGCTGGTAATGAATATTGGGGTGATAAGGATAGGTTCAAATTTAAAACTAAAATTGACTCATTTGATACAGAACAATCAATGGCAGAAGGGTCGGAACGAGTGATTAAGACAATGTTTTCATTAGAAGTAAATGGATATTTATTACCTGAAATGTTTAATAATAAACCAACTACATCAACTGGATATACAACAAAACAAACGATAATATCTACAGAAATAGATAAAACACTTAAATAACAGTTTCATATCTATATACTACCAAGGGAACTTATTAATTTAGGTTCCCTTTTTTATTCATCCTTTTCTCTTTTTCTAATACTTATACATATAATAAATATACAATACTATGGAACTTAATATTATAGACCTTCCACTTACCGCATATAGAGGTGACACATTTTCTAGACAATTGTTTGTAATAAGTGATTATGATTTAAATGGTGTTGAAATACCATTGGATTTATCTGACTATGAATTTAATATGCAACTCAGATTAAATTTGAAATCTACTGAACCAGTTATTCATTTTAGTGATTCTAATTTTTATTCAGGTAGTTCAACAACAGCTGAGCAATATGATATTGATAACGGCGATCCAACAGGTACAACAAATGATGAGTTATATATTTTAGTACCAGCGGCGGACATGAAATTTAATGCAAATGTATATTTGTATGATTTAGAAATGAAACAACCAGATGGTACTATAATCACACCAATTCGAGGAAATTTCACACTACAGCCAGATATTACTCGTGATATAGAATATACATAATTATGATAATTAGAATACCTGAATTAAGTGGTAGTGTTAATTTTTCATTACCAGCAAATAACTCTACATATAACGTTGTAGTTCCAGATAATGTATCACCTTATCTATTAAGATTTGATACAACTACAATATCTGCAGAACGTGCAAGGGCTAGTTTACTTATTCAAGAATTTAAAGACGAATCATCAATTATTTATGGAAGAGTTGATCAATTAGAGATAGAAAGTGGAAGTATACGAAATGATTTTAATTCATATACAGCATCTTTTGATGATTTTACCAATATATTTTCTATAGTTGATGATACTGTAAATGTCAATGGAGATTTAATTGTATCAGGATCGGCAACGCTTAATCAACTTTTCTTTTCATCTTCATTGATCGTATCAGGTGGAGTAGTTGATTTCACACTAACTGATAATGTAATAGGTTCATTTTCAGGTTCATTTCAAGGTAATGGAAATTTTGAATCATTTATTATAAAAGATACAATATTATGGGATGCATCATCTAATTTTTTAATTTCCCAAAAACCAAATGATACTGAATTAACGGTTGGGAACTCTCATAACGATTATGAATATAAACAAAAAACAACATTTAAAAATGCGGAAGTAGTTGTATCAGGTTCAATGAAGGTTACAAAAGACGGGATATTAATATTGGAACCGCATTCTATCCCACCAACACCAATTTCTGGTGGAGTGTATTATTCAACAGATGGTGCATTTTTTGTCGGAATTAATGGAGGATAAAAGGTTTTAAAAAAATATTATAATTATACTTATAAGTATGTTATGTACAGTAACTATTAAATAAAAATTATATGGCGCAATGGAAAAAGGTTATCATTTCTGGTTCTTCAGCAGAACTAGAAAGTTTAAACGTAGATAACGTAGTGCGAGTTGGTACAACTCAAATTATCAGTGGTTCGGAAGATACTAAATTATCAGGCTCGTTTTCAGGCTCGTTTACAGGAGATGGCTCAGGAATAATTGGACTCCCTGTAGAACTGAGGGTGTCAGGTTCTTCAACTAATGGAGAAGTTGGTTTATTGGAAGGATCACTATCAATTTTAGGTGGAACTGCAGTAACTACTACTGTTAGTGGTGTAGGTGTAGATCCAATAGTTACTATTAATGTTCAAGATGGTAGTACATCCCAAAAAGGTATTTCATCATTTAATTCAGATGGGTTTACTGTAACAAGCGGTAATGTAAGTTTAGCAAATTCAGCTACTGGTGCCGTATTATCTATCGCAGGTACAGCCAATCAAACAACAGTTAGTAGAACAAATGGAACAGTAACTATCGGGTTGCCAACAAATGTTACTATTCAAGGGACAATCGCTGGTAACGTTTTGGACATTACTACAAATGCAGGTGTCGGTGGTAATTTAACTGTTACAGGCACTTCTACATTTAATGATGATGTAACCGTATCAGGTTTAAATAATTTAATCGTAGGTGGAAATGCTTCAATAGGTGGTGACTTAATAGTAAGTGGTGATGTAACTGCTATAAATACTACTAATTTAGAGATTTCTGATAGGTTCATTCTTTTAAATTCTGGTTCTAATCAATCTGCAACACAAAAAGGTGGTATTGTTATTGATGAATCAAATGGTATTGGAGCTGGTTTTATATATAATTCATCAGATGATAGATGGGGATTTAACGAAGCTACAGATGCAAACAATCAGGTGGGTATTACATCTGAAGCGTATGTAGCTACCGTAACAACAGGCGCTTCTGGACAATTCGGTGGTAAGTATGATAAAGTAGGTAACATAAGAGTAGATGCTCAGGGAGATATATTTATTTGGACATAAAATAATAAAAGTTTGGTTATAAAATGGGATTAATAGAAAAGAAAAAAGACGAATCAAAGGTAACAAAGAAGCAAGAGCCAAATTTTGAATTGGCTAAAAACGAATATGAATTTTTGTTTGAAATAATTAAAACCACTTCTTTTAAAGGAGAGAGTGTAGAATTATTATATAACATTGTATCAAAATTACAAAATCAATACGTAAATAAATACAGAAAATAAATGATTGTTGGCCTTATATAATATATAGGGAAGTGGGCAATAATAATATTGTAACCAACCGCGATGATAAACGTATTTAGAATAATATATATACTAACAGTTTTGTCTGTTATATAGATAATAAACTATACATACACTTTATTGTTGTATTTGGCTCGCCCGCATTAAACTAATAAAATAACTACAACGTGCCAAATTGGAAAAAGCTTATCACATCTGGATCAGATGCTAGTCTAAATTCATTACAAGTTAATGAGAACGTTATTGCTTCATCTTTCACAGGATCATTTAACGGTGATGGGAATAATCTCACAAATATTGGAATCAGTTCGTTAAATAATATAACAACTGAAGTTAGTAGCTCATCAACCGATAATCAAATACCAACTGCAAAGGCAGTAGAAGATAGAGTTAATCAAGCGGTTACGGAAGCAGGTGCAATCACTGGAGTAGATGCTGGTCTTGGAATATCAGGTGGCGGATCATCAGGAAATATAACATTAACATTACAAACAGGTTCATTACATTTCACAGATGGTATTAAACAAAAATTAGATATTGAAAATGTTGTATCTAGTTCTTTCCAAATAATAAACCTTGGATTTAATACAACATCATCCTTCAATTCTTACACATCATCTGTTAATTTAGAACAATCTACTCAAAATTATAGATTAGGTGAGTTGGAAACAGAGAGTGGATCAATACGTTCAGAATTCACTTCTTACACATCATCTCTAAATAATCAACAAACTATCCAATATGGTAGATTGGACTCGTTAGAAACAGAGAGTGGAAGCATACGAACCGATTTTACTGACTTTACACAAACATATAACACTGGATCTTTTTCCGGCTCACTTGATGGGAATGCATCTACTGCTACAATTTTACAAACCGCTCGTACGATTAATGGTACGTCTTTTAATGGTTCCCAAAATATTACTACTACAAATTGGGGAACTTCACGTACTATTACAATCGGTACTACGGGAAAATCTGTAAATGGTGGGAGTAATGTTACTTGGACACTTCCAGAAATTGGCGCTGAACCTTCATTTTCAAAGAATACTGCTTTCAATAAGAATTTCGGAACTATATCAGATACAGTTACACAAGGAAATGACATAAGATTATCCGATGCAAGAGAATGGACAGCTTCAACTGTATCACAATTGGAAGCTGAAACAGGAACTTCAACTACGAGAAGAGCATGGACATCACAAAGAGTAAGACAAGGTACATTATCGTGGTGGAGTGGATCGGATGCAAGTACAAAATTAAGTGGTATTGAATCAGGTGCTCAAGTTAATGTTGATCCTGAATTTAGTTCAATATTAAATAAACCAACATTAGTTAGTGGGTCTGCTCAAATAGATTATAATGGTATTCAAAATACTCCAGATTTATCGGTACTTGAAGAAGTTAATTCATATAATACTTTGGGTGATTTTCCTGTAACGGGTGAAGCGAATAAAGTATATATTGCAATTGATACGGGATTCATGTATCGTTGGAGTGGTACTGAATACATACAACTAACAGATCAGACTGCAATTTGGGGACAAATTAGTGGAACGCTTTCAAATCAAACAGATTTACAAAATGAATTGAATGGTAAAGCTAACGTAGATCAAACAATGTTTGTTGGTACAACTTCCATTCCAATAAATCGTACTTCAGCATCACAAACATTATCAGGTGTAAGTATATCAGGAAATGCAGGTACATCAACTGTTTTACAAACTGCAAGAACTATAAACGGTACATCGTTTGATGGTTCGGCGGGTATCACAACATCTACTTGGGGCACGGCTAGAAATATTACTATTGGAGGGACTACTCGTTCTGTAAATGGGTCTACTACATATGCTTGGACACTTGGGGATATTGGTGTTAATAATAATACACTTACACTTGCAACTTCTGGAATTGCAACAGGTTCGGACACATGGACAGCAAATCAAGGAGTTGATTCAACGTTTACAGTAAATGTGCCAGGTACAAATATATCAGAAGGCACAAGAACAACTACAACTGTACCAATCGCATCATCAACAGGAACCAATGCTACATTAAGTGCTGTAAGTACTACTTTAGCAGGTGTGATGACTTCATCTGATAAAACTAAATTGGATGGGATAGCAACTTCGGCCGACAATTATAGTTCATGGAATTTAAAAACTAATGGTACACAGAGAATTACTATTGGAAGTGGTGGTGATTTAGATATTGTACAAGGTACTAATATAACTGTGACATATCCATCACCTGGGGTAGTAAATATATCCTCAACGGATACGAATACTACTTATTCAGCTGGAACGGGTATTACATTATCGGGAACTACATTTTCACTTACTGATGAACAATTCACAACTATTTTAAAGAATAAATTAGATGGTATAGAAGCAGGCGCTCAAGTCAATGTTGCAACTAATTTAGGTTCAAGTGGAACAGGTGGAACTAGAACAATTACATCTTCAACGGGAACTGATACATCTATTACTTACACAGTAGGTGATTTAGGTGCAGTTCCAACTACAAGAACAATCACAATTAATTCAGGTGATGGATTATCGGGCGGAGCAGGGCAAACATTGGCAGGAGATCGGACTTGGAATTTAACGGTTGATTCTACGGTTGTTCGGACTTCGGGTATACAAACAATTGGTGGTGTTAAAACATTTAGTTCTGATTCTATATTCAGTGGAAATGTGAGTATAGGTAACACTCAACTTTCCAATCAACAAAACATTGATGTTGACACGGGTGCGTTACGAGTTATTGCAACTATTCCATCGGCAACATATTCCGCAGGATTTTTCGATTTCGTTATAAGTAAGGGAAGTAATTTAAGAGCTGGTACTGTATATTCAGTTCATGATGGAACGACTGTTGAATTTACAGAAACTTCAACACAGGATATTGGTGATACCGCTGAAGTAGTATTATCGGTTGATTTATCAGGTGGTAATTTAAGATTATTAGCAGAAACGGTTACTAATGAGTGGGTGGTAAAAACGTTAACACGAGGGTTGTAAAATAAATATTAATAATAATCATTGAAAAAATAATAAAATAGTATTTATATAAAGTACCAGATTTCTTTTGGACAATGAAAAAAGAATAGGATATATGAATAATGCATTTAAGGTAAGGAAGGGTTTATTAGTAGAGGGTTCAGGCTCGGTGATTGTGGATATACAGGGAGCAACCGGACAACTCCTTTCTATTACAGACTCGCCAACAGGTTCTACTCTAAAGTTACCTACCACACCAACGGGATCAACCGAAACTAATGTATTAGTAGTTGATGGTGTCGGTAATATTAATCAACGGGATTTTTCAACCTTAAACAACCAAATTGGAAATTGGGGTACTGCAAGAAACGTTACTATTGGTGGAACTACTCGTTCGGTCGATGGTTCTACTACTTACACGTGGACTCTTTCGGATATAGGAGTTAATAATAATACACTTACACTTGCCACATCGGGAATTGCAACAGGTTCGGACGCATGGACAGCTAATCAAGGTTCTAATTCTACATTCACAGTAAACGTACCTGGGACAAACTTATCAGAAGGTACACGAACTTCAACTACAGTACCACTTAATTCATCTACAGGGACTAATGCTACATTATCTGCCGTAAGTACTACTTTGGCAGGTGCGATGATTGCAAGTGATAAATCTAAACTTGATGGAATAGAAAGTGGGGCTCAAGTTAATGTTGCAACGAATTTAGGAACATCTATTGTATCTACTAACAGTAGAGCTATCACATCTTCAACAGGAACGAATATAACAGTTCCAACGGCTACAACTACTGTGGCAGGTTTTATGGCTCACACCGATAAAACTAAATTAAATGGGATAGCAACATCTGCAGATAATTATAGTTCATGGAATTTAAGAACAGAGGGAGTACAACGTACTACTATTGGTAGTGCAGGAATTTTAGATATCGTAGGCGGAACGAATGTAACTACATCTTATGGGGCAGGTGGGGTAGTAACCATTAATTCATCATTTACTAACACTACTTATTCAGCTGGAACAGGAATAACCTTAACAGGAACTACCTTTTCACTTACCGACGAACAATTTACAACTACGTTAAAGAATAAATTAGATGGAATTGAGGCAGGTGCTCAAGTTAATGTTGGTGATGTATTTGATAATTCAGGAACCTATTTAAATTTAAGAGCACAAGCTACAACTAAAACAGATGTTGGTCTTGGTAATGTAACAGATCACACACAGGTTAGGAAACTTTCATCATCTACAAGTGGATATGTTCCGACGTGGAATGGTATAACTGGCGACCAACTAAACGATGGATATGGAGTAGAAACTTCACTATCAGGTGCATCAACTCATTTGGTAAGAGCAGATGCAGTAAAAGCATATGTAGATTCTTTACTTGCTTCTAATGATGCAATGATATATAAAGGATCGTTAGGTACGGGTGGAACGTATACTTCACTTCCAACTACACATAATATTGGTTGGACTGTAAAGGTTATTACAGCTGGTACATATGCAGGAAAAGTAGCAGAAATTGGAGATATGTATATATCCGTTGTATCACGTTCAGGAACGGGTAACGTAGATTCCGATTGGCATGTATTCCAAGCAAATATTGATGGAGCTGTTATCGGCCCAAGTTCTGTAGTAAACGAACATGTTGCGTTATTCGATGGAACTTCAGGGAAACTTATAAAATCAGCAGGAGTAGTTCTTGGTAATGGAACACTTACATTAGCTACAAGTGGAATTGCAACAGGAGATCAGACATTTTCATCAAACCAAACTTCCAACTCAACATTCACAGTAAGTGTTCCTGCAACAAACATCGGAGTTACGGGAACAGGGGATACACGAACAATCACTTCTTCTACAGGTACAAATGTAACGATACCTGTAGCAACGAATACTTTAGCAGGTTGGTTATCTACATCTGATAAGACTAAATTGGATGGTATTGAAGCAGGGGCTGATGTTAATGTAGGAACAAATTTAGGAACTGCTGTAGTTTCAACAAATAGTAGGTCAATCACATCTTCAACAGGGAATAATGTTACTGTGCCTGTTGTAACTACTACTGTGGCAGGTTTTATGTCACATACTGATAAATCTAAATTAGATGGAATTGAGGCTGGAGCTGATGTCAATGTTGCAACTAATTTAGGTTCAAGTGGAACAGGTGGAACGAGAACAATTACATCTTCAACAGGAACTAATACAAGCATTACATATACTACAACGGATATTGGAGCAGAACCTTCATTTTCAAAGAACACCGGTTTCAACAAGAATTTTGGTACCACTTCAGGTACTGTTACACAAGGTAATGATTCTAGATTATCAGATTCTAGAGAGTGGACGGCTGATACAGTTACACAGGTAGAAGCTGAAACAGGTACTGCTACGACTAGAAGAGCTTGGACAGCTCTTAGAGTATTTCAATCTGTAGCTTCTTGGTGGAATGGTTCATCTGCTAAAACAAAACTTGATGGTATTGAAGCAGGAGCTGATGTAAATGTTGGAACTGATTTATCGTGGACAAACGGAACGACATCAGGCCCACAAATAAATTCATCAACAGGTACGAATGCAATAATTCCAACTGCAAGTGGAACGATTTCAGGGGTAGTAACGACAGGTTCACAGACATGGGCTGGAACAAAGACATTTTCATCCGCCGTTGTTTTATCTACAGCTGGAACAACCACTTCTCATGCAGTTAGAGCAGATCGTAGTATTTCCGCATCGGGTATTGCTACAGGTGGTGGTAACCTTACTACCGATAGAACAATTTCAGTTCCAGGTACAAATATAGCAGAAGGTACTCGTACAACTACAACTGTACCAATCACATCTTCAACTGGAACTAATGCAACACTATCCGCCGTAAGTACGACTTTGGCAGGAGTAATGACTTCATCTGATAAGACTAAATTAGATGGGATAGCAACATCTGCTGATAATTATAGTTCATGGAATTTAAAAACTGAAGGTACACAACGGACAACTGTTACAAGTGGGGGCACGTTAGATATTGTAGGTGGGACTAATGTAACTACATCTTATGGTGCAGGTGGAATTGTTACAATTAATTCATCATTTACGAATACAACATATTCTGCAGGAAATGGAATATCCTTATCAGGTACTACTTTTTCTGTAGCAGGTGGGGATGGATTAACACAAGAAGCATCTGGATTAGCAGTAGATTCTTCAGTAGTGAGAACAACAGGTGCTCAAACGATAAGTGGACTTAAAACATTTAATGATAATCTTGCTGTAAACGGAACCATATCAGGTTCAGTATATTACGGAGATGGTTCACAGTTAACAGGAGTTGCAAGTTTTTCCGCCCCTATTACTGTACAAATAGATGACACAGATTCACCGTATACGATAACAAATCAAACCATTGTTATAGTAAATTCTATTTCGGGCTCTGTTTCTGTAAATTTGCCTGATTTGACAACTATTGTAGGTACTGAAGATCAACGTTCTATTTTAATTTACAAAAACGATTATTCAGCAAACACAGTTTTTGTTGAAACAAGTGGTTCACAGTTTATAAATGGAAAAGATCGAGATGTGATAGTAGGTGTCCAACAGGCAGTGACATATAATCCAACGACTGATGGTTGGGTACAAGAAGGTAATTTATATGATGAAACTGATACGTATGTATCAAAAACTGGAGATACAATAACAGGTAATTTAACTGTAAATGGCACATTAACGGCTGACGAAATTGTAGAAACATCTACTATATTAGTGAAAGAAAATATCAATCCAATATTTGATGCATTAAATACGATAACAAAACTATCAGGGGTTACTTATACCCGTAAGGATACTAAAATAAACGAAGCAGGATTAATAGCAGAATCAGTAAATGAAATCCTACCTGATTTAGTTACTAAAAATGAAGATGGTAGTGTGGTAGGTTTGAAATATACTAAATTAATTGCATATTTAATTGAATCCATCAAAACATTAAATGATGAGATAACTGAATTAAAAAATAAGTAAAATGGCCGATCTAAAGAATTCAGAAATAAACGATACAGGTTACCTACTATTCCCTACAGGTTCTACAGCAGAACGACCCGTATCATCAAGTGCCCAAATGAGATATAATACTTCATTAAAGAGAATGGAATATTATGATTCTACGGTTACCGATTGGACAGATTTATCAACAGCTGGCGTAATCGCCACGGGTAGTAATCACACACTTGATATAACCCAAAATGGAGAAAGGTATAGAGTACATTATTTCACTACTGTAGGTACGGGAAGTTTTGACGTAACTAGAGGAGGGACAGTAGAATATTTAATTGTAGCTGGTGGTGGACAAGGAGGCGGGAATTGTAATACTTGTGGTGGAGCAGGTGGTGGTGGAGCAGGTGGTGTTTTACAAGGAACTACTACCGTAACCTCTCAGTCATATGAAGTAATTGTAGGAGATGGTGGTTCAAGTGGAATCGGGAACACAAACTCTACATCCGCTAATGGTGAGAACGGTGAGAATAGTTCTGTATTTAGTTTAACTTCCATTGGTGGAGGAGGCGGAAAACCACAAAACGCTGAATCCGGAAGTAACGGAGGTTCAGGTGGAGGTGGATCAGGTGGAGGTGGCCCCGTAGCAGGTCTCGGTGGAAGTGGAACAACAGGACAAGGATATGATGGAGGGGCTGGGTTACAAGGTACACCAAACACAGGAGGGGCAGGTGGAGGTGGTGGTTCTAAAGGAGGAAATGGAACTTCGGGTCAAAGCGGTGATGGTGGAAATGGAATTTTTTCTATGATATCAAACCCCATAACATATTATGCAGGTGGAGGGTCTGGTGGACTTTATGATACCTCTAACTTTGGTAGTCTAGGAACCGGAGGTGATGGTGGAGGAGGATTTGGTGGTATAAATGGTAGATATAGTGGTAATGGGGAAGACGGAGCCCCAAGTACAGGAGGTGGAGGTGGTGGTGCATTCGGTTCACCCGTTGGTGGAGAGGGTGGTGATGGTGGTAGTGGAATAGTAATTATTCGTTATAAGTTATATGGAGAACAATTGGAAACAACTGATAAACTTACAACTAATAATTTGATAATGGAAATTGATCCAGGAAATCCAAATTCATACAAGGGGTCGGGAACATCCGTATCCGATTCCCGATTATATCCAATTAATGGAATTGCAGCTGGTGGTGGTCTCACCATAGGACACCCGCGTTCCAATTTCACTAATTTCCGTTTTGATGGATCAAATGGAAGTATATCAATCCACCATTCACATTCACCTTTTAGACAACCCAAAGAAATTACATATGATTTTATAGTAAGAAAGGAAGCAACAGGACAACAACATATAATGGGTACAACTTCCACATCGGGCCAAGGTTCAGGAGGTGTCTATTTCATAACAGATTCCGAAATACGATTTACGTGGACACCAACCGATCCAACATCTGATAGGTATATATCAGGAACTATTTCCAATTCATTAAATACATATTCTCATTTTACATTCACAATGGATTTTATAAATGGTACGTATCAATGGTATCAAAACGGTGCAACCGTAACTACTACAATAAGTGCATCTACAACAGATCACACACCAAAAGAGAGTTATAATAACAAAGGAAATTCAGAATTTGATTATATTGGTGCTAGAGTTGTTAATAGTGCAGTATATTTTAATGGAAGAATATCTATGGTACGTATATATGATAGAGAACTTACAGCATCTGAAGTACTACAAAATTATAATGTTACAAAATGGAGGTACGGAATTTAAATGGCAAACTTAAAAAACACAACAATAACAGATTCAGGTTCATTAGAACTTCCACAAGGAACTACTGCACAACGACCACCAACTCCACTTACAGGTTCAATCCGATATAATACTACATTAGAAGAAACTGAATTTTACAATGGGGATTCTTGGAAAAACATAACTGATTCATTTACAGAAGCAAGTGGTGGGATTATTGTAGATGCTGATATTGGTGGGATACCTTATAGATTACATTATTTCACTACTGTAGGAACTGGAAGTTTTGAAGTTACAAGAGGTGGTGAAGTAGAATATTTAATTGTAGCAGGAGGTGGGGCTGGTGGTTTACGACTCGCAGGTGGTGGTGGTGGTGGTGGTGTTTTACACGGATTTACCACTGTAACACCACAGACGTACGATGTAATTGTAGGGGCAGGTGGCGCAAGTATGACCGCTCAAGCAACAAATGGGGGGGTTGGGTATTCTGGAAGCAATAGTTCTGTATTTAGTTTAACTTCCATTGGTGGCGGCGGTGGTGGAGGTTACAATGGATCTGTGTATGTAGATGGAGCCGATGGTGGGTGTGGTGGTGGAAGTGCCGGAACTACTGCTACATCAGCTGGAAGTGGAACAACAGTACAAGGATTTTCAGGTGGTTCTGGGGATTATGGATCAAATCTCGCAGCATATGCCGGCGGTGCAGGGGGCGGAGCAGGTGCCAAAGGAAAGGATGGAAAAAGTAGAGATACAAATGTGATAGGTACACCACCAAACGGTGGAAGTGGGTTTGCTTCTAATATATCAGGTATTAATACATTTTTCGCCGGTGGAGGAGGGGGGCATCAATATAATAATGTAAATCAATATACATATGGTGGGCATGGTGGTGGAGGTAGAGGTGCCTTCCGCAGTACATCTGGAGTAGCATACAAACCATCTGATGCTAAACCGAACACAGGAGGTGGAGGAGGTGGAGGTGGTTATTATAGTGGTGAGGGTGGTTCATCAGGAGCAGGCGGAAGTGGGATAGTAATAATACGATATCGTAGAAACAAACAACCAACCATATCATCTGATCGTGATATTTTATCATTAGATGCAATTACACCAATATTACCAATATCTAATTGGTTAGTATTGAATTTAGATGCAACTGATCCATTATCATATAAAGGTAGTGGAACGAGTTTCAATGATCTTACCGAATTTTCTAATGATGGGGTATCTGTTAATACACCTACATTTCATAATGAATATGGTGGATATTTTAATTTTAATGGAACGAGTCAATATATAGATTTAGTATCACAAGATGACGCACAATTAGCAATGCCATCTTCATATCGTGATATGACTGGGGTAAGTGCAACTCATTTTGCTATTGAATTATGGGTACGAACTACACAAAGAGAAGGTACTGCAAACCTCTATGAAGGCCCTGGTTTAGTAGGTAGGGATAATGGGGATATATATTCAAATTTATTAGTCCATCAAGCTAAAGTCCGTTGGTTGACATATAACGGTAGTTGGAAAGGTATAGATTCTACTACAGAAATTGATACCGGTCAATGGTTCCATATTATGTACATTAATAAATCAAATGTTGGTGATATGTATATTAATGGAATACGTGAAGTAACAAATGGTGATTCAACGATCGCAACTGGAAACTATTTTTCACCAGATTCATTAGGAAGAGGTTATACAGGATCAACAGGATATTTCAAAGGGGATATTGCATTGTTAAGGTTTTATGATACTTCATTAGCTGAAGAAGAAGTCCAACAAAGTTTTAATATGACGAGATGGAGGTACGGAGTATAAATGGCGAAATTAAAAAATACAAGAATTAACGATTCAGGTTCACTACAATTACCTTTAGGATCAACATTGGAAAGACCTACTAATCCAACCAATGGAATGGTACGTTATAATACTACTTTAGACATAATAGAACATTATGATGGTGAGTATTCTAAATGGTACTCAATGGGATATCTACCACCAATCGCAACAGGTGGAACTGTCACAAATGTTGACGGATATCGAATCCATAAATTCACTACTGTAGGAACTGGAAGTTTTGAAGTTACAAGAGGTGGTGAAGTAGAATACTTAATCGTCGGTGGTGGCGGAGGTGCCGGTATGGATATGGGAGCTGGCGGTGGAGGTGGAGGTGTTTTACAAGGAACCACTACTGTAATATCACAAACGTATGATGTATTTGTTGGAGCAGGTGGTTGGGGAGCACCCGCAGGTGGTGGAGGATATAGAGGTGATGGAGCTGGCCCACAACCATCAGCTCATCAATTTACTATACCTGCTACGAGTGGAAACACTAGTTCGGTTTTTGGATTAAATGCGTTCGGTGGCGGTAGAGGCGGTAGTTCATATTATGGGTATACCCCAGGACACTATGGAGCAAATGGGTCATCGGGTGGTGGAGTAAGTGCGTATAGTAGTGATACCGGAACAGGAAAAGGTGGGAAATCTACTCCAGGTCAAGGATTTAGAGGTGGTGATGCTGGCCCATCTCAATATTGGTCTGGAGGTGGTGGAGGTGCAGGAGAACGAGGGCCTGATGCAAATAATCAACCATTCGGTGGATATGGAATTCCTTGTAGTATATTAGGAACAACATATATGTGGGGCGGTGGAGGTGGTAGTGCATCTTATAGTACAACTCCAGGCGGTAATGGTGGAGAAGGTGGTGGAGGTGGAGGTGCCGTAGGAACTACCATTGGTGGAAGTGGATTTAATTCAGGTAGTGCAGGAGGTGGTGGAACGAGAAGTTCCCAAACGAATACCCCAGGCGGGGATGGTGGAGCCAACACAGGTGGTGGAGGTGGTGGTGGAGCCCATTACAATGCAACAAACGAAGGTGGCGATGGTGGAAGTGGTATAGTAGTTATTAGATATAGAATAGGTTAATCAATAAGTTCTATTTTAGTAATAGGAATGTATGGTAAGTCTACTTCTTGTTTGGAACTATTACCACTTTGATAGATATACATAATATCATTAGTATTACTATCCTTTTTCCGAAATCCAATTGCACGATCATCATAATATTTTCCATCTTCTGATTGGTATAAATACGGATATCGAGTACATCTTTTTATTTCATTACCTTCATCTACAAAATCACTTTCAGTTATAGGTGATAACACTTCATTATCAATCAATTTGGATAACATTGCAAATATTTGTTTAATTACTTTTGGATCATCATTGGATATATCAGACGATTGTTCTAATAAAGTTAAAATAGTTTCACCAATTGGAATATCCAAAAATCCAATTCGTCTTAATTCAGTTGTGGCAAAATCAGTTAAATGTTTTTTATATGTCATAACAGTTCTTTTTAAAAATATAATTTAATATACTTATATATATATATACATAACAAAAAATGAATATGGTATACGACAAACTATTTTTCGATGAGAAAGATCCTTCGGGATTATCCTATAATACATCTTTCACTGTATATGGTAGTTGGCAAGGAAAGTTATGGAGTAAAGCACCGTCAGGAACTGTACAATATTATGTACAAGAAGATGATATTGTCAACAACTTAACCTCAACCGCCACTGACAAGCCACTCGGCTCCGATCAGGGTAAGGTGTTGAATGAGAAGTTTAAAATCCTCCAAGTGGTGCAGGGGACAACATCAACATCGGTTACTGTCACGACTACCACTTATACAGACACTACTTTAGAAGCCACCCTACCTTCCCTTGCCACC